TCAATTTTCTTTTTTCTTAGATTTCATTGTTAATCCTAAAGCAGCCAATCCAAGAATAGCTCCAAGAGCTTGAAGTGTTCCTGTCTCTGTTTGACCAGTTTTTGGAAGTTCTTTTCTAGGAACTTCATTCTTAATCACTGATGGTACAGGAGAAGGAGTTTCTTCTTGTTTAGGCTCTTCTGGAATTTTAAGCTCTTCTAATTCAACCACAGGAGCGTCTTTTGGAACTTCAGTCAATACCTTTTCTGGCAACTCATGAATAGGTGCATCACCCGGTACTTCTGAGAATACTCGCTCTGGAAGTTCATGTACTGGCGCTTCGTTTGGCACTTCTGTAAACACCTTATCAGGATTTTCAGCTACAGGTGCGTCACCCGGAATACCTTTTTCTACTACATCATAGTAATGAGTAGTTACAGATTCTTCAAGAGTTGTTTTTCCATTGTAGTGATAGTCCTCACGGCTTCCAATAAACAATGGAGCTGCATGAGTTCCTTTTTCAGCAGGCTTGATTTCTTTCAGATTTCCATCTTCAAGAACAGTAACCCAACGAGTCACTTCAAGGGCTTCATTTTCAGCAATAGGAACTTCTGTAGGATTTTCACTCAGAACTTTCTTAGGAATTTCTACAGTAGGGAAATCACTCGGCACTTGCTTTTCGACGCTGACATAGTAGTGTGTTGTGATATGATTTTCCACAGTTGTTTTCTTAGAATAGAAGTACTCTTCACGTTCTCCAATAAATAATGGAGCAAGTACAACTCCTTTGACAGTAGGAGCAATTTCACGTTCTACGTCGTTTTCAACCGTTACGAAACGAGTAACATTAAGTGCACCAAAATCACTAATAGGGGCATTTTCAGGAACTTCTGAAACAGAGCGGTCATAGTAATGGGTTGTAACCCCATCTTCTTTGACAGTCTTGCCATTGTATTGGAAGTTGCCTACATACATAGGAGCTTCATGAGTTCCCTCTTCAGCAGGTTTTACTTCAATTTCACCATTATCAGTAACAGCAATGTAACGAGTTGCTTCACGAACTTCTGGTGTCACACTTGGTGCATCAATAGGTTTTCCACCTTTTACATAATGATAGTAGTGAGTGGTAATACCAGTCACACCGTCATTGACATCAGTGTGGTCAAAGAAGTATTGATGGAAGTCATCACCCAACCACATAGGGGCAGGCAATGTACCTTTTTGTTCATCACGAATTTCTGTAAAGCTGCCGTCTTCTTCAATTACCAAGAAACGGGTAATTTCTTGCATTTCAGGAGTGACGCTAGGAGCATCAATTGGCTTATCTTTCTCTACTACATCATAGTAGTGAGTATGAATACCATCTTCAACTTTTGTTTGGCCAGAGAAATGATATTTCTCATTTTGAAGAAATGCAGGAGCTTCATGAATACCCTCAATAGTTGGAGCAATTTCTTCTTCTACTCCATTTTCTCCAACTGTTACAAATCGAGTAACATCAGAGACTTCTCCAGTCATTTTAGGAGCTTCATTAGGAACATTTGTCTGGATTTTCACATAGTAATGAGTAGTAATTCCAGTTATTCCATCATTAGGTGTAGTATGGTCAAATTGATAATTCCCAATAATGCTAGGCGCTGGCAGTGTTCCCTCTTGGGTTTCTGCAACCTCTACTTCTTCACCCTGCTCATTTACACGAACAAAGCGAGTAACTTCACGCATAGCTGGTGTTACAGATGGTGCATCCGTAGGAAGTTCATGAATTGTTGGTTTTGCCGTTGTTTCATAAATGAAATGTTGGTGAGAAATTGTAATTCCTGTTTCAGGATTTTCTCCAACCCATGACTTAGGAAGAGTTACACCGTTTTGAACTTCTTTATCTGTAAATCCAACAACGCCTGTCCATTTCTTGTTGCCCTTGTATTCAAGCAGCATACGGAAGCCGGCTAATTTATTGTTTTCTACAGTTGGCAAAGTTTGCTCAGGAGTGTAGACACCTGGAGTGTAAGGATTGCGTTCTGCATTTTCATCACCATCCCATTCAAAATGGTCAGTCATTTCATGAGGAGTAATTTTTTCTCCGTTACGCATGAAGTAAACTTCACCGCTTTCATGGAAGTTCTTGTATACTTCTGTTTCTTCTTCTTTAGTCAACAAGAAATCATAGTAAAGAGATTTTGGTGTTACTCTTCGTGGTTCTTGTGATTCTAAGTTAAATGGACTTTCAGACATTGGGAATGGTGATTCGATTGGGCCGTGGTCAAAATTGTTACTTCCGTGGTCAACAGGTTTTACATGTAGCAAAGTGTATTCTTTTACAATTGGCGCGTGCACTTCTTCGCCATTAGTATTAGCAAATGTCAAAACCTGACGGAATTCAGATTTTGTTAATGTGCTTTCTGGCAAATTAGAAACCCATTTTGTCACTCGGATTTTTGGATAAGGCTTAGTTGCATAAAGAGAACTTAAATCATCAGCATCTGGAACTTCTTTAGGAAGATAAATGTCTGTAGACAGATTAAAACGCTGAGAAAGGCCATTACCAAAATCACCATAAGTTTCTAGGGTAATACCCTTTCCTCGGCTGATAAAAGCTCCCGACCCATAATAGTAATTCGGACGTTCAGGAGAATTCCATCCCAATTTGTAGTCGCTAGTATTGATTTTGTAACGACCTTTAGTCCAATAGTTATTTAGGTTGTAGAAGTTTTCAGTTTCAGGGCCAAGGTTCTTACGAATACTTTTAATACCAGACCCCGGAATTTCAATAGGAGTATCAGCTTGGTTGATTGTTACTGATTCCCAGAAATTACCCGGACTGAGAACACCTTCTGGTGTATAAGTAAGTTCAGCCAGTTCAAATCCAAGGGCATCTCCTTTGATAACTCTGAATCTTCCCATTGTCCGTCCGTTAGAATCGACCTCATCAAAAGTGTTGTAAGAACTAGTAAGTTCTTCACCCTCTGGCAATCCAGTTTCATCAAAGTATGAAACATTACGGAAGACACGAACTCGTTGGCCTTTGGCATAAATTTTAGCTGATTTCTTATATTTTTCTCCACCTTGTATTTCAGGGCTTAGAACTTCATTGACAGTCTTTGTTTCGCCGTTGGCATCTTCATATTCAATGTGAGCCACGATTTTATTCTTTCTTGAAATGCGATAATCCGTCTTGTATTCTTTGTGAACACTGTAGCGGTGCATTTCATGAATGGCATACAAAGTCTTACCTGTATTTTCGTCCAATTCTTGTCCGTTTTCATCATAATAATATGATTTAGCCAAGATACGTTGATTACCACTACGAGCAACATCAGAGCCGAACAGAATACCTTTATAAGGGTTTGCATCAACTTCCGCAATAACATTACGATTAGAACTCAATGCTGTTTGGAGTTCAAAAGTTCGAACAATTTTAGCAATCTTTTTCTTTTCGCCATCAACCATCATGTAACTGTTAGATAGATTAGTGTATGTAACAGTCATACGGTCAGATTCACGAAATACCACGCGCTGCACACCTGTATCTCCCAATTGAGCAGAAACATAATCATTTCGTGTCACTTTAGAGAGATTTTGGAAACGGCGATTTGAATAATCGTATTCATCTTGCGGTTTAGCAAATTCTTGTGATTTTGTTTCGTTCAGATAACGAACATCACCAGTGATAGAAACTCTTGCATTTTCCTCGTTGCCGAGATGCAAGTTTTGGTTTTTCATAGCTTCACGAATAGCATCACCTTTAGAACTCATAAGTGCTTCATAGTCTTTTTTCATTTCCTGCTTAATTTCATAACGTTCATAAGCGGTACTACTAGACTCATCATTTTCTTGTTCAATTTTTTCGCGTTCTGCCCATTTTGCAACAATCTGGTCTTTAATCTTTTCAACTTCTTGTTTTGATTCTTCCTTGATTGCTTCAAGAGAGGCTTTATTAGATGGAACTTCTTTTTCAACCTCTTCCACTGTGAAGTGGTTTGGGCCGAGGTTATCCACGAGTTGAACATAACTTTCATCAACATATTGAGTTTCTGCTAGGTTTTTACGAGTAGTTGCTCCATCAACCTCAGCAGAGTGATTAGCAACGTTCACGCGCGTATAATCGTTATTTTCAACAACTTCACGATTGTCTTGAACATTAGCCGGCAGCGGTGAGTTTTTAACAGCTTCAGACAATTGTACACCTGATTGACTGTTAAAGTCATCAATGCCTGTATTTACAGTTTGAGAACTAGTTGGACTAGTATTTACAGTTTCCTCAGCAGAAACGATTTGAGGGGCAAGAATAAGACTTGCACCAAGCATCAAAGACAAGATGCCTAGAGTTGTCTTACGAATACCGAATTTTTCTTTTTTCCCTTGGATTAGGTGTTGTTTGTAGCTTTTCATGTTTTGATTTTCTCCTTTATATATAATTAAATTTAATTTAGCTTAAACATCAAACAAATGAACACAATTTTATTTTACTAATATGTAGTAATAAAATAAAACAAAAATAAAAAATAGCTTTTAAGTCTTTGACTTATTTACTGATAACTTCTCCAGTATCTAAGTCAATGTTTACATTTTCGCCATTCTGCCTTAACTGAACTGTATTCTCATCCAGTTTTTTAGGCGGAGTAGGCATATCTGTAGTAATTTCTTTAATATCAGGCATACCCGGCATTGAGGCTACTGCCCATGCTGCAAGCATCCCCATAATAACCATTACTACAATCAATTCAACCAATTTCATTATTAATCAGACATCCTTTCTATATTTGTTGTGACTTGAATTAATGAAATGACAAAGTTTTTTTATCGTTTTCCACGATAAATTCTCTATGTTTCGACGGCCGCTCCTAATACTCGATATATTCGAGCTTGGAAATCCCGTAGCATCCTGAATTTCTTTAGGAGGGATTTCTGATTCAAAGAACAACCATTCAAGGTTTTTCTCGACTTCCTGAACTTTCATTCTTCACCTTTTCTTTCTAAATATAAATTGATTGCACAACTATATTATCATTTGATAATGCAGTTGTCAATATGGTAACTTTAATTAGTTTTATTTTAATCTTCAAATCAAATAAAAAAGTCCTTTCTCCAATAAAGATTGGACTTTTTTAAAAGTTAAAAATTGACTAAACTAAAGCTTTATTTCTTGCAATGTTCTTAAGGTGAAAAATATGTATCACCAAAGATACAATAACAAGAGCGAATGAAGAGATGAAAAATAAATCTATAGAAATACTAGAAAAACTTTTCAATAAAGTAGCCACGCAAATTAGATAGATGCCTAACATGAAATATTCAAAATCAGACATAAACATTTCAAGATATAAAATCTTTTTATCCATTGTGTTTTTGTTTGCTTTTGTTTTATATATAAAAACAATCAAACGATAAACTACAAAAAATGTAGTTAGTCCAAGAAATGCTAGTGAAATATACTGAGCCATAACCATTTGTTCCATCCAGTTAATGTCTTTCTTGATAATTAAACTACCAATGAAAGCACCGCAATAAATAGCAGTAAATTCACAAATTAGCTCCGCAAAAATCCACAAAGCATTCTTAGCTGCTTCAATTAACATTTTGTTCAACATAATTTTAGTTAAATTCCTTTCCTTTCCTTTTTGTAAAATAAAATAATTTTTCGTAAAATAAATTTTTACAAAGAATATTATAACGATTGTTTGATTGTGTATTACATGTTTTCAAGATATATGAATAAATCAAAATAAAAAAGAGACTTATTTATATTTAAGTCTCTTTTTGTTCATAACTACTAATAGTTTTATTTATTGCCTTTTGTAAGATTTTCAAGTCTTCAATGCTCAGTTCTATATCAAATGAATTATTTTCATCTTCAAATTCTAGAACAACTGAATCATTTTTATTCTTAGTTTCTGTATACTTTATAGTTTTAGTAACCAAACTAACAGATTCCTTGTTCAAATAATCCACAGCATTTAGTTCCATTTCATTATTGAACTTAAGCAACGTTTCTTTTATTTCTGCCATTTTTTCGCCCTCGCCCTGTCTTTTTGTTCTTTGTGACTTTCTTGGACTTAAAGAAAAACTCTTTATTGTTTTCTAATTCATTAAAGTCAAATAGATTTTCACCAAACTTCCAATGTGTAAGTTTTTTGAACATTACTCATATACTCCTCCTATAAAAAAATAATATTTGCAAAATGATGATTATTTTACAAATACTATTATAACATTATTTTTCCTTTTTGGTCTTTTTCAGTGTTGAAGAGATTACTGCGTGAACTAACCAATACACAAATGGGATATAAATAGCCATATGCCCTAGTGCTGTTACATTACCGAGATAATCAAATGAGTATTTCATGATGACAGACCAGAAAAACAGGAAGAACAATGAAACCTTAAATAGTCTAATAAAGCCTTCAGCAGCACTATTTAGTTCATCTCCTATATCACCATATTCAGCTTCTAATTCACCCAATTCATTGATAACCTCTTTATCGTTCAACTTAGTTTTCATTGTTCTATATTTCTTAGAATTTAAAACAACAACAAAAAGAATGACAAGGTTTACAAATCCAAGTAAAGTTCCAACACTAATAGTCATCCAGAAGAATACCGAAACGTTATTCACAAAGCTGCTGGCAATAGCTGCTGGCAAGGCAACGAATAAGTTTTCCATTGATAATGCTTTCAAATATGAAAGGTTTTTGAATTTTTCCATTTTTTTATTATCTATTTTTTTAACATTGTTATTATTTTCATTATTGTTCATAAATTTATTTTCCTAACTAATTAATTATTGTCATTATTATCTTTTTCGTATTTCTTTAAAATCTTATCTCCAAACTTAAACAAAATATAAAAGGAGATAATAAAAGGAATAGTAATGATAGAAGAAATAGTAAAAAGTAATCTTACATCATCATTAATATCTGGAATTAAATGATAAAATGATAAAAAGAAGATAGTTAATAACCAAAAAGCTGCATTTATTGTTGAACCTAGCAGTGTTTCAAAAACAAAGTTAAAAAACTTGATTATAGCATTATCATTCATTATATTTTTATGGATATAAAATATCAATCCTGTAAGAAAGGATATTAAAGCCAAAGCAATAGGTACAATATTTCCTATAATAATGATTTTTTGAAATACCACCAAATCCTTAAAAATCAAACTACAAACAACAGCAGGTAATGTTATCAAAAAGTTTTCTAAGATTATAAGCTTTATAGCAAAAGCGAATGGTTTATAATCATTTTTATTACACATATAATTTCTCCTCTTTCAAAATAAAACTATACAACTTCTACAGCACGAATAGAAATAATTGCTGTAGAACCTGACCAATTAGACACATCCCACCAAGAAACCTTAATGTCATCATTTTTGTTATCAATCTCAGAAGCACATTCAATCATTTTCGTGTTTAGAAGTTTCAACAAATCTTCAAATTTATTTTCTCCATCAACTTTCTCTCCATTAACATCTGGCCTATAGAGATTTTCTGCCATGCTTTCGAGGAGATTTTCCCTGAATAGGTCTACAACCTTTTGGACAAATTTCATCTTGTCATCAGAAGCTAATTCCAAAACTGTTCTTTCAGGCTCTATAAACTTATATCCGCCATATTCAGCTTCCTTCAAATTTACTTTCAAAACATATACATTCATTCTTATATCTCCTATTTCACTACTTTTAATTTATTTTTTAACTTTACATCTATTATATCAAAAAAATATGAATTTGTATACTTTCACAAACAAAAAAGAAGCTATATTTTAGCTTCTTTTTGTTATTAATTAAATAGAACATTATTCTTCAGAACTTTCTCGAATCAACGTATTCAGAATATCAGCAAGTTCTTCAATGTCTCCCAAATCTAATTTTTCAAAATTAATCTTAGAAAAATTTTCCTTAACTAATTTAATCATCTTTGATTTTTGGAGTTTTTGATGGTGTTTACTGATTTTCTCTGGAGTAGCTTCTTCAAGTCTAACGACAGAATAACCACTTCCTGCTCGTCCAAGATGAGAAAAAGTTGAATTAAAAACTGTAATTCTGCCTGTAGGAGTAATTTTAGAAACTTTACCTAGTTTTAACGAAAAATCGCTCCTGACAAAAACGTTATCACCGACTTTAAGGTTTCCAAGCCATCCTGTGCGTTTATCTTTATTCATATTATTCACCTTATCCTTTCTTATTTTACCAAAAGTTTTTCAATCTTTTGTTTCAATTCTTGGATAAAAGCAAAATCTTTAAACAAGTCATCATAAGCAGCTTTATCTTCCTTGACGGTTTCGAGTTTAATGTTTTTGAGGACTTTTTCTACAGAAAGTTCATCAGAAACAATTTGAAGAAGATTGTGGTAAAGTGCTTTTTTCAACTTTCCTTCACCTTTTTTGAAGACCAGTTTATTTCCAGAAGGTAATTCCAGTTCAACTGTAACAATTCGTGTTGCGCCAGAGCTGTTTTCGTTTTTCTTGAATTCGCTGTTCAACTTGACGTTTACATCAAGTTCTTTAAACATCAAAAGAAGATTGATAAATGAAGAACAGTTATCAAACACTGTTTCTACATAATCCATATCATCCCAATCAGAAGACATCACCTGATATTCTGAGAATAAATCATCTAATTTATCAGAATAATCTTTATAAAAAGAAGCAACACCATCAAGTTCTGCATCAGGATTATTTTTCAAAAATTCAATGATTTTATCATTTACAATTTCTCGGACATTTTGTTCAGATATGGATGAGAATGTATTTTCTAAGAACTGAAACATATAAGAATAAACGTCATAGAAGAATTCAAAAACAGGAGTTCCATAATTCAATTCACCAATAAAAGCAGCACTTACTTTTTCAAACTGTTTTTCAAAGTCTGGTGTTGCTTGATGAAGATAACCCATAAAATCTGAAAACAAAACACTTTGAATAATTTGAATATCTTTGTATTCCGCCATCAAGAACTCAATAGTGTTATCTTCCAGAACACGCGCCTTTTCAGCTCCAACTTCTTGAAATTCTTCACTAGAAGAAACTCCAATAAAGTTACGCATAAGGTTAGCAATGAATTGCTCCATCTTTACATTTGTTTTTGTCATAATATATGACCTCCTTTAAAATATAATTAAATAATATTGTAAAATTATAAAGTTTTACATCAAATATTATATAACAAAACAAAAAAGAGAGTTATCAACAACTCTCTTTTATTCAAATGAAACACATTAAATAAATTTATCTTGCACGGCTCTCCAGAAAGATACAACGTCTTCTAAAGATTCAAAAGCGAATTCTTCTACAAACCATTTTTTCTGGATTGACGCAAAAAACACATTGAAGAATAGTATATGCTCTTTGTCAAGTCGGATTGCTTCCAAGAATCTTTCTTCCTTTTCTACATAGGACAAATATTCTTTACATGGAACAAACAAGACATCATCCACACTTAACACTAAAGATTGTTTGATAGTCTCTCTTATGTTAATTGGGTTTGTTCCAGAAAAAGTTTTTGGAATCCAATCTTCCAAATTACCAATTCTAAATTGAGCAAAAATTTCATCATTGACATCAGCAAAATTGTTTAACTGATAACTTAATAAAATAATATCTCTAATCAAAATATAAATATCTCTATATCTGTCAGAAAAATGACCTTGACCACGAGAAATGCCATTACCTGACAGGATTAACTCACCATAGATTTCATTTAGTCGGTCAGAAATCTTTTGTTGATTTTTATAAGAAGCGGTTAAATACTTAAGTTTATTTGCGATTTCTCCAGTATTCAATGAACTTGTTGCTAGTTCTAATATTTTTGCTTTATATTCTTTATCCAGAACATCAGGATTTGCTTTCATACTAATAGCTCTGACTAAAATATCAAAAATCACATTAGAAATATGATTTGGGTCTCTTGTTCCTGAGTCAGAAAGGCGAAAAAGTTCTTCAAAACTATTAGTCTTTTTGAAAAGTTCATTATTTTCAAACCTTTCAAGAACTTGTTGATACAGTTCATCTTTCGTCAAAATGACTATATCAACTATATCATTTGAATTATTGATATATTTATCTGAAAAAGACAACTCTTCTCCATTATTTTTTAATGAAAAACATCTATCAAGACCCTTTTTTACCTGCACAGTCAACACTTGCCACAAAACATTTTTTTCAAATCTTCTAGAAATCATTTGATTTCCTCCTTTTTAAAAATTTAATAATATTGTAAAATGATTTACACCCTTTATTATAAAACAAAAAAGCCATTCAAAACGAATGACTTTTGTTTTATTATTATGCTTCGGCTTTATACTTCACAAACAGTTCATCAAACAACTCAATGTTATTTACATAAAGTTGCAGTGCAGCATCAATGTCAGCTTTTCGTTCTTTGTAAGGTGATTGTCCGAGGTAAGCTTGGTTTAACAACCAACGGATAATACAGGTAAAACTATTTGCGAATTCACTTTCGCTTCCATCTTTGACAGCTTTTAGCGTTGCCAGCATTTGACCATACGTCACATCAGTTGATGGGCGACGAACTACAGCAGAAACTTTAGCTTTTGCAACTTCATATGAGATGCTAACATCTACATATTCAGGCAAAGCCTTACCTACTTCAGCCATAATTTCTTTTGGTGACTTTTCAGGTAATAACTCTAGTGACTCTGGTTGTTCAGGTAAGATTGACTTTACTTCAGATACAGGAACATCTTCGTTACTTTCTTCAATGAAATCAATTTGTGCTGTTTCAGCTTGACCAGCATCCATGTTTGTCAATAAATCAGATGATTCATCAGCAACAGGGGTTTCTTCTTCATTAGATTGAACATCTTCGGCCTCAGCGTCTTCTTGAACATCATTTGTTTCAGTAACAGCAGCTTGTTCTTCAGTAGATTCTTCTTTGTCTTCTTTAACATCAAACAAAGAAACTTCCTCAGATGAAGCATCTAAAGCGACTTCATCAGTTTTTTCTTCTTCAAGTTGAACTTCTTTTTCAGCTTCAACAGTCTCAACCTCAATTGGTTGTTCTTCTGCTTCTACAGCAGCTTCTACAACTTCTTCAGGTTGTTCTTGCTCAACAGGTACTTGCTGTTTACGAGGACGACCACGACGCTTTTTAGGCTTTTCTTCTGGTTGTTCTTCAACAGGAACTTCCGTAGTTGCTTCGGCTGCTTTTGGCGATTCAACAACATTTGACTTTTCAGCGTTGTCAGTCTCTTCTTTCAATTCTGGTTGTTTCTCTTTTACCATTCCATTTTCTTTTTCGTATTCAGCCTTTTTAGCTTCACGAATTTCAAATGGTAAACCAAAACCAGCAGCAATGAGAGCAGCAGCTCTTGAACGGCGTAGAGCTAACATTGGAGTTGTCTCTACTTTGGCTTTCATATCATCCGGAGATGCAACTCCAACAATATCTTTAGCCAAATAGGTTTCGCCAACTTTAACACTTGTGGTAGCAACAAAGCTGTCGCCAACAAGATACATCTGACCTTGCTCTAAAGAGCCGTCAGGGTGTACAGAGCGAAATAGCTCTAACATGTCATTGAACATCAAGAAAGCAGATGCTTTATCTTCAACATAGTCAAACTCTACTTGCGCCATTTGAGCAGCAAGTTCCAAATTCATCTTTTTGTTATTAGTATTAGCCATTTATTTTTACCTCCTAGATTAAAGGGCCAAAGGTTACAGTTATTTTCCGTTTGTTTTTTTATTTAACTGTAACCAAGTCATATATAAAGCCCTGCGAATATTTTTTAGCTCTATATAACGTTTCAAATTCAACATTCCCAGACTTTAAATCCAGCAACTCTTTTTTTCTCAAACCCATATGTTTAAGTTTTGAGTCTGAATTTAGCTCAGGAAAATTATCCATAAGCGATTTTAGTGCTTTTTGAACATAAGCGTATTGCTTCTGTGGGTCTGTAGTAGACGGCACACATTCACAATAACTGATTGCTGTCTCAAAAATGACAATCGCTCGTTGAATTAGTGATAGAATTTCGAGTTTTTCAACCACTTGTGTAGTTTCTTGAAAAGCTTGTAATTCTTGTTCAGCTAATTCTTTTTTGTTTAATAGTTTGGCCCTCCTTTCTTGAAGGTCTTTGATGTAATCAATCATATATTACACCATCCTTTCTTTTAGTGAATTTTAAAAACAATAATTGTAAAATTAATAATTTACAAAATATATTATAAAACAAAAAAACACCCAAAATAGGTGTTTTATAGTTAAATACGTTTTCGTCGGGTTCTAAAATCTATGACTTTAGATTTACCATTTTTATCGAAAAGATGATAACAAAATCGGCTTCTTGTCACAACAATGTCACGTTTTCGCTTAAAGCCTTCGACTTTTTTGAGCCTTGGAACTACGAACTTATGTGGTTCAGTTGTTTCACATAGCCAATTTACATTACGTTTTGAGCGTTTTTCGATAATGTCTATTGCTTCCTCATAAGAAATGAAGAATTTTTTATTGAAAACAACTTTATCAAGAAGTTTTTCTTTAGACTGGGTTTCTTCAAAGATTCTTTCCAAAAACATAGTTTGAGCATCTTCACGAGAAATCACTCCTGAAGACACAGTGACAAACGATAACTTTTCCATAAATAATGATTCATGAATTTCATGTCGATAAACCTCATCTAGCCATCCATTTCTGATTAAAATAGCTTTTAAATCTTCATATTGATTACCGTTGTCAAAAAGCAAAACACGATAGTTACCATTCAAACCTCCATGTTCAAAACGCGTCAAGACATATCCTTTGTTAAACAAGTTTTCTGTTTCTTTAGAGATAACTTTCGCAATCTCGAATTCTGGATTGATAATTTTCATATCACTTTCTCCTTATTGTAATTAAAATAATTTGTAAAATAATTTACATCAATTATTATAAGACAAAAAGCATCTATATAAAAATAGATGCTTTAAATTAAATTAAAATAATTTATACTTAAAATCACGATTTGGAGCGGATATATTCCCGAACTTCCATCAAGGCTTTTCCAGTAATGTTTTCTCCTTTCCAACTATTCACATCTTGTACTGCCTGTGGTGCAACATTTGCATTAAGGCCAATACCATAGAATTTATCGTATGGATTAGCTTCGGCAAGAATTGCATCACCAGTAGACAATAGTTTTTCTTTTAGCTCTGGGTTTTGAGAGAATTTCAGGTACATCCCGTTTTTCAGGATGCTGTAGAAATGTTCATCCCAGACTTTCTTGTCAAAAGCAAAAACTTTTCGGCCAAGCTGCTTGATATATAAAGGATTTTCCTCTACAAGAATTTTATCAGCGATTTTCTCGTCTTTAAAGAGTTTTGCCTTGCTCCACATAAAGAACTGTTCTACTGAGTAGAAATTGATTCCTTTGTGTGTGAATTCGGCGCGTGCGAAGTTTGAAAAGACTTCATAGCCATTCTTCAATTGAGAATAAAATGGTATAACTTTTTGTTCCATAATATATTACTCTCCCTCGTTATCTCTTTCGACCAGAATATCATTTCCGTCAATTTTAATTGTATAAAATGAAATGGTTTCTCCAGCTTTTTCCAAAGAAATCATAACATTTACTTCTGATAAAAATGTGAACCTCACAACACAATCAGACACCTCAATGACATGTTCAAAAAAGTCAAAATCATCATCATTTTCCTTAGATTCGACGTTAATATAATCTGATACAGCATCATCAAAATCAAACAATTTGCTCAAAAATTTATTTTCACTAACCTTTGGAACAAAGTTACTCATCCAAAAGACAAGACCATTTTTCCTTTTCATAGTTAGACTGTTTAAACTTTCAGAAGAATCACCTAAAAGAAGTTCTTCCAGTCGCTCATTCAAAACTTTTGAAACTTCATTTGTTTCATATTTTCGAACAAGAGCAGATTGATATTTGCAAAATTCATGAACAACTTGAATTTCTTCAAAAGCTGATGTGAATTTCTTGTTGTAACAATCAATGAAAAATGGATAATATCCGTCTTTCATTAAAGCTGCATCAATTTTTAACATATCTAGCAATTTCACTTTGAAAACAGGAGAAGGACTGATGATTCCAGCTTTTTCAAAATAGTCTTGTAATGACTTTCCCGGAACATTGTGGTGACCATCTATCGGTTTTAAAGGACGAGAAAACTCTTCTTTATAGTAGGTCATAGAAATTTCAAAATTTTTGAGTTTATTAATTCGAACTTCCTGAGCAAATGTTGCAGAATCCGTTTGAGATGGTACAACATGAGACGACACACATTGAGGTTGTATGAATGGTTGAGGATGTATGAATGGAGCTGGTTCAAAATTTTCTTGATTTCCGTTGATTGTGATTTTTTTGTCTGTATTCGTCATATTGAATACTCCTTTCTTTTGTTTAAAATAATATTTTTTGTAAAATAAATTACAAGTAATATTATAACCCAAGACCAACACAAAAGACCTTGTAATCCACAAAGTCTTTTATATTTAAGCCTATTTCACTTCGCGTTTAGAGTAGTCAATCACTTGATTAGCAAAAACGGCATTGGCAATCAGAATGTACGGTGATACATAAATGCTTGCAAGGCCAAGTGTTATGACAGAAAGCAGCAACCAACCAATAAAGCTAAAGTTCAAAACAAACCAATCAAATTTATGGCCGTGCATCATTCTACGACTAATCGTAATAGCTTCTGTTCCGCTTGCTTCTTTACGAGCAGAGAGATAGATAGCCAAGTTATAACTATAACTCTTAACAAGAATGATAATAATGCCAGCAATAGGAATTAAAGCCCAGAGAATCAAGAACATCAATACCAACAGATGAGTTGTGACATTTTCTCCATTGATATTCTTAAAGATTGCCTTGATTTGTTCTCCAAAGTTGTCAGCGACTTTTTCTTTGCCTGTCAATACATTTGTTACATATCCGGCCACACCAACTTCCCAGAAACCTACAATGAATGAAATGATGTAAACTAGAGAAGAGCCGCCCTCGCTTGCGAAATTATTGTAATAAGAAATACCATTCAATACCAGAAGCGGCAGACCAATAGCAAGCCAAAGGGAATTTGTTTTAAGGATTTCCCTAGCTTTTTCACGAATTTCGAAATTTGTCATCATAATTGATAAATTTCCTCACTTTTCTTTTTATTTAATTTTCATATACTAGAATAACACTGTTTTTCTGGCTTTGCAAGAATTTTTAGAAAGTTTTCTAAAGCCAAAAAGAAAGGCTGCCCAAATAGGCAACCATGACACAATATGAAACTTCATGGTCTAGTTGACCACATAATCATTATAACAAGTTTCAAATTTTGTGTCAAATTTATTTTAAAACCTAAAGGCAGGATATTCTTTAGAAGCAAAATACACCAAAGCCATCCATAGACCATTCTTGAAATGAATAGTCAAAAATAATGACACCCCAATCAGGCATAATTCATAGATAAGCCAGAAAACCGAGGCAAACGAGAATACTTCCAGAGTGTAGTATTTGTCATCCATATCTTTTTCTTTGTAGTGACTATTGCTCTTAAGGTTATATTTCTTTTTACGGCCAAAACCAACAGTACAGAATACGAAAAACAAGAAAAACCAGAAAGACTTGAAATGAGAAATCAAGAACAACGTGGATGACAGGATAGCCAAGTTATAAATAACCCAGCTTGCCACAAAGAGCAGCAAAGTCATCAATGCCTTTTCTTTCAATGCTCGTTTTTTTAAACTTGAAAATTTATAATCCATGCTAATCACCGCCTAGTGTTTCTTTTAACAACTTTTCAAGCTCAGAAGCAGTTTCTTTAGCCTTATCAGCTCTTTCTTGCAAAAGTTTAACTGTCCTTGAATTCCTTTCAAAAAGAAGATTTAATACATATTCATAATCTTCCAGTTCATACCAAATAGAATAATTTAACGACCAAGACATTGGGAATTCGCTCAGTTGTGTGTCGCCATTTTCTACTTTATCTTTTTTCAAAAGTTTTTGCATTGCTGGAACGTCATAATCTGCTTGATTTTCTGATGTCTTTTTAAGAATCTTATAAGTTTTTTCATGTTCTTCAACATCATAGACTTGATTCAGAACCTTCACCTCGTCCGGATAAGTTGTAACAATCAACCTGCCTAATGATTTGATTTTAGTTTTTTTCTTACTCATAATATTGTAATTTTCCTTTCTTTTATTAATGATATATTTGAGACCTATGCTTCAAATCCCATCTCTGATGTTAAAGCAGTCTCAGCCAATTCTTTTGTAAGTGGTAAATATTTATCACCAAACACTTCACTAGGGATAACAAGCAAGAACTCAGTATCAATGTCTTTAACATCCTTATCATCTTTATCATAATCTGACCGGCGACTAATATAGGCCATATTAAAAATAAGTGTAGAATCATTGTCATATCGTACACGGTTGTTTACAAACAAATCTTGGCCTTTTTTGTCTTTCAGGCCTGTACCGTATTTATGGATATACGCCCACGCGCCCAATTTCAACAAAGTACCGACTTCAATTTTCATAAAGTCACGCTCTCCTGAACGCAAACGTGAGATAACGGATGTGGCTACACCTGATTCTTTAGAAATTTTTGCAGCAGGAATTTTATCATCCAAAACAACACTCATTACTTCATCTAAGTGTGCGAGGATTTCTTTTTGGTATAAATATTTCATGTTTTTAATTCTCCTTTTTTGAAACAAGTTTTTTGTTTTACTTTTATGAATACATTATATCACAATAATTGCCAACTGGCAATATCTTTTGATAATTATTTTTTTAGATTATAATATTTGATGTAAAACTTTATTATTTTACAATATTGTATTAAAACTAAAAAGGAGGCCAAAAATATGGCAAAAACAAATTCAAAAAAAGTAGTGTTACCAGACGCTTTAGAAAGAATTGTTGCTGAGATTATTTCTGATAAAACCAAGGAATACTTGAACAACGGGTATATTCTTGTTGATTTCAAAGAATTTCAGTCAGACAGGACATTTAAGGTGTTGTTGTTTGATGATTTGAATCCAGAAAATGATTTTCAGGTCATTCTAGTTGAAACAAATTATATTTACAAACTTGAAGATACAACACTCCGCAAAGGGTTTATGTCAACGTCTAAGTTCACAAAAGTTTTTACTGGAGCGCTTGCGAGAGAATCTGAAAAGAATATTGCTTATATTCAGGGTTACTTTGATGCAGCTAACAAAACTGAAATCTATAGCACTGTTTGTTTGGATGGAAAAGTTCTTATTTCTTTTGATGAGGCGCGTGAGGTTGCTAAAAAACGAGCAGCACGTTATGAAAAATTGATAGACTCTATTCAAAGCTAAATCAATGTTTTCAAATAATAGAAAAAACACCTATTAATTTAGGTGTTCTTTTTATTATTTTCTTCCTTTATTTTTTCTTGTATCTCCTTTGCTTCTTTCACTTTTAGTTTATTATTTTCCGTATCATAGAAATCAACAATATTCCACTTACGTTCTCCAAATTCAAGTTCACGGCCCTCTACTTTTGATTTTCTATCACGATAATACTCCTTTTGATAGATATTATCAGGATTAGAGATGACTTTTTCAAGCGCCTTTTCGCTACCAAAGGTTTTAATGCGGCAACTTCCCCAACTTCTCAACAAACTTTCTTCATAGTATTCAAATTCTTTTCTTTGTCCATTGGTTCTTTCAATCATTGGCTGAGAATATTGACAGATAGAAAAGATTTCACAGTCTTTTTTGTAACGCCCAAAAGCTTCCAAGATAACAGGGTCACTAATGGCTACATAGGCTTTAGGGTGACGGATATACTTTTCTAGGTCATTGATGATAAGGAGTTTCTTGAAATAGGCTTTCTCATCATCTGTCAAAGACTGCACCCATTTTGAATAGCGTTTCGCCTGATATTCTGAAACGACACGAATATCATGGATAATCTTGAAAGATGTCAATAAATTCAAGTCATAGTCTTTAGCGACAATATAAAGACGGTCTTCTTTTTCTTGTTTTTCTAGTTCTTCTTTAATTTCAAACAGAATAGGAAGCATATGAGAATAATTTACATATCTTCCGGAATTAGAGATGTGCCCGATTCTCTTAGTATGAATATAATAATCAATCAAAGAGCTTGTTAGGAATTTAATGTTAATAAATTCATCAGATTCAATATAGAGACTAGGACTGATTTTTGCTTCTCTTCCAAAGTTTCTGCCCTTTACACCAGCAACATAGAAACGATAAGTAAAATCTGAGAAGTAATCAATTCCTCGAATTTTATTCACACCTCTTTTGACTGATGTGTCATTAGTTAGGGCATTATCTCCACGTCCACGTTCTGTTGTGCCACCACCATAATAGCTATGGTATTTAGCTTGGTCTGTAAAGGAATTCAAGATAAAGATAGGGTCATCTGGCTTAGAATAGTCATTCAAGGTATGCAGCAGTGCTCCTAACTCAACATATGTTGAATCAGTAATCTGGCTATCAGCGTTGGAAAGAATGATGCTTGGGTCAGAAAAGACATCTACTGGAACATGGTCAAGTTGCAACATTTCACCACGCTCAATCAGCCCCAAAATAATACTAAAAACATAATAGCGAGATTGAATCAGTTTTACAGATGGTTCTTTTTCTTGTGATGATATGGAAGCGAAACTATCCTGAGAAAAGGAAACTTTATCACTGTCAAGCCAAGTAAGCCATGTGTTTTCTCCGTTACGAACTAAGACACCAATTTGATTTGGCATAGTATCTTCAATAAATTTCATGACTGTGTTCTTCAGCTTGCGGAACTCCCCAGCTATTAATGGCTAAGAAAATTCCCAATTGAGTTTTATAATCCAGCGTTTTAGAAACATTAGGATTACGATAAACCACCATATCAAAATCAAGAGATTGAAGATAGAATTTATCACTCTCTTTCAACTGACTATAGTACATACCTTTTACAGAGAATTTATCATCCATAAATTCTTTTACAGCATGTAGTCGTTGTTTTCCGTCAATAGAAATCATTTTCTTCAAATTCATGGTTTCATTGACTTTATCTTGGTCTAGAACAAATGTAGGTGATAGTTCTGTCCGGTGTTCAAAGAGAGCTAGAATGTAAGCTTCTTTTTGTTTTTGTGACCAGACCAACCCACGTTGAAAACTAGGTTTGAAATCAATGTTATCCCAGTATTCTTCAAAGAAATAACTGACAAAAGTTCTCAAGACATCCTTTCGTACTCTAGATAGGTACTCTGGTTTCTTTTCTAGCTGCACAATTGGTGTTTCATGTTTTCCCATTATTTTCCCCCTTTTTACTTAAACGTATTTACGTCACCTGTCAATACAGAACGCTCAACCAGTGTCAGCTTATTCATGATGCCAGAAACATCCGGCTCGACCCAAGTAATAGCTGATTGAGAACATCTAGCAAAACTAGGAGATAATGCTTGCGCATATCCGACAGCAACATCCCGATTGTCAAAGCATTGAATGATTTCTGAGGACATCAACTCCCAGTAACCGTCACGAAATTGTGATTTCTCATGACATACAATAAAAATCTTAGAAATTGGTTTCATTTCTACATTCTCCTTTTTTATATAACTAAAATAATATATTGTAAAATAAAGTTTTACATCTAGTATTATAAATGAATGATTATATAATCTGTAAAAACAAAAAACACCTAATAATCATTAATAGGTGTTTAATTTATTTAGATGCCTCTTAGAGGTTTCCTTGGTGGAGTAGGCACGCGCTTTATTCGGCCTTTCAGGTAATCAATATGTAATTCAAGCAAATCTTTCATTGAAAGAACTGTTGTCTTTTCATCCATCTCTATATCTAATTTAAAGCAATACTCTTTTCTAGTAAAGAACTGTTTGATAAGTTCTTTTTTAGAGTTGTCAATAAATGAAGCGAATGAATAGATGTCACTGGAATCCATGTTTGCTCTTGAAATACTTCCCAGATAAATATTACATGGGCTAAAATTGTCTCTGAAGCCCCATTCAAAATCATCTGAATAAAAATCATAGTATTTTCTAACCATAACAAACAATACCTCATGTTTTGGATTGAAGTCATCAAAGAACATTAATCTAAAAGCATCATTTTTTTGTCATTTAGAGTTTTAGTCAAAAAATAACCTTGTTTTAAGATACTTTGAGTTTCTTTTGAAATCACTTTTGCGATTTCTTCTTCCAACTTGGTTTCAAGATAGTTTGAGTTTGACATGTTGTTATGTCTCCTTTATGTATTTTTTAAAAATAATTGTAAAATTAATTTGTTTTACACTTTTTATTATACAGCTTGCATATTATTGTTGTTTTATAATATTATTTGTAAAACTTTATTTTTTTACAATATATTTTATTTTTACAAAAAGAAAAGGAGAACTATTATGGTTCAAGTAAACTTAAACATTCCTACTTCATCTGAAGCTTTATTGAAAGTTGTTTCCGAAATTCGTGAAAACTCTGATTTTGCTTCGCTTTCTGGTCTGCAAGAAACAATTGCTATGCTTGCTGTTTATGATGCAGCAGATAGTCCGGAAGCTGAAGCATTGAAGTCTCTGTTGCGCGTGCTGGCGAATCCGGAAAAATTCCGGCCGGTTCATAATGGCACTTGGTCTGAATACTGCTTGAACGAACTGATTGACTTGATTTCAGTCATGGACGAAAAAGACCTTGAAAACTATGTCGGCTCAGACATTCAAGGTTTAATCTTCGATTTATTCCAAAATCACTTTGCAAACGGCACAATGACCAATACTGCTTATGAAGCTCGCTGTGTAATAAGTGATTTCATGGATGAAATTAACGTAGATGACTTCATGGATGGCCTAAACTTGCATCCATATGACGATAAGGCTGAGATTACTCTTGTTAATCTGGTCTATAACTATTGCGTTTGGAAGCTTTCAGGTTTAGGAGTTGACGAAAATACAACTGTTAAGTCTTTGATTAAAGAGATTGAAAGTATGTATTAAATCAATCCAAACAAATAAATAAAACACCTAAATTTAGGTGTTTTTTTAATATTGATTAAATTAACCACATATGTTTATTCAAGTCATTTTCCAAGGCCTGAATGTATTTGAGGTTATTTTGGTGTTCTTCTTCCTCTTTCTTCTTGTAGTTTCTCAAATGTTCTTCCAGTAATTCAATGGCCTTTTTAGTTGCATCCTCTTCATCAAAAAATGCGACACGCGCATTGGCTGAGAATAAATCAGAATCAACTTTCCCAAGATGAGATTCTAACAAATTACCATCAAACATGCTGCAATCTCCCACTTCAACCTTATTGAAGAGGATGTAACCTTTGTTTGATATAGCATCAGAAAATACTTCAATATGTAATTTCCCTTTCTTCAAGGAAAACAATTGTAGCTTCTTGTTTTTAGTGTTTGTTCCTGTCATAACGTCAAACACCCCTTTCTCAACATAATATATAAAATTAAACTAATTGTAAAATGAATATTTTACAAAAGATATTATAAAATAAAAAACACCTAATACTAGGTGTTTCAATTGAAAATTATTTTTTGAAAGGCTGGTCAGACAATTCCTTTTCCAGTCTTTCAATGTCTTGAAGAGTAGTTTTGTAAACTTCTTCTGCTGCTGCTTTTTGTTTTTCAAGATGTTCTTTCAGAAGCTCAATCGCCTTTTCGGTCATATCTTCGCTTTCATAAAAAGCAACACGAGCATTGATAGTAAAGAGGTCATCAATAACTACACCAAGCTTTTCCTTATCCCAATATCCCTCAAAGGAATCAAGTGTTTTATGCTTTTTAAACCAGATGTGAGTCTTTTCCTCAACTGCATCTGTGAATGTATAGCTTTTCAACTGTTCATGTCGAATTAAGAAGATTTGGAGTTTCTTGTTGTTTGAGTTAGCATTTGTATTTGTCATAGCAAATATCCTTTCTTTTTATAAAAAAATTAAAATATAGTTGTAAAATAAAAACATTTACATCTTTTATTATAAAGCAAAAAAATGCCCCTATAAAAGGAACATTTTTATTTAACTAAAATTAACGTTTCTGATTGACATTGATGGAGGGGTTCCAAGTTTTGTGCTCATAAGCATTTCCCTTGTTTCAATTTTTAATTTTCTATTCGATTCAGCCGCATGTTTTCTTCGTAATTCACGAATTTCTTCGCTGTCGAAAGTTTTTCTTAAGTCAATTTCTCTGAATGATGTCATTTTCATTACTCCTTTTTGATTTTTAAAATTTTTTTATAAAATTTATTTACATCTGTTATTATAAAACAAAAAAGCCCTTGAAAGGACTTTTTTATACATAATTATTTTACAAACGATTTGCAACATCATTCTTGAAGTATTCTTCTGCCTTAATGTAGTATTCCATCAATTCAGAATCTTTATTTACCAATTTGTTATATTCTTCTTTGGCATTGAATGATTTCAATTCGTCTTTGACTTGAAGATTAACTTCATTTATGACAAATTCAAGAATACTTTCATCAGAAATGTTTTCATCAAGAGCTTTTTCGTAAATTGCAATAAGATTAACATCAATGTCATACTTGATTGCTTTTTTATCTGAATAAACAGATGTGATTTGGAAACCTGTAAGTTCGGTATTTACTTCATGTACAAAACCAACAGTTTTCTTGGTCAAGAAATCCAAGTAGCAACCTGCCAAATTCCAAATACGGTCTTCCTCGTTTTTAGGGAAACCATAAATGTCAGCTAGAATTTCTGTGTCACGGTTAATGATTGCTGCTTTATCTTGGAAATCTTCTTCAGCTTTGTAAAGATGGCTTGCGTATTCATCTTTTGTAAAGCCGCTTTTTTCTTCAAAAAAGTCATTCCAGTTTTCATGCAATTCAACTTCAGAATCGAAGTCATTCAATGTTCCGATTACACTCTCAGCAACAGACATTAAAACCTTTTTATACAGTTCTTCAAGGTTGATAAAACGCTCAGAATCTGAACAAACTGTTACTCCTGTTTCATTTACAGGAGTGATTATCAACTCATCCCGACCTGAATTATTTTCAATGAGAACACCATCATCTTTGCTATAAAGATTGTAGGCCTTCAAGAAATCCTCAGCCATCTTTTTGGACAGCTCTGCAAATTGCTTGTAAGTTTCTAGTGATGTGTTAAGATATTGTGTCATTTTAAATGACCTCCTTTAAGTTTTATTTTCAAAATATAATATTGTAAAATTTATTTTTACATAGACTATTATAACAGCAAACAAAAAAGCCCTAGAAAGGACTTTTTTATTCTTTAAATATGTATTAAACAATTTCCTCGGCCATCTTTTTAAAGTATTCTTCAGTTTTAATAAAAATTTCTATGAGTTTGAAATTTTTAACTTTCAAGGCGTTGAACTTGTCTTCAGCAGAAAATTCATTCAAACCTGCTTTTACTTGCTCCCGGATTTCTTTAGAAACAAAATCCAGAATGTCTTCATTGGAAATTTTCAAATCATACGCACTAGAAGCAATTAAATTAGTGTTTACCTTAATTTTGTATTCAAGGTTTTCAATTCCTGAATCCTCTGAACATGGAAAAACAACAGTTAGCAAAAACCCATCTGTAAGAAAAATAACTTCATCTTCAAAACACTTGTATTTTTTTGTAAAAAGTTCAAGGTAGGCTCTTGTGAATTCGCGGATAGACTTATTTGTGTTTTTTGGAATTCCATTAATTTTATCAAAGATTTTCATGTCTTGTGAGATATGGTCAGCTTTTTCTCGGAAAGTTTCTTGAGCTTCCTCTAGGATTTCCAGAAACTCATCAGATGTCATATCAAATTCATCTTCATCCCAAACACAATTAAATTCCTCGTTCACATCAAAACGTTTTAGGTTTGACACCATATTTTTCATTACTTCGATTTGAATTTTTTTGTAAAGTTCTTTAAGATTAATTCTTTTCAAAGTGCTGGCGCATGTTCCATTATCATGAGCTGCACGGATAATCATATCAGATACTTCGTCTCTAGTTCTCCCTTGGACAATAATTTCACTGTTTGTATGAGCTAAATCATATTTTTCCAACAAAGATTGTCCAATTTTTTCAACTAATTGAACAAATTCTTCATAATTTGAGAGTTGAGTGTTGTTTGTATTTTTGGTCATAGCTAGACCCTCCTTTTAATTAAATAAAAATAATATTGTAAAATTCTTTTACATTGAATATTATATACTAAAAAAAAGGCCTCTCAAACTATCTAATCAAAACAAATTAATTAGAGGGAGCTTTTCGAGTTCTTGTATTGCTATTATAGTTCATTTTTTATTATTTGTAAACACTAAGAATGGACATCACAAACAAAAAACACCTAGTGAAATATACTAGATGTTTTGAAAATAAATTAAACAAAGCCGTCCAATTCAGCCATAGCTTTAATGTAAGATAAAGTCAATTCGTATTTTTTCTTTTTGACTTCATCTTTTTCGTTGTTGATAAAGTATTCTTGAAAGCTTTCTACAGTTCCAGAGAAATTTTTACCAGTAATGATGTTAATTTTTGGCCAATACTGAATTAATTCTTTAAACAAAGAAGAATCTTGTTTTTCTAGTTGACATGAAATAACAGGCAATCCAATACTCCCACCAATCTCAATAGAACCTAACTCAATATTGTCATACTCAATATTATCAACAGAATTATCTTCAAACTTCACATTTTCCGCTTTTACATGTGTGACATTTACATCTCTCAAATTTAGATTATCAAAAACAGACTCTCTGACTTTTCCTTTTGAAAAAGAAGAACCAAAGAAAGTCGCTTCTGAAAAATTCATGTTGGAAAAATTACTTTTAGTAACACAAATCCGCTCAAAAATCGTGTTCACAAAACAAGCCTTTTTAAAGCTAGAGAAACTAAAATCACTACGATAGATAAAAGAAAAACAAAAATTGGTTTGTTCAAAGTTTGAATAAGAAAAATCTGCATAACCGAAATCACATTCAGAAAAGTGTCCTTCATTAAAAGAAAAATGTTTAAAATTAGAATGAGAAAAAAATGCTTTTTTAAAAGAATTTTTAGAAAATGTAGCATAACGAAAATCGGCAAAAGAAAAATCTGAGTTCGAGAAGTTCACAGAATCAAAAGAACATTTTTTTGCTCTAAAGTTTGCTGCAATAACTCCATTATAACAGGTGTGTCGAAAATCTGCCTTTTTAAAATTGGCTGCCTCGAATAAAGTAAATACAAAATTACACTTTTTGAATGTTGAATAAGTAAAAGCAGCTTCGTAAAAATTTGTACCTACGAAATGCGTGCTTTCAAAAATACATTCATCAAAATTGCATTTGATAAATTCTGCACCTGCAAAAATTGCATCTTTAAAATTTGCCTTAGTAAAATTCAAACCAGAGAAATCAATTCCTGATAACCTAAGTCTTGAAAAATCAACAGAGCTAAAATCAGCTTTTGTAAAATCGTGAACAACTTTAAAATCAATATTTTTGATAATGTCATTTGTGACAATTAATTCTTTTCCTTTTTCTCCTTTTGTTTCAAGCCATTCTTTATGAAGTTGTAATGCACGATTGATAGTGCTTTGTTTAATTGTTTTAATATGTGCCATTGTACATATCTCCTTTCTTTTTTGTAAAAAATAATAATTGTAAAAATGTTTTACATCATCTATTATAAAAGAAAAACACCCAGATATACTAGGTATTTTATTAATGCGCAAAAATCAATCTAGTCGAGCAACAGCCTTGATATAATTCAAAGTTGCTTTCAAATTTTCGTATAGAACAGCATCTTTTTCCTTGTTTTCCTCAACAAGAACTTCAAAGTCTTCTAGAGAGCCACAGAAGTTTTTTGTCACAATCAAATGAAGAAATGGCCAGTATTGAATTGTTGTCATAGTTTCAAAAGAATCTGTATCAGGCATTTGGCAGATAATAACAGGTAATCCAAATGTTGAATGAATCTTATTATCTCCCAGAACAATATTGTCAAAACTTGATTTCTTAATATCAATTTGACTGATATACATTTCATCAAAATCACTTGATTTTAAGTTACATCCATCAAACATAGATGAATATATTTTGATGTCAATAAATTGAGTTGATGAAAAGTTAGTTTTTGATAAATCAACTCTCCTGAAATCAACGTTTTCCATGTTATTTAAAGAAAAACTGCTTCTATAGAAGTTTGAAAACGAAAGATTTGTGCTTTTAAATGTTGCATTACTGAAATCACAAAAAGTAACATAGGCTCTGTCAAGCTTAATATTCATGGCCTTAATGTGAGAAAAGTTGGCTTGTTTAAAGCTGCACTGATTGATATTAATGCCAGTAAATACAGCATCAACTATTTCCATCCAACTACAATCAACACAGTCAAAGCAAGTGTCATTGTAAGTTGATTTAGAAAAATCTGTTTCAGAAAAATCAGAAAAGCTGAAATCTGCGTATTTAAACCGAGCCTTATCAAAATCACACTCTTTGAATTGCGCTTTCTTGCAAATCAAACAATAGAAAAAAGTTTCTATAAACATGGTCTTGATGAATTTAGATTTATTAAAAATGCAGTTAGAGAATGAAGTGTCTTCAAAGTTAGTTGATTCAAAATTGGCTTCAGAGAAATCACAGTTTTCGAAGTTGCTGCCATCAAAGACAACCTCAAAGAAAATAGCGTTGCTAAAGTTAGCTCTTTTAAAAATAGCTCCCTTGAAGTTCATTCCTCTCATGTCTTTTTCTGAGAAATCAGCATAGGAAAAGTCAGCTTGGCTGAAATTTACTTCTGAAAAATCCTTGATTTTATTGAAGTTTAATTTCTTGACAATTTCGTCAGTTACAATGAGTTGCCGGCCTTTTCTTCTCTCAGAATCAAGCCATAATTGATGTAATCGTAATGCACGTTTTACCGTACTTTCTTTAATTTCCTTGATATAGGTCATAAGTCCACATCTCCTTTCTTATTTCTTATAAAACAATATATTTTATTGTAAAATAATTTACAATTACTATTATACCATTATTTTAGCTAGGAAATAAAAAACACCTGAAACTAATATAAGAATAGTTCCAAGGTGTTTAATGTTATATATTGTGAAATTTAACCAAGTTTTACCATAGTTTCAATATAATCTATTGCCAGATTATATTTTTTACGAATTTCGGGTCTGTGTTTGTGCGTCTTTTTGATTGCTGCTTTCAGTTCTTCCATTGTTCCAGAGAAGCATCCGGTAGTTACAATATCAAGTTTTGGCCAATACTGAACAATCCGATTTTGTTCTGAGCTGTTTAGTTGGCAAGAAACGACTTGGAAGCCTAAAAGACCTTCTGTAATAGCGTGTTTTAATTGAATTCCATCAAAGACAGCATTATCAAATTCAACACCCATAAACCGAGAATACTTAAAATCAGCACTATTGAAGTTAGCGTCTTTAAAGTTTGCATTACGGAAAATAGCATTACGAAAATAAGCGCTTATAAAACTTGCACATGTAAAACAGCTTTTTGCAAAATTTGCGTTTGTGAAGTTTGCGTAACAAAAATTCGTAGCATTGAACTTAGAAGAATCTGCCATAAGACCCTCAAAATTAGAGTTTTCGAAATTAGCTCCCTCAAAATTTGTTCCACTAAAATTAACACCGAAAAAATATTTTCCAGAAAAATCAAGATTAGAGGCATCTAAATTCCTTAAATTAGCACCTGCAAACAAATTATTGTTTATAAAACCTATCTTTTGGATGATTTCATTCGTGAGAACAATTTCTCTACCTTTGGGCAAATCTGGGTCACAAAGGTCATTATACTCCAGCCACTCTTCGTGCAGGCGTAATGCTCTTTTAATTGTACTTGGTTTGATTTCTTTGATTTTAGACATAACTTTATGTCTCCTTTCTTTAATTAAGTTGTTAAAAAATAATATTTAATTGTAAAAATAAAATCTTACAAAGAATATTATAAGACAAAAATTTAAAAAAGCCTGATTAAACTTAATTAATCAGACCTTAATTTCAAGATTTAACTTATTTAGCTTTCAGCTTCTTGCGTTTCATAGCAGCAATAACACCTACAGCGCCGCCTACAAGTGGCAGACTAGCATACCAAGGGGCATTGCTGTTTACATGAGCAAGTGCAGCAGTGTCAGTCAGGCCTTTACCAGCTCCAACCTTTTCACCTTGGTCTACTGCCTGTGTCTCAATGTTATTTGAGCCTGCAATAGAGTTACTACGCTCTTTGGCTTGCTGGAATGAAAGCACCTCAACGCCAATGTCCTTACTGTAAGTCTTACCGTCAATTGTTACTTCAATCCGTTGTGTATAAACACCCGGCTTATTCCAGTCTACATTACCAGTAATACGAGTAACACGCGCAACTTCAGCATTTGATAGAACTCGGCCGTCTTTAGACACTTGAACCGAGCTGAGAATATCCAGTGGATTTCCTACAGTAGTTGAATAAGTATCGTTAGCCAGAATTACCACACCTTTAGCAGGCGCTTCAATTACAGTAATCGTTACAGGAACACGCGCATCTACACCGTCAGCAGAGGTTGCAACAAATTCTACGTTGTATGTTCCCGGTGTATTCAGGTCATACACGCCCTCTAGTTTTGGTGGAAGTGGATTTCCGACCCCATCAAAAGCAAGAGCGTTAGCAGATGCAATCAAATCTTGAACAGTAGAGCCTTTAAAGACAGTAACGTTTTGAGTAGCCGTAATAACAGGTTTATCTTTAACGGTCACTTTCATAGAAACAGTAGTCGTTTCTCCGTTAGAGTCAGTCAAGGAATAAGTTACATTATATGTGCCCGGAGAAGACCAGATATAGCCACTTTCGGTTTCACGCGCACCCTCAGCATTAATCACAACCTTAGATAGACCAGCACCGTCTTCCATGTCGTAAGCGGTAGTAATGTTACCACGGACATTCAAGGCAGTACCCACAACTGTATTAAATTCTTTATATTTAATATCCAGTTTTGGTTTTTCATTCGGTTTTGGCTGAGGTTGTGGTGTTGGGTCAGGAGTTGGAGTAGGTGTAGGGTTTGGATTAGGATTTGGTGCAGGAGTTGTTTTAGCAACCACTGTAATCACACGTTCCATAGAGTTTGTATGGCCCTCGCTATCTTCAACTTCATAACGTACCACATATTGACCCGGTTTATTCACATCAAGACCACCGTTAGAAACGATATTAATCTTAGATGTCAAATCACCATCTTCTTTATCAGAAGCAGTCACACCCTCACGCAAGTCAATGTCAGTACCCTCAGTGATTGTTACATCTTTTTGAGCGACAGTAAATTGAGGAATATTGACTTTAGGGGTAATAGTGTAAGTCATAGTTGCTTGGACTTTTTCGCCATAACGGTCAGTAGCTTCTACCACTACCAGATATGTTCCCGGAACTGGGTTATTAAAGTCCATGCCGCCATTGTCTGTCACCTTAACATCAGGCTTTTGATTTTGGTCATCTGTGACTTCCACGTTATCCAGTGGATTTACAGCTTTACCCTCTTCTAGAGTAATATTAGATTCTTTGACTTTCAGAGTAGGAGCAACATTATCACGTTGAACAACTACGTCTGTTCCATTAACAGTTTTAGAACTGCCGTCTGGGAATTTAAAGGTTACATTGCCTTGGTCATCCACAGTAATTTGAGTGCCCTCTTTCAGACTTTGAGTAAGACGCATTGCTTGAATAACATCTTCTTTTTCAAAATCACGGAGAGCAGCAGGATTTAGAACGGGCACAGGATTAATTGGTTTGATGTTTGTTTTATTTGCATCAGTTAATTCTACTGTTGATACATTAAAGACAAACATTTGCTCGGTTTTCTTGCCATTTTTAGTAGCTGTTACTTTAACAGAAACTTGTCCAGCTTTATCGTACTTACCGTTTCGTAGGCCGGCAGTAGTGATTTGAGCGTCTTTGACTTCATTTCTGTCTGCATCATATACATGAATGGCACTGAGAACTCTGTTCTTAAAGTCTGTCAGGTTTTTCTCGTTTTCTTCACCAGATTTATTGAAATCCCATGTAAAGCTTGGAGTTTCTGACAAACGTACTTGCAGGTTAGGGTCAACTAGAGAATCTTCTTCTACTTGGTTATACTCTACCGTAAGGACTTTAGTAAAGTCATCACTGTCTGCTGCATCTTCTGTATATGCACCAGCAAATGTATAATCAGGAACATGTTTGTTTTGTCCGAATTGAGAGAGTGCTTCACCAGTTACATTGAAAGTTGGAGTGAACTTCTCATTTGAAGTGCCGATTTCTTGACGAGTTTTAGCATCAACATAACGGACTTTGAAACGATTTTGAACATAAGTGACATTAAATGTTTCACTACGAGTTCCAAGAGTCAAGTCAGCACTGGTTGCACGAGGTACATATTCGACACCATTAATGGTAATTGGTTGATAGTCAACATGGACATTTTTACCAACTTCATTACCAGCAGCATGAATAAGAACAGAATCACCAAGTTTGTTACCATCTACATCCACAGGTTGATAACGGTATTCCCCGTTTTTATTTTCAGTTTCTGTAGTTGGAGTTGCTTCTGATTTCTTATAAGTAAGAACCAGTTCTTTATTGGCATTGACAGAACTTCCTACTTCTGCCCCTTGACGACTTTCAACACGGCTAATTTCAACACCATCAAACTTACGAGCATTTTCTTTAGCTTTTTGCAAGTATTCTTGTGTCAATTCCGCATCTTCAATCATTTCAGTTCCAGAAAGTTGTCCATCTGGCCCAACATAAGATACAACAATTCCTTTTGGTACATAAGTGACATTTTTGGTTTCTGAGACTTTACCCTCAGTTTGAATAGCTTTATGTACTTTAGGCACATAAGTAATATTCCCTACCTGAATTTCTGGAAGTTCAATAGTATTAGTAGCAGAAGTCAAGTTTTTTGCTTCGCCCAAGATTTTACCATTGATGTCCACAGGTTGAATTCGTGCAGAATAGCTTTGAGCTTCTTCCGCTGCAACAAGAGCAGCATTTGGAATAGTAGTTGCTCCAATAGCTGCTGTAGAACCCACGAGGATTCCAATTTTCTTCATTGTGTTATTTTTCATGAATAATAACATTTCCTTTCTTTATTTAGAAAAAAGTAAAAACCAATAAAACAATTTAATTGAATTATATAGTTCTTCTATTAATTATATTTCATTTATTAAATTTTTCAAGAGTATAATTTAATTTTATTTTAAGAAAAGTCATAAAAAGACAACAAAAAAAGCACTGGGGGTCAAGCCAGCACTTCTTGTTTTTATTTGTTTTGCATCTATAGAGTTTCAGGAATTTCATTTAAAGGTTTGTTTAACGTTTAAAGAATAAGAAGTGAAATTCTTATAGAATTAAAAATATAATATCATGGATATACTCATAAGTCAATAAAATTTTATTCTTGACATTTTGTAAATAAATTATAAAATAAGATACATAAAACTTTAATCAAGTTAAAAACTAAATTTTTCTTTGAGCCTAGTCACCTCAAATTTAGGAAAAATTGGTTTAATTTACGTTTTGCATCTATTATTTAGATTTTAGGTTTTTATATTTTAGTTTTTGGGGTTTTTATGGGTTTTTAGAATAGAAATGAGGTAGTTATGGAATTTATTTTATATCCAGAACGTCCTTTATTGAACATTGACTATCTGTCAAGTTTTACAGAGGGCGTTTTTTTACGTTTTAAAGAATATACAGATGAACTCGTATATGGTACACCAAGAGGAGAACATATCACAGATTTGGCAGAACGACTTTCAATGCCAGAGCCTGCACAATATCCGGTTAGATTAGATTTGAAGGTTGGTGTTCCAGTTCAATTCTCAGATGATACTATGAAATCCAAGTCTATGATGGTTATTAAATTTGATATTAATAAGTCAGAGTGGTCTATGGAAAGAAAAGGTTTTGATGTCTACCATTTATTGAAACCAGTTATTGAGAAATTAAAACAAGAAAATCTCATTCCAACATTTATTATGTCTGGTGGAGAAGAATGTTATTTAGGTTTTGTATTTAATAAAGAAGTTTATTTCAACTCGCCTAAAACGAAAAAAATGTTTATAGGGGCAGAGAGCCACTTGCTGAAAAAAGTAAGAGGTGTTTTTAGTGAATACAAATTTAAGATGGATGTTAAGAATGAAAATGGAACAATTGCAAGAGCATTACGGCAAATTACTGTATCTACTTCTGATTATATTCCTGCCGAAAATTCTATTTGTAAGACTACACCGCTGCCCATTACTTTTAAAGAGCAAAATAATATTTTTTATTCTTGCTCAGAATTATATGATTTAGTTAAAACTCAAAAATCAAACGTTAATCAAATTGAACGGCTGAGATTGGTGAAACGGAATTTTAAGAAACGGATGAACTGCCCTGTATTTGCAGAATATTTTTCTTGCATCAAGAATACAAAGTTTCCTCATGTATCTGCCAACCGCCTATCTAACAATAACGACATTTTTTCTTATTATCAAACGTTAGAAGTAGATGAACGGCCAATACTGGCAAAACTGTTTAAAGTGTTTGCTTGGTTATACCTAGATTACTCTAAAAACATTTCTTACATGCCTGATTATCAGATTGTTAGAAAATTAATTTCTCTTCAAACTAAATATTTTAGAAATGAAGATGACATAACTGTTGCTCCAGATTATTTAACCTTATTCCAGATGAATAAGGTCTTTCAGGATGCTCAAAAATGGTATGAGACTTGCCCTAAATTAACAAATGAATTTTTGTGTGAAAAACTTGGACTGAAAAATATTTCTCAGGACATTTATTTGCTGCACTCTAAAAAAGAAATTACGATTAAGGCATTTAACAGATTTAATAGCCGTATTGAAAAAGCTGATAAACTGAAACGCTCATTTAGAGTGATGGCATTAAAAAAGAAAGCACACCTATCTGATAATCAGATTAAACGTTTAGTTGGTGTGGCCCAAGGGTCAAAGATGGAAGCTCTTATGAAAGATGCTCTACAATTTATTGAAGAACAACGTAAAGTGTCTCGAACTAATTTTTTAGGTGCTTCCAATTTGATAGCTAACAAGCAAACGTCGGCCGCCTATAAACAAGATGACCTAAACGTACAAAGTGACGCAATCAAAGAACATCTCCATTCAACAGAGATGAATTCAAAGTTACAGTTTTCTTTTCTCGTTAAATTAAATACAAACGTTCCATAAAAGTATAAATGAGCGCTTCGCTTTTAGTTTTAGATAAACGCTCAAAAACAGAATAAGAAACTTTCGCTTTTTCGAGTAGCAAAAAGTGTTTTTCGTCGTGTTGAAAGATGAGTGGAATTGCTGAATAGCAATGGTTTTTCTTGGTTTTAAAGTTCTTGAATTCAATAGTGTTCAAATTCTTGCCCCATATTGTGTATTCATTAAAGACTACTACTCAAAAATGGCATTGAGTGTCACTCCGCTGTGTTCGTAGACAAAAAGATGAGAGTGCACAAGCACCTCATCAGGTTAGGAAGTGCGCATGGCCGTCTTCGCCAGCCACACTTCTTCCCCCATGTTGGAAGCAGCCTTAAATTTTAGGTCTTAAAATGTTTGATTTTTCAATATTTTAAGAGTTGATATATAAAAAATAAATATATGCGTGTTTTAGAATATTAAAAAATAAAATATCACACATACATTTTTGAATTAATTAACGATTTTATCTTTTGTTTTGGAAAATTAAAATAAAAATAGAGATGCTGGTAAGTTTATTTTTACTGTCTCTATTTTTCACAAAAACGCACTCTTTTTGTTTAAAACAAAATTCGATAAAAATATTGACATTTTGGATGGATAATGATAAGATTTATATACAATAACTTTTAAAAAGTGAGAATACTTCTAATTACTTTTCGCTAAAAAGAACATTAAGCAATCCAAATAATTAATACCTTTAGGTTGTTGATTGTTTGGATGAGCTTAGATATATTTTCTCATTTCGTAGGTTGTTGTCTTCTTAAAATTCAACATTTGTTAATACATTTGTTATTTTTATCCATAGATGGATTTGATAATTGCTAGATGCAATTTATAAAATCTGTTTACTCCTTTCATATGTAAAATAATTTTGTTGAATGTTAAGAGGCTGCTATAAAGAGTGATTATACTTCTAAAATCATTTCAGCCAAGAAAACAAGCTCTCCCTATGTTGTGGGAGAAAGCTATATTAATCATTTCACAGTAGCTTCTATAAATCAAAAAGCTCGCCTTGTAAAAAGGTGGGTTTTTTGGTATAATCTAATCATTCAATTCAACGAAAGAAATGGAGTATATTGTTTTATGTTTTCAAGAAAAAACAAAAAAGAAAAACTTCCTGTTAGGAAGATAACTAAATGGTTATGGCTTTTATTTTGGGTTGTCCTCTTTGCACCATTCATAACTTTTGGTGTGATGATGTTCCAACGAAAACTACCTCAATTCAGAATACCATTTGAAACAATGGTCAAAGACCAGAATAAAGGAAAAGATTTAAAACTTTATTCTTTAGAAGTTCCATTTGATGAAAACACAGCCGTTGCGGATGCAGCAGGTGTAGATGTTTCTCATTTTGAAACGGTTCAGCAATTGCAGGCTGTACTTGGAAATCAAGACCAACCATATATTGCTCAGAAGATTGGTTCTTATAGTAGAATCGTTACAGGAGAAAATACTTTTAAAGAAGTTTTTGACTTGTATCAATTCTATGGTCAAACTTACTATCTAAAAATTAAAGTGGAAAAACAAGATGGCAACCTATCAGTTCTCAATGCAAGTTTAGAGAACTATGATGAGGGTGAACCACCATATACAATTTCAAACGATTCCTTTGCTAATGAGTATCAAGATTTTAAATCTCAAATGTCATTAACAAAGAATATGTACCTACAAGAAGTTAAACTAGAAGCAAAAACTTCTACATATACATATAAGACGGTGACGGGTCAAGGCAGAACGGCCAAAGCAACAGAAAAGTCATTTGTTTATAATCGTGAAAATCAAAAACTAGAATCAAAATAAAATGAAAAATCCTTAGTTAAACTAGGGATTTTCTTTTGATTTTATGGTATAATGATATACAGATGTTTTGAGATATGAAAGGAGAAAAATCAAAAAATGTCAAAAGAAAAAAAGAATAAAAAATTCCGAATGGCCCTATCTACCAAAATTTCGATTGGGTTGTTGTCTCTTGGTTTAATTGGAGCTGTTGGTGTAACTGTTGCAGGAAATCACATCTACAAGAAGTACCAAATTGAAGAAGCTGTTCAAAAAGGATATGACATTAATATCCAAGATGCAGACTTTAAGCAGCACTATAAAACTCAAGTGCTAGATGCAAGTGGTAATGTCCTCCAAGAGTTTTCTAGAGGTGATTTTGAATATATCTCTTATAAAGATATGCCGAAATATTTACCAGATGCACTTGTATCTATAGAAGATAGTCGCTTTAAAGAACATAAAGGCGTAGATATTCAAGGCTTCCCTGCTATTGTCCAATCTAAATTGACTGGTGGAGAAGTTCGAGGAGCTTCTACTCTTACTCAGCAGCTTGTTAAAAATGTCTATCTTACAAATGAGCAGACGATTACTCGTAAAGTTACAGAAATGGTTCTGGCTCAAAAAATTGAAGACAAATATTCTAAAAATGATATTTTGGAATTTTATCTGAACAATGTTTATTTTGGTCATGGAGCGTATGGAATTAATACGGCTTCATTGACTTATTTTGGACACTCCATTAAAGAGGCTACTTTGTATGAGGTTGCCACCTTGGTTGGTATTACAAATAATCCAACTTTGTTTGACCCAGTGAATCAACCAGAAAATTCTTTAAAACGCACTAAAATCATTTTGAGTGAGATGGTAAAACAAGGATATATCTCAGAAAAAGATAAGGAAGATGCTCTTGCTCATCCTAGTCAAGCTCAATTGAATCTTAATCAAGGGAATCAAATTACTGATTATGCTGTTAAATTTGCAATTGATAATACAGTAGAAAACTTGATGAAGGCAGATGGTTTTGTGTTCCAATATTCTTTCTCTAGTGAAGATGAAGAAAAAGAATATAAGAAGAAATATGCTGAAAGTTATGACGAGTATTACCAGAAAGTCATTAATGGTGGATTTGTTATTAATACTTCTATTAATCAAGAAATCCAAAAACAAGTGCAGCAAATTGTTACTGATACAACGGCAGGTAAAGGTGTTCAAGCTACAGCAACTGTAATTGATAACCAAACTAATACAGTAGTTGCTATTGTTGGTGGTATTGAGGGGCAAGGTGAATTTAACCGAGCAAGCCAATCCTTTAAACAACCCGGCTCTGCTATTAAGCCTTATATTTCTTATACGCCTGCTTTAGAAAGAGGATATACTCCAAATACTCCTATTTCTGACGCAAAAGGAAATTCAAGTTATCCTGATAACTGGTACTCAGATTCTATCTATCAAAGGAATGATTTGACACTTACTAAGGCCTTAGAAATTTCAGCAAACCGTCCAGCTTATCGTTTGGCTTCTGAAATGCCTGACCCAATTGACCCTCTTGCTAAAATGAACTTTAGAGGTCTTTCTTACTTAGACCACAATCCAATTACTTCTATTGGTGGTTTTACACATGGGGTTCGTAATGTTGATATGGCGGCGGCTGTGAACACTTTGGTTTCTGGTGGTGCTTATCATAGTCCTACTAATGTTACTAAAATTACACAACGTTCATCTGATTCTGTTATTTATGACCGTTCAGAAGAAGCTTCTCCACAGGTTTATACACCACAAGCGTCTTACCAAATGTTGGGAATGATGAAATCTGTTGTGTTTGGCAGTGAAGCTACAGGTAAATATGGTGATTTTGGTTATCCGTTCCTTGCAGCTAAAACAGGAACAACAGATTACTACATTGATTTGTGGTATACAGGTGCAACACCTTATTATTCTGTTGCTATCTGGACTGGTGGTGATGAAAATATTTCTCAGGCATCATGGGAACAACAAAAACTTCCATCATATGTCTTTAAAAATGTAATGACTTATCTTCATCAAGGGAAGCCTCAAATTGACTTTGCAATGAAGTCTGGCTCTAAGGTTAATGCAGACCATTCTCAATATAGAGAAACAGAGCGAGAAAATCTTGCTGCTCAAATTGCAACTTATAAAACAAATCCTCTGGATGAGGGTGTAGTTGATAAAGCTTTGTATGAGAATATTATGAAAGCTATTCAAAACTTAAACAATCAAACGTTTACTAGTTATGACACTTTGAATAATATTACATCTTATCTGACAAGCCAAAAAGAAAGATTGTTGTCAGAAGAATATAAGGCGAATGTAGAATCTAGTCTTCAGTCTCTCATTTATAGCAAGCAATATCAAATTGATGTTTATAATGCGAATAATCCGTCTGGTGGCCCTACAAAAGCTGAATTGCAACAAGAAAAGAATAATATTGAAAATGCCATTAAGAACTTACAAGACCGTATTGCTAAACTAGATGAACAAAAAACTTCTACTTCATCATCAAATTCAAGTAATAATACAAGTTCTTCTTCACAATAGAAAGGAATAAAATGGAAAATTCTAGAAAAACAAAAATAACTCAAACAGACGAGGATAAGATGGTTCGTAGATGGGCCATCTCCTTAGCTCTGGTTGTGCTGTTTGGTCTTGGTGGTTTAACCGCTTATACTTTTTATCTCAAAGATGCTTATTTAAAAGAGTCTAGATATGCAACAGAAATTTTGAAAAATCAAGAGCAAGAATTTAAGGCGATTCAAGAAAATCCTTTGACAAAGAAATTCAACAATGGCCAACGTTTCTTGATTAACCTGTTCGCAAACAAAGAAATTAAACAGGCAGAAGATGTCAAAGAACAATTAGATACAATTCTAAAGGTTCAAAAAAATACTGTTTCTTTATTTGAGAATGATATTTTTTCAACGGCTGCATCAGATAATTATTTGAAAGAAAAGTTTGATGAAAAATTGGTCTCTAAAAATTCTGAGTTGGTAAAAGCGATTAAGAATAATAAAATTCGTGCACAGTACGCTCTCTATGATACAATTGCTAAAATTCAATTGGATAACATTAAAAGTGCGGATGCTGTTTACTCTGAATATGAAAACAATAAAAGTTTGCTCCCTCAATATGTTGTAGCCATTTCTAAGATTAAAAATCCAAATCTTAAAAAGTCCTATCAAGATAAGGCAAACGTAGAAAGCACTATCAACGTTGATGATTATGTTAAATCAATGTTGGAAGAAGCCTCTGCCAAAGCCAAAGAAAGAGAAGAAAAAGAAAGTCTTCAAAAACAAGTAAATGAACTGAAAGACACTGAACAAAGTCTGGAAAGAGAATATATTTCTAAAGCAAATCGCAATAGAAACTCTTCTTCTAATTCTTCTGGTAGCAGCTCGTCATCTTCTTCAAATTCTAGTGACACTCAATCTACTAGTTCAAATTAAATAATAAAAAAGCAAGTCTATCTTAATTGGATTTGCTTTTTCTATTGTGGTGGATTTATTTTTATTGTAGAATATCTTATGTAATAACTTTTTAAATTAGAAAGGGAAAAATACTATATGAAAAAGTTAAAGTATAAAGGCAGGGCCTTTAAAAACAAAATCATCACCTTGGTTGTTCTAACTTTGAGTGTTGTTGGTTATTTAGGTTATGATAAAGTGACAGCTTATATCAAATCTAATACTACAAAAGCTCCTAAAATAGAATATACTCAGGCAGGCTCAATAAATAAAGAGCCGGCAGTACAAGGGCCAACGCAAACTAGTTCGGAGAACATTTCTCAAAATGTAACATTCGATTCCGGTGTCGATTTATCAGGCCTTGATATTCATAATATTCCTGCTGATGGGAAACATTATGTAGAACTTGGTGCGTCTAACTTTTCAGAAGAAGAGTTAAATCAAGTGTCACAAGATAATCCATATCAACTTCAATCAGTAGATACCTTGGGCCGAGCTGTTCAGGCGGATGCTTACTTAAATCGTAAAAACTATAAAGGAAGTAAAGACCGGCCTAGAATTACTGTTAATCCGGTTGGTTGGCATAATGAACAATTAGGCAGAAAGAAAAGTCTATATAATCGGTCTCATCTCTTGGCTTACGCCTTTATGAAAGCTAATATTGATGTCAAAGAAAATCTTGTAACTGGGCTAGAAGAATTTAATAAGTCTAAAACACAAGGTATGCAAAAATTTGAAAATGAAGTTGAATTGGCTGTAAAACGTGGTAAAACTATTCGTTATCAAGTTCGAGCTATCTATGATGACCAAGAGCTGCTTCCTAGAGGTGTGCTGATGAGGTACAAGAGTCTAGATGACAATAGTATTGATAAAACTGTTTTTGTTTATAATGTAATGGATGGTGTTTCTGTTGATTATGCAACAGGATATAGAATTAAATAAAATAGGGTTGAACCCCTATTTTTATTTTATCATTTATGATATAATAGATTTATCTAATTCAACAAAAGGAAAAAGGAGTTATTTTTTATGACTATGATTAATTTAACACAAACAACAATGAAATACTTGAGTGCACTTCCAATGCTAAACTTGGAAGTTGTTTCTGATTATGAAGACAATGTATTTTCTAAAGAAGATGTTACATCTGTTAATCGTCGTTTGGCAACGTTTGGATATTCTTTGAGTGCTAAGGCGCAAGAGTTTTTGGTTGAGGGGAACTTTTCTAAAAATTCTGTTATTGAATCTTTGACTGTTGCTGTTGATGAATTGTCTAAGATTTTTGATTTAAAGAATTTAGAGCCTCTTTATGAGACTGTTTATTTTTTGAGCGCTGATATTGATGGTTTGTTTGATAAAGCTGGAGATATTGCTCTTCCTGAAAATCGCAAAATCGCCTATATTGATGCACTTCAATTCTGGTGCGGTCTATCTGAGGAAGAAGCTAAGGCTCAGGCTGATTTGCAAGCTGCTGATGCTCTTGATTTGAAAGAGCTGGATATTGTAACTTTAGCTGAGGTTGAAGCTCTTACAGCAAATAAATTATTTAGTAAGGTTGTACCATCTAAAGAAGAGTTCGCTGAACTAGATGTTCTTCTAAAAGTTCTAGAAAATCATAAAGTTTCTATTTCTAAAACCATCAAAAAGGAAAGTTTCCAAAATAAAGAATGGAAAAATTATTATATTCTTTATATGTTCAATAAGCATGGTGTTGTTCTTGATGGTTATGTTGATACAGCTACAGATGCTTTGCGTCTTGCTGCTGAATTGAGTGGTGTAGAGTTGTCAGCGAAACATATTCAATTTAAGAAATTCAATAATAAAGAAATTCATCTGATTTTCTCTTATCTTGAAAAGTTGAATTATACTTTTGATGATATGTGGTTGTACCGTAAACCTTGGAAGAAATTCTATAAACTTTTTGGAAATCGTGTTGGAAAAGCAAAATATCCTAAAGTTCAAAAATTCTTCAATGCTCTTTTTGATAAGAAAGTTTATGGCTCTAAAATGACAACTAGAGGTGCAATTCAGCAGTCTTATCTAGATTTTTCTGATGACACTTCTATTCACAACACTGCCAAACTCATCTCTCTACTGAATACTCGTCCGGGTGAGTTTGCTCGTAGATTATTGTCTATCTTAAACAAAGTGGATTTCAACTCTTACGATTACATTATGTTTAACATGATGAATGTGTTCACATCTGTAGATAGTAAGGTTCTTTGGCAGTTGGTTGCTCGTCTGAGGGCACTTGAAGAAGAGACTACTCGCTCTGTTGCTATTAAAGGTGTTTATCAAAAACTTGATGAAACAATTACCAATCTGAAAAAACAAGGGGATATTTCTTATATCTTTGAACGCCTGATGCTTGTTCTTGGAATGAAGTATGCTCAGAAAGAGTTTCTTGGGAAAGTTTATATTTCTCCAACTTTGGGAAGTATGGCTCTGTCTACATCTATGAAAGGCACATCAAATTCAACCAAATTAACTACTCGTTATTCTTGGTTTGAGCTTCCTAAAGGTTTTGATGTGGTTCGTTTCTTCCAATTCTGGACAAATGATGGCAATGGAAGAACAGATTTAGACTTGTCTACAAAACTGTTTAAGAAGACAGAAAATGGCTTTGGTCAAGTGGGGATGTCAGCTTTTACAAGATTACAAGATGAATATGTTGTTGATGGGAAGAAAGTCTCCTTTAAACATAGTGGGGATTATCAAAATGCACCAGAACCAGATGGTGCAATTGAGTATGTTGATATTCGAGGGATTGAACATTTGCTAAACTCTGATGAGGAGCACTATTTGATTATGTATATTAATAATTACAACCAAGACAGTTTCTTGCCCTATCCATCTAACCGTGCTGGAGTAATGTTGCTATCTAATGATGAGGCGGCAAGTAAAGAACTCTATCAACAAAAATCTGTCTTTAAGCAATTCCAGCTTGTTTCAGAAGTTCGAGGCGTTATTCCTCTCATCTTTGATTTTAAACAAAACAGATTGATTTGGGTTGATATGCCAAAAGAGATTTTCTCTCATTCAAGTGTTGATAGAGCAAAACTTGAAGAATTTCTTTCAGATGTTCTTGGAAAAGTTGAATCAACTCCATCAATTCATTCTATGCTTACACTAAATGCTTTAGCAAGAGGCATGGTTGTAGATAACCCTGATGAGGCCGATGTTATCTTTGATGAAAACACTCCAATTTCTGAATTGCTTTCTCATTTGTAAGGTGTGTTAGCTATGACCAATAAACAAACTCTCCCTTGTGTTTATTTGCTTAGACATAAGGGAGAACGGTTAAAGCCGTATGTCAAAATTGGCTTCTCTAAAAATTTATCTAAAAGATTGAAATCTTTAGAAACTGCTTCTCCAACGGGTATTGATATTATTCAAGTTTATTACTCAAAATCTGCCAGAAAAATAGAGCAGCATCTCCACAGGAAATACAGCTCAAAGCAGACAAATTTAGAGTGGTTTGAATTGTCTCATGAAGACCTTGTTGAGATTATGTTTTATATTGAAGAACTTTTAAGTAAAGAAGCTGAGTACAAAAACAAGAAGAACTAGAAACTCTAGTTCTTTTTTGATATACTTAGGATAGTAAAAATACTTAATGATAGATAAGGAAGAAAATAAAAGTATGCTTGAACAAATTACAACCACTTTATATGAAACTATGGCCGATGCTATAGAGATAGTAAAAATGCAGGAGATTGATGTCCTAGACTACTCTCATATCTTAAAAGCAATCCTTAAACACAAATATAAAGGGCATGAGCTTTTACTAAAAATGTGTCGCCAAAGTAATAAGTCTATAGCTTTTTTGGAAAATGAAATAGATACAGAAGTCATTAACTTTTCACAGGCCCAAAAAGTTAGAACTGTAACAAATGATATTCGGTTTTCCAAGAGATTAGAAAATTTATTAACCTTAGCTACAAATGCTGTTTCAAATGAATTTGGGGATGAGTATGTTGCAACGGATGTATTTATTGCAACTCTATTCTTTAATAAATTCACAAAAAACGGCAAAGATACAAATGTTCTGGTTGACTTTTTTGAAGATGATTTTAGTTATCAAGATGTTATTAACCTAATTGTACAAGAACGGGCAGGACATCAAATTCTTGAAAGGACAGATGAAGAAAATTCAAAAGTTCTTGATAAATTTGCTGTAGACTTGGTAAAGAAATACCGCGAGGGAAATCAAGACCCAGTAATCGGCCGTGATGAAGAAATACGGCAGGTTATTACAACTCTTTCAAGAAAGACTAAAAACAACCCTATCTTAGTTGGTGAACCCGGCGTTGGTAAGACAGCTATTTTGGAGGGTATTGCTGAAAGAATTGTAAACCGGAATATCCCAGAAACACTTAAAAATAAAAAAATTTTTTCTTTAGATTTAGCAGCAGTAATGGCCGGAGCATCAGCTATTGGAGAGTTTGAAAAAAGACTAAAAAGCATTATTGATGAAGTAAAGAAATCTAATGGTCGTATCATTTTGTTTATTGATGAAATTCATATGATTATTGGAGCAGGCGGAAATGGAACATCTATGGATGCTAGTAACATTTTAAAACCAGCTATGGCCAGAGGAGAAATTCGCCTAATCGGAGCAACCACAATTGATGAATATCGAGAAATTGAAAAAGATAAAGCCTTTGAGCGCCGTGTAGATAAAATTATTGTAAAAGAACCCACACAAGAAGAAGCTATAACAATCTTGCGTGGCCTTAAAAATACTTTTGAAAGTCATCATGGGGTAACAATACAGGATGCAGCCATTGTCAATGCTGTGAAGCTTTCTGCACGTTATATCTCTAATCGTTATTTGCCAGACAAGGCCATAGACTTACTAGATGAAGCATGTGCAAGAGTAGAGCTGAATATCAACTCAATGCCAGAAGACCTAGTTGCCCAAGTTTCAAAATTGCAAGAATTGCAAATTGAGCAAGAAAACCTAAAAGAAGAAATCAAAGAATCTTACAGCAAAACTACTCAGGGGCGCTTAGATGAATTAAAAGATGAGATTTTTGAGCTAGGAAAAGAAGTTACAAGTAAACGCCAGAAATGGGAAGAAAACAGGGATTTAATCAGAGATATTAAAAGACTTAAAGCAGAACGTGAACAACTCTTGCGACAAGAAGAAAATGCTCGCGCTATCAATGATTTGGAAATTGTTGCTCGTATTCAAAATGGTGATTTGAGAGAAGTTCAGGCGGATTTGTCAGAATTGCTAAAAATACAAGAACAACGAAGTGATTCAGGTGCTTTAAAAGAAGTTGTTTCTGTAGATGAAATTTATCAAGTCCTAAGTATAAAAACTGGTATTCCTGCTGCAAAAATGGAAAAATCTGAGAAAGAAAAAATTCTTAATCTTGATGCAAGGATGGCTAAAAGAATATTAGGTCAAGACCATGCTCTTAAAGAAATTAAAAATGCTATCCTCAGAAACAGGGCAGGAATGTCTAATCCTAACAAACCAATTGGAACATTTCTATTCTTAGGCCCATCAGGAACAGGTAAAACTATTACAGCAGAAGAGTTAGCTTTTGAACTTTTCGATTCTAAAGAAGCTTTGTTGCGCCTAGATATGTCTGAGTTCCAAGATAAAAATTCTATTTCTCGTTTAATTGGTGCGCCTCCCGGATATGTTGGTTATGAAAAAGGTGGAGAATTAACCAACTATGTTAAAAATAACATGTATAGCATTGTTCTTCTTGATGAAATTGAAAAAGCCCATCCAGAAGTATTTGATTTGATGCTGCAAGTCTTTGATAGTGGGCGGCTAACTGATTCTAAAGGAACAGTTGTTGATTTCAGAAACACTATTATCATCTTGACTTCTAATATTGGAGCAAAAGAATATATGGTTCAAGAAGATGCTATAGATGATGAAACTGGTCAATACAAAGAAGTTGTACAAGAGGCAGTCTTAGATAGATTAGGACATTTTCTTAGAAAAGAAATTCTAAACCGCCTGAGCAGAATTATTTATTATCTACCTAATGCCAAATCAGTTCTTAGAGATATTGTTAAATTGAGACTAAGTGATGTTGAAAAGTATTTGAGTGAAAGAAACGTAAAAATACTCGCAACAGATGAGGCTTTGGACAAGTTATGGCAAGATGTCTTTACTCCTGCTGACGGAGCAAGAAGTATTGAACGTTATATTGAAAGCGTAGTAACAACACCTATATCTGATTTTGTTTTAACTGGGGAACTTCAAGATGGAGATATTATTCTAATTCACTTGTTTGATGATGAAGAAACTGGTGTAAAAGATTTTGAATTATCTTTAGTTGGCACAGATGAATATTCTATTGAAGATATTCAAAAAAGAATAGATATAAAGAACGAAAAATACGCAAATTCTTTGAGAAAAAACAATTAAAAATGTTTAAGAGATATTTTAAGATTAAACCCTTAAATATCTCTTTTTCTTTGTGTTTTATTGAGTTTTTCTTTGCTTTATGGTATAATCTTATTAGTTCAAATAAATATAGTGTATGTAAATAGAACAAACCATTTCAAGAAAGGAGATATTGTTTTGAACGAAGATAGAAAAATTAAAGAATACCTAACAAGTTTGAGTTTTGGCAGCAAAAGTCAACTTCTGAAAGATGATGTCATTTTTGAAGATGGTGTTCTAAAGTATGAAGAAGAAGGAATTGGACTAGAAATTGTCTGTGTCCGAATGAACCTATTTATTGTAGATTATGCAACTTTCACATCCAGAGGGCAATTGGTTGTTCATTTGCCTACAGAGGCTGAGAAAAATGTTTATGCTTATGAGCTTCTGGAAGATGGTGGTTTGGGAATTATGACAGATGATGAAATCGTTGATATTCTTGGCGCTCCATTGAGCAGATTGAAAGAATTAAATGAAGAAGAAAGTGAAAATGAAGAGGTGGAAGAAATTGATGAAATCGAATAAAGTTATTTTTCTTTCTTACATCCTTGAAACCCTTGTTGTTTACTTTTTGTCTAAATGGGCTTTAATGTGTTACTGGATTTATTCTCCACCATTTGACCAAGTTGGGCAACACTTGCCTTTAAAATATGTTTTCTCAAAAGAAAATTACAATCTCTTTAATTTATTTGATATTTATATTCTCGCTCTTATTTTTTTCTTGTTGTTAGGATATAAATTCATTAAGAAAAGAGGGCAAAGTTTAAAAGATTTCTACTTAGATTACTACAATTCTCTAAACTATAGTTTAAGTTTTGTCTTTATCTGGGGGTTGTTGTTTTTGCCTAAGATAGGTCACTTTGTTTTAGATTCTGTGGGAGTTTTTGGACTTTTATCACTAGTCACTATTCCACTTTATCTTTATTTTATCGTTATTATTTGGATGCTGGGTTTTAATATGTATTTTTATTTCCGAGCAATCATTTTGTCAAAAGTTTTCAAAAAGGAAAGGAATTAATGAACTATGGCGGTATATGAAGCAGAAGAAAGAGAAACAGTCTTACTCTATGATGCAATGAAGAAAGTGTGGACAATTCAGACAAATGTGTTGTCTCACATGAATGGATTTAAAGATAAGATTAAGCCAGAAACTCTCAAACAGGAAATTGATGAAGATACAGGGCGCGTGGTGTTTATCTCAGGTGAAATTGATGAAGAAAACTTCAATGTGAATATTAATAAACGTGCAAAACGTGCATCAATGACAGAAGAAGAAAAGAAAGAATTTTCTGCTCGGATGAATGGTTCTAAGTGAGGTATCTAATATGCTTGGTTATAAACAGTTAGATTCTCAAAAAGACTTATTTGAGTTTGAATTGAATTCAAAAAAAGTTAAACGAACTATTGTTGGATTTTCTTTACTAACTTTCCTGCCTGTTTTGTTTCTTGTTTGGTGGGTAACAAACTTTTTAGCAGCACCAACATATCCTTTACATTTCATCTTAATTTTTATTATTGTTTCAGTAATTGCTCTTGGAGTTTTCGTTCATTTTTTAAATCAGATTAAAGAAGGAATAATTGAATTAAAGAGAGGAAGATTGATTTTTGAAGAAGATAAAATATCTTTCCCTTATGGTGAAAACATCAATGTCTCAGAAATCAAAGATGTTGTTTATAGTTTGCAGCTAGAGCGAAAGAACCTCTGGAACAGAAAATTATTCCCAAGAGAAATTTACGTTTTCATTGGAGAGGGTAACAGGCCACTCAATATTATCATCGTTGATAAATTCAATTGTCAATCAAAAGACATTGATATTGCCATTGATTTAATGTATCAAGGAAGACTCTCCAACTATATTGAGATGGACTTAAAATTCAATAATGGCTTCAAACCTCGAAAAAGTTTTCTTACAATTTTTTAACAAAAATCTGCGTAAACCCCCACCTCTTAGGTGGTTGGGATATAAGCGACAAAAAAAGAAAGAATATAGAGAAGATAGAAAGGGAAAAGTAAGGTTCAAAAGATGATAAAGCAAAAAGCTTATAAGTTTCGTCTCTATCCAAATCAAAAACAAATGATGATGTTTGAGAAGACTTTTGGCTGCTCACGCTTTATTTGGAATCAGATGCTGGCGGACAAAATCGCTTATTATGAGAAGACAGGTCAAACTTTAAAGAATACACCTGCTCAATACAAGAAAGAATTCCCGTGGCTGAAAGAAGTAGATAGTTTGGCACTGGCGAACGTCCAATTGAACTTACAAAAGGCCTATAAATCTTTCTTTCAATCTAAATTTGGGTTTCCTAATTTTAAGTCTAAGCGACACCATCAATCTTATCGAACCAACAACCAAAAAGGAACGATAGCGATTGAAAACGGAAAGGTTAAACTACCTAAAATAGGTTGGGTTCGGTTGAAACAACATAGAAAAATAAAAAGCGATATAAAAAGTGCGACAATTTCAAAGACTGCAACTGGGAAATATTTCATCTCTATTTTATGTGAAACAGACATTCAGCCTTTTCCTAAGGCAAAATCAAATATTGGCATTGACCTCGGCCTAGCTGATTTTGCCGCTCTCTCTACCGGAGAAAAGATTGAAAATCCTAGATTCTTAATTTCTGCTTCTAAGAAATTAAGGAGAGAACAAAAAATCCTCTCTAGAAGAGGGTTGTTAGCCAAACAGAGAGGTAAAAGATTAAATGACTGTTCAAATTATCAGAAGCAGCGTTTAAAGGTTGCTAGACTTCATGAGAAGATTTTAAACCAAAGAAGAGATTTTCTTCATCAACTGAGTATCAATCTTATCAAGAACCACGATAGGATTTGTATGGAAGACTTGGCGAGTAAAAATCTCATGAAGAATCGCAGTTTAGCCAGAGCGATTGGAGATGCTTCTTGGGCAGAATTCTATAGAATGTTGGAGTATAAGGCGGATTGGTATGGGAAACAAGTATCAAAGATTAGCCGTTGGTTTCCATCTTCTCAGATTTGTTCTAATTGTGGCTTTAATTCCGGCAAAAAAGCCCTACACATTCGTGAGTGGGCTTGTGAGAGTTGCGGCGCGCATCATGACAGAGACCTCAACGCCAGTCTGAATATTCTACATGAAGGATTAAAATTATTAGCTTAATTTAATCTAACCGTAGGAACTACGGGGATAGCTTGGTATATATTAGCATAACCTCTGGGAGCTAGACACCTAGCTTCTAAGTATGTGCTCTACCCAAGAAGCTCCTTCCTCTTAGCCTTAGTGTAGGTGGGAGCAGTTCACTTCATCAAAATATTTAGTCATAATTCAGACTCTCCTTTTTTATAAAATGTAATATTGTAAAATAAATTAATTCTACAAATACTGTTATAACTCGCAAATGCTTTTATAATAATATCTGTAAACTATTTTTTACAACAAGGATTTTTTAAATAAAAATAATATATAAAAGGAGTACAAAAAAATGAAAATTTTAGTTTTGATTGATGGAAACTCATTGATGAATAGAGCTTATCATGCTTTCAAATCAAACGGAAAAAGAAATCCGGGGGGTGTTCCTATGAATATGGTCTGGGGATTCGGAAAATTCCTAAAAGGAATTCAAAACAGATATAACCCCACTCATGGATTTATTGCTTTTGATGGTGATGGTTATTCTTTCAGAAAGCTGCTTTATCCAGATTACAAAGACCATAGAGGTTCTAAGGATGAGGATTTTAAAAGGCAGAAACCGTATGTTCAAGAATTGTCTAAATTGATGGGTTATTCCATTTTACAAGACGACATGTTAGAGGCAGATGATTTAATAGGTTCTCTTCTTTATCAAGTTCATGAGTCTTTTGATAGAATTCACATTATATCAAGTGACCATGATTTGCTTCAGCTCTTGAAGTTTCCAAATGTTGTAATGGAATTCCCAAAGAAAGGTTTTTCAGAAGTTTTGACAGTTTCTCGTCATGATTGTGAAACTGAATTTGGCTACACACCTGACAACGTTGTGGATTTCAAAGCTCTTGCTGGTGATACATCTGACAATATTAAAGGTGTTGAAGGTATTGGAGAAAAGACTGCTTTGGAGCTTTTGTCTACATATAAGAATGTAGAGGAAATCTATGCTAACATTGATGACTTGAAGCCGGCCATTAAGAAAAAGCTTCTTTCTGGAGTTGGTGGTTATCAAATTAGCAAAACATTAGCTACTCTTGTTACTACTGCTTTTGTAACCAATAAACCAGAAACACTTTTGTTGAAGCCAGATAACGAAAGCAAAAAAAGATTTTTGGTGGAAAACGACATGATTTAAAAAGACCGTTTTGGTCTTTTTTGATTTTTCTAAAGAATATGAATATAATAATTAGTGAAAGAAATATAAAATAAAAAGGAGATTGCCATGATTACAATTGGTCAAATCATCTCGTTATTCTTAATCCTTATTGTTGTAGGGTGGATAATTAAGAAGATACGGGGAATTATAAAGTGGGGGATTATTCTGGTTTTATTCTTGGTGTATGGTCTGGGATATTCTTGGAGCAATGCAATCAATGTGCCGGTTCAACATGCTCAACGCCTATTAAATTCTTTACCTGTTGAACAAGTAAAAAATAACACACGTTTTGATAATGGAGTTTTGTCAATTCAATTACCAAATGGACAATGGGTCTCGGCAGGTGATGTAAAACTTGTTGGGAATATTGTTGAAGGACAAAATATTACTATTTCTGTGAATGGTCAAAATCAGACCATTGATTACAATAGTCCTTTAGGTCAACTGATAAAGAATCTTGTTGATGGTGGCTTGATAAAAACAGAGTAAAAATATTATTTTGATAAAGATGCTAGAAATTCTAGTGTCTTTGTTTTTTATATTTTGATGTGTAATAAATCAAAACAAATCACTAGACCATTCTGTTATTTTTTGTTACAGTAAGAAAATAAAGTATTATTTTTGTAATGTACTTTTAGGCCATTTATGGTACAATAATAACAGTGTTAAGTGACACTATGTAAATCAAAATTTTTTAAAACAAGGAGATATTAACCATGTCAGACAAGATTGAAAAGAAAAGCCATAAGAAATCTTTAACAATCCTAGCTATTATTGTTGCTTTTATTATTGGTGGAGCTAGTGTAGCTGCATACAATAACTATACTTATCAGAAGAAAGTAGAAGCTGCTAAAAAAGCTATTGATGAAAAGAAGAAAGAACTTGATACATCTGTAAAGAAAATCAAGGAAGTTTCTAAGAAAAAGGCTGAAGAAAAAACTAAGGCAGAAAAAGAAGTTAAAGAAGTTGAAAAAACTTTAACTGACAAGAAAACCAAGGTTGCCAATCTTGAAACCGAAAAGAAAAAGCTCGAAGAGGAGCTTAAAGAGTTGAATAAGTAAGAAAGGTAATTTATGAAAGTAACACATATTAAAACTATTTCTTGCTTAATGTTGGGAGCGGCAATGCTCTCTAGTCAGGTTGTCTCTGCAAAGGAGCAAATTGACTTTAATTTAGAAAAAACACACCCCATCATCAAGAAACATCAAGAACTTAAAAAAGAACATGATGTTTTAGAAAAAGAATTTAAAGAATACAAGAAAATTGTATCAAAAAATTCTGATGCCCAAAAAGAGCTAGATAAAGAACTAGCTTCAAAAAATTCTATGGAAGCTGAATTATTGGATTTACAAGCTAAAGAAAATAAGCTAACAACAGAAATCCAAGAATTAAAAGATAAGACTTTGGGCAAGAAGACTGAAAAAGAAAATGCCAAAAAAGCTCAGGAAGAAGCAAAGAAAAAGCAAGATGAAGAAAAGAAGAAACAAGAAGAGGCGAAAAAGAAAACCTCTCAAACTTCTCAAAATAATTCATCAGCAACTTCTACTACTTCTAGTCAGCCGGCAGGCTCAGTTAGATTGGCTAACGGGAACACAGCCGGGGAGCAAGGCCTATATGCCGCTCAAAAAATGTCTGAGTTAACTGGAGTTCCATCTTCAACATGGGAACATATTATTGCCCGTGAATCTAATGGTCAGGTGGATGCTTATAATCCATCAGGTGCTAGTGGACTGTTTCAGACAATGCCCGGTTGGGGTTCTACAGCGACAGTTGAAGACCAAATTCAAGCTGCTTATCGTGCTTATTCTGCACAAGGACTGAGTGCATGGGGGTATTAAAAGATTGAAATCAAATAAAATTTTAATAATGACTGGTATTGCCATTTTGGCCTTGCCAGTTATTTCTTCTAATGTAAAAGCTGAAACAACATCAAAGTCAAGTTCTGCTATTATTCTTCAGTCTCTTGAAAAAGAACATCCAGTCATGAAAGACTCTAAATACTTGAAATCAAATATCAAATCTTTAAGTGTTAAAATTGAAAATCATGATAAAACTCTAAAGGAAAAAGAAACTTTAGAAAAATCTATTCAAGAAAATAATGAAGTAAAAGAAAAACAGGAAAAAGAAATCAAAACTTTGACCAACAAGGAAACTGAGGTGTCAAATTCTATTTCTTCTCTTCAAACTGAAATTTCCAAAAAGAAAGCAGAAAAGGCCAAGGTCGCCGAAGAAGAGAGAAAGAAGAAAGAAGCTGAAGAACGGTCAAAGAATGGTATTCCTGAATTTGGGCCTGATGGATTGCTTGTTGAAAGATATAGTGCTGCTGCTGAGGAAGTCATTCGTTTGTTATTGGCTATTCCTGACCACAAAAACGGGAAAAACTTTCATGAAACCAATGGAATTGATGCGAAAATTGATGCCTTGACTACGGCTGAGGCAGTTGCAGTCCTATCTCGTATTGAAGATGGTGGTTTCGGACAAACTGGAGATGGTTATGCTGGGCAAAAAACACCAGAAAGTCATCAAAATTTTGTTAAAAACCAATTGGTTAAACGTTATTCTGGAAGTATTAAAAACCTACTTAAAGAGTGGGGAACATATAGTTATGATGGATATTAATTATTAAGGGGAATTTAAAAATGAAGAAAACTAAAGCATTTATTGCTCTATAAACTAAAGCATTTATTGCTCTATTTGCGGTTATGACATTGTTTGTCTTGGCAGGCTGCCGGAAAGCTGACCGAGTTTCATACAACCTTTCTCGTGAAGCAGATGATTTGAATATCACTCAAAAAGTAACGGTTATTAATAGCATTACCAATAAGGTTCTGTTCCAAGTAACAGGTAATATGTCTATTAATTATGACGATTCTACCAAACAGTTAAACATTATTGCTTTGGGCGATAATGGTGACTACAAGAAACACATTATTGGAATTTCTGACAATGTTTCTTATGTTGTAGAAGATGTTACTGGTGTTAAAGGTATTGATACAAAATATCGTCTATATTTCAACCCAGATATGGTTATTCCAATTGATGCAAAACTTGCAGAATAAAAATAAAATTAAGGCACTTTATAATTCGATAAGGTGCTTTTCTTTTTTTTGTTTTATCTGGAAAAAGTGATATAATTGTATTGTTAATCAAAAGAAAGGACAATCGCTAATGAAGATTGATTTAAAGAAGAAAATTCTCGAAATTGTCGTAGAAAATGCTTATACCAAGCAATCTGAAAAGACAATAGATGCAGAAAAAGAAGAATACAACATTCCTCCTGAAATTACACATAAGGACATTCTTAATGCCGCAAAAGAGCTAGAAGAAGAAGGTCTTGTAACTTTACAAAAAGAGGGTAAAGCAAGGGCGCAAAAAACTTGGATTATCCCTAACATGGAAGTAATTGCATCTAAAAAAGACGAAGAACTCAAAAAAGACCTGAAAGAACTAGCCTACAAATATAACATTGTAGAAATGTCTGACAGTGAAAATGAAACCGAAGTAGTTCGTGTTATTCGCTTGTTGAGAGATGTAATTAATGAATGAATTAGAAAAGAGGACTTATGACCAAGAAAACCCCAAATACTCATCCAGTTATTGCAATTGATTTAGATGGAACAATTTGGAAAGAAGAATATCTAGATTGTAGTGTACCTTTTGATGGAGCTATAGAATGTATTAATGATATGATTAGGTCTGGATATGAAGTTATTATCTGGACAGCGCGTGGTGGAGATAATCTCAATATTGTTAAACGTGCTTTGATTGATGAATATGGATTAAATCCAAATATCAAGTTCAATGAACACTCAAACTGGTTTACAAGTATTTACCCTATTGGCTCACCTAAAGTTAATGCTTCAGTTTATTTTGATGATAAGGCTTATGGTGCACCAGATTATTCTAAGCCTGAAACTTGGGCTGAAATTAGAAAGGAATATCTATAATGACAAAGAAATCAAATTATATGTTGAAAAGAGAAGCGATTTTGAAAGAAGAGCTGAATGAAGAGTTGCCAGAAGTGTTGTTCTCTTGTTATTTGAGTCTTGCTTGCACTTCTGCTTCTACAGGAACTCCAATTACCAACAAAGAAATCCATGATGCATGGTCTATTTGGAAAAATACTGTAGACAACTCTCATGTTTCCATCATTCCATACAATCAATTATCTATTGAAATTCAGGAGCTAGACACACCTTATACAGATGCTGTAAATCGAGCAGCAGACAGGATTAAGGAATTAAAGGAGTAAGACCAAATAACAGAAAGAAGCGATAGTGAATTCGTTTCTTTTTTGTTGTTTTTGTGATATAATTGAGTTATTCAATAAATTAATTAAATTTAAACTTAAACAAAGGAGACTAACAGATGTCACAAGCATTTCGCAACTTTGCTTTCAACCTAGAAGAAGGCGTTCCTTGTGAGCCTAGATATATTACATCTGATGATGTAATTAGTATTAAAGGTATGCCTGACGGCCTATACTTTGAAGCAGACTCTATTGAGGGAACACCTGAAGAATCTGGTGATTTTGTCACCATGATTAATACTACTACAGAAAAAATTGTTATTGAATTCTCAATTGAGGAGGCGAGGCAACCTAAGAAGAAACAAAAAGAAGTTCTTTCTCTGCCTTTATATGAAGAGCCACTGGTGTTCCATTATGGAGATGTTGTCAATATTCCATTAACAGACAATGAAAATGCAATAGTAGCTAGTACAGAACTTCCAAAAGGTTTTTATATTGATTATAATGAAAAAACTCTTTCTGGGAAGGCAGAAGAAATTGGAAGCTCCAGTGTATTTATTTCAATAGTAGACCCAACTCATCCAACAGAGCCAAATCAAAACAAGAACTTTTTAATTACAGTTGAAGCTATTACGTTAGAAAGCTTACATAAAATTCTAGATTCTGCTAATGAATATCTCGAAAAACGAGACAAATATCGCAATATTGATATTCTAGACAAAGCAGTCAATGCCGGAAAAACAGTAACATTAATTGATGTTGATGAACTAAAGCAAGAGCAAATTAATGAAGCAGTTGAAAACATTAAAGGCGCTATTAATCTTTTGGAAAAAATCAACACTCCCCCTGTTATCACCTTTAAAAAAGATGAAATTTATGTAATTCAAGGAAAAGAAGTTTCACAAGAAGAGCTTTTGGTAGGCGTTGAGGCCTCGGACGAAGATGATGGTGATTTAACATCAGAAATTCAAATTCTTGACACCGTGGACACTGATGTTCTTGGTGAACAAGATGTTCGTTACAGTGTGACGGATTCAGGCGGCCTTTCAGTTATTAAATCTCGTAAAGTGCTTGTCATTGAAGATGAAACCAAAAAGTTCAAAGTGGTTGGCCGGCCTATTGTTTATGTTGAAGAACCTTTAGAGCTTGGGAAATATATTCAAGGTAATTTGAACCTAGAAGTTTCTGGTGATGAAGAAGTATTTGATGCTATCAATTATGAATTCCTTATTCCCGGCGAACACACAATTCACCTGTCAAATGGATTTAAAACAATTGATTTGCGAGTGAAAGTTCTTGAATCTCCTAAATTTCTTTATGAATATCCACGAGATGGCTCAATGTACACAGTTCCATTGAATACTCCATTGTCAGAAGTTAAGAAATACTTAAATATTCGAGTGGAAGACCATGAGGGCCGACTCTTGGAATACAATTTGGTTGGATTTTATGATAAGTCAGAAGCTGGTGTATATAACTTAGAAGTTATTATCCCTAGAAGTTCAGCATATACAACCATTCCTATTCAAGTAAATGGAGAAGAAGAGGTTGTTAATGGTGATATTCAAGAGGAAGTAGCAACAGTAGAGTTCTTAGAAGAAGATAATTTAGAAGTTAATCATGAAGTTGTTGATGCAATTGCTGAGGACAGTGATGGCCCGATTGTTATTGACACTTTAGAGGATTTGCAAAATGTTGTGTCAGATTCAAATATCTCTATTCAAGGGCCTGCAGCTCACGAGACTTTAAAACAAGAAATTCTGAAATCTGTTTTAAATCCAACACAAGAAAAACTTGATGAACCAGAAATTACACAAGAAACAGAAGAGCAAGATTCTTCTAAATATGAATTGTCAGTTCTGGGAACATCTAGACGGAGACGGCGCAGAAGATAAAAAAATAAAGGTCATGTAGTATTACATGGCTTTTTTTAATTTTGTTCTTTTTTTATAATAGATTATGTAATCAATTTTATTTTTACAAATAAATTATTTTTTTTACAAAAAGGAGAAAAAATATGGAATATGTCATTTTAAATACTACCTCAGCAAATGGTATCGCAGAAGAAAAAGAACAACAACATAATAATGAAATGGAAGTTGTTTTTGATTTCCTTTCAAAATATTGTTATGATGCCAGTGTAGAAGTTCTTGATAAAGATTTGATTGAAGAAAATAGTCATATGATGACTATTAGTGAAGTTGAGGATTTTGTTCAACGTTTTGATATTAAAAACGGCGCTGATATTGCTGTTTTTAAAGACGAAAATGGTGCAAAACGACTAGGATTTATCCTTTATGGACAATCAGATTTCATTCAACACTTGGTTGTTGAAGTGAAACCAAATTCAGTCAACAAAGTCCTTGTAGCAAAGCTTTCTGGACTACTGAAAAACATTCCTAAGAGTTAGATTTATCTAGCTCTTTTTTGTGTTTTTTGATATAATAGAATTATCAACAAAAGAAAAGGAGAACTATATTTAGAGTGAAATCAAAAATGTTGATTAAAGCTAATAGGATGTTAAAAAAGATTAATTCAAAAAAAGATTTTTTTCGTTCTATGAGCGATTCTGAATTAAAAGAATACCAATCTTCCCTAGAATCTCAGCACGAAAACAACGGAAATACTGATGATTTTGTTGTAAATGCTTTTGCTTATGGCCGAGAAGTAACATTCCGACTTTTGGGTAAATTCCACTATGATTATCAAGTTGTTGGTGGTTTGCTGCTCCATTACGGCGTTGTTGCAGAAATGTATACAGGTTCAGGTAAAACATTGACAAGTATTTTGCCGGCCTATGTGAATACCTTTGGTGGTAAAAAAGTCCACATCATCACTGTTAATGACTATTTGGCCAAGCGTGACTCTGAAGAAATGGGCGTAGTGTTTAATTTCTTTGGACTGACTGTTGGGCGTATTTGGCCTAATATGCCAGATGGAACTCGTAGAAAGGCCTATCAAGCAAATATCATTTATGGCATCAACTCAGAGTTTGGTTTTGATTACCTTAAAGACAATATGGTCAAAGATGCTTCTGAGCGTGTTCAAACAGCTCTTAACTACTGTATTGTAGACGAGGCAGACTCTATCTTGATTGATGAAGCTAAAACGCCTTTGATTATCTCAGCAGAGGCTGGGGAAAAAGAAGTGATGTATAAACTAGCTAATCAAGTTGCCAAAAATCTTCGTAGAGGGCCTGATTTGGTGGATGTATCTAAGGTTAAAAAAATTGATTTAATTGAAAAAGAAGAATTAATTAATGATAACTGTCACTACCGAGTAGACCCTAAAAACAACAGTATTGTTATCACAGATAAGGGCGTGCAGCGCATCAAGAAGTCTTTTAAACTACGAGGAAGCCTTTCTAGTCCTGAAAATGCCATCATCTATCATCACATGATTGCAGCACTAAGAGCTGTAGCCACATTTGAAAAAGATAAAAATTATGTTGTTCAAAATGGTGAAATTGTTATTGTGGATGAATTCACAGGCCGTAAAATGGATGGTCGGCAATACTCAGATGGACTGCATCAGGCGTTAGAAGCCAAAGAGGGTGTAAAAATTAATCCTGAGAGTGATACAACGGCTACTATTACTATTCAAAACTTTTTCCGGTTATATGACAAAATTTCTGGTATGTCAGGAACAGTTATTGGAGAAAGAAAAGAGTTTAAAGAAACTTACTTTACTGATGTGGTAAATGTTCCTTTGAGCAAACCTGTTATTCGAGTTGATGAAAAATCTGAGGTTTTTGCATCAGAAGAAGAAAAGTTCAAAGCTGTTATCCAAAAGACAAAAGAGGTCATTGCTACGGGCCGCCCAGTCTTGATTGGAACTTCGTCTATCAATAAATCTTTGATTCTTAGTAAAATGTTCTCAGATGCAGGTATGCACCACAGAGTTCTCAATGCCAAAGAAGTAGAAAAAGAATCTTATATCGTTGCCCAAGCAGGTAAAAGTTCTGCTATTACAATTGCAACTAATATGGCCGGCCGAGGTACAGATATTCTTATGGGCGGAAACCCAGATTATCTAGTTCGGTATGAGCTGCTTAATCAAGGTTATTCTTCTCAGGATATTGTTCAGGCTATTTCGGCCAATATGGACAATGTGGACTATGATGTAAAAATTAGGCTTTTGGCCGAAAGATACCATAAACGCCTAGCAGATGTTGAAACTAAGTGTAAGATTGACCGCAAAAATGTTCTGGAAGCTGGTGGCCTATATGTTATTGGTACAGAACTTTCTAACTCAAAACGTGTAGATGACCAACTTCGAGGTCGGGCAGGACGGCAAGGAGAACCCGGCGGCTCTAAGTTCTTTATCTCTGTAGATGATGAATTGCTAAATAGTATTCAACCTCATGCCAGAGAAGCTTTTAGAGGTATTTTGCTAGAAGCATTGAACACCGAGGAGACGAAGAAGAAAAAACTTAAACTTCTTAAAAAGAATCCAGATAAACAAGAAAAGTCTGATAAGGCCTATGTAGTTTCTCAGATAGAAAAGCTTCAAAAAAATATTGAGTTAAATTCTTATGAACAAAGAAAACAAACTCTTGAATTTGATGAAGTAGACAATCTTCAACGTAAATCAGTCTATAAATTCCGTAATGATGTTTTAGACCAAGAAGACGTTATAGACAAATATGACGAACTTGTTGAGCAAGGCATCCATGATTTTGCTTTAGAAAAATGGAATGAACTCTTTAGAAAAAATCTTGTTGAGCTTTCTGAAAACAATAAAGATTTAAAAAATAAAGAGTTGAGAAAAAAGGTATTCTCCAAAACTGTAAGAGATTATCAGGACTTCTACCTAGATGTTTTTGATAAAGAAATCCCGATTTCAGATTCAGACAAAAAAGTGAATAAAAAGCTTTTGGTTGAGTCTTTATATGAGGATGTAATTGATGTAGTCAATAACAACTATAATACCTTTAATCACCAAAAAATGTTATTGGATTCTATTGATGAAAACTGGCGGCAATACATTGTTTCCATGCAAAATATGAAAGACATGGTAAATGGAACATACATGAGCCAAATTAAGCCAATAGAAAAATACAAACAAGAATCTGCCAAGATGTTTGACAACTATAAAAAATGTATTGGTCTAGATGTTACTGACAAAATTGTTCGAGAAATTTCTAATAGAAAAAATAAATAGAAAAAGGAAATCAAATTAATATGAGAAACAAACAACCCAAAGAAACAAATACCCAGACAAAAGCTCCTTATGCAATCTTTGTAGTAGATGGACAGACAAAGGCTTTGAAGTTGGTTAAAGATGTAAAAGATTTAATTAGGAAAGAAATTACAGACCTAATTAAACAAGAATTTGAGGTTTTTGAAAAAGATGAATTTCTTTATGAGTCTTATACTTTTGACCATGCTGTTCTGAATGAAACTATTTCAGGTCTACCAAGAGAAAAGAAAACAGTCTCTGGCGTTTGTTATCTTATTAATAATGTATATTCTGATAACCTAGAAGGCATCATTGAAGCTACTATTGATGAATATGCCAATATTTTCTATGTTCCTGATTTGCAAATGAAGAACTTTAACCACCCTAAAAAGAAACATCTATTTGTAAATAATAGAACAATCATTCGTAACCCTGATTCACGAACAGTCATTATGAAACTTCAATTAGGTTTTATTCCGGCAGATGAACCAAACTGGGAAAGTGACCACTTTCTAATTACATTTTGTGGAACTTTAAAATAAATAAAATAGAAAGAAAATAAAGTTTTTAGATTGTTTCTGAAAACTTTTTTTCGTTTTTCTTTGACATTTTGTAAAAATGCTATATACTATTTATTGAAATAGTGTTTCAAATGAGTTTCCAACTCATTTCAGCTCTATTAATAAAAACCAAATTAAACAAAATTAAAGAAAGGTTCAAGGTTTTTTAATGAAAAAGAAAAACAGAAATATTAACTTGAAGAAAGCTCTTATGACTGGAGCTGTATCAACTGTTGGAGTTGGTTTAGTTCAAACTATGAGTGCTACACAAGTTTTTGCTGCTGAACAGTACCAAAGCCAAGAATTGCAAGATTTGCTCAATGAGGCTAAAGCTTTGGGGCTGAATGTAAATGAACAAGCCTCAACTCACAAGGAAAATCGTACTGAAGCAGATGCAGACCAAAAAGAACAAATTGCTAACATTCGTCGGACTGTAGAAGCTTACAAGAAAGCTAAAGAAAAATATGAGCAACAAACAAAGGTTGCTGAAGAAAACAAAACTAAGCCGGGCTATCTTTCAGAAGTTGTTCCTAAGAACTTGATTTTTGAATCTGAGCCAAATGCTAAAGTAACCATTTCGGGTCAGCATATGGTTTCAAAAGATGCTTGGGCAAATGCTGAAATGGAGCCGAATGTAAAATGGCGTAATCCAAACAGATTGGACTATGAAGGCTCTGGTGCTGGAACTTACACAACTGATGAAGTTGCAGACCATGCAATGTTGATGCGTGTGGGTGATAGTGTAACAGCTACTTATACAAATCTTGAAAATAGCTCTTACATGGGCAAAAAGATTGCAAGTGTAAAATTCACTACCACTCTTAAAGAAACCGCAGGGCCTCTCAGACAAGTTGCATTGCAATTCCTACAAGACCCGACAGTAACAATGTTTGCACATGCTTGGACAAATGGTGAAGATTTTGGGCGTTTGCCTGATTTTAGATTCACCACTAAAATTCAATATTTTGATGAGAATGGTCAAGAAATCTTCATTACAGAAGATAATCCAGCTCTTATCTCTTTTGCAAGTTTGAATTCCCAAGGTGGTCAAGGTGAATATGTGGCAAACTTCAATGGACGTTATATCCCTATCAATGGTTCGGGTATTACAGAACAAAATGGCAAGGTTACAAACTTTAACAACAAGAGTTTGGAAGACATTGCTCGCGAGCAGGGCGCTCCTGATGGAAGATGGGATGACCTATCTCTAAAACATGCTTATGTTGGGGCTATTGCAGGACGTGCAAACAAATCAATTGAATTTGATTGGGGAAATCATGGTTCAGCACAATGGTTGGCTATCAATACACGTTCTGTATCAAACACAGAAGTTCCAGTGCCACCTAAAAATGGTGAATTTGAAATTGATTTCCACAAGAACACTGTAACTGCTGCACCTGTTAATGTTAAGTATGTAAACATTGAAAATCCATCTGAAGAAGTTTCTACACCAGAAACTATCAATGGTAATGAGGGTGATGACTACACTACTACTCAAAAGGATGTTCAAAATTTTGAATTTGTTCGTGTAGATGGCGATACAAAAGGCAAGCTTTCAAACCAAGGTAAGACTGTTACTTACTACTACAAAAAACTTGTTGGTAATGTAAAAGTTAAACATGAATGGGATGATGGTACTCCATTGACAGAAGCTGAGGCAGATGGTCTCAAGAATGGTGAAGCTCTTATCAAAGACAAAGCTGTTCAAGGTGAAGATTATGCTGCATCTAAACTTGCTGACAAAATCCTTTCTACTAAGAAAGAGGGAACTAAGTCTTACAACTTCAAACGTCAATATGTTGGACTGAAACAAGGTTCTGCTGCTGAAACTGGAAAAGTAGAAGCTAAGAAAACTAAAACAGTAACTTTTGTTTACAAGAAAACAAAAGAAATTGACCTTGAAAAATCAATGGTGAACTATGGAGTCAATGTTCACTTTGAAGACACTAAAGGCAAGGCTGTAAAAGATAAAGCTGTAATCTTTGATTATGCTAAATCTGTTCTTCCTTTAGGTAAATTCAATCAAGCAACACCTGTCTATGATGCTCGCAAGTTGAAAGCTGATAATCAAACAATCACAACCCCAACTGGTGACTTGTATGGATTCAAAGGCTTGAAACAAGGTTCTGCTCCTGAAAATGGTCAAGTTAAGCAAGATAAAATCCTTGATGTTGTTTACCAATATGAGCGTCTTTACAAGACTTCTTGGAAAGATGAAAATGGCAACTCTCTCCTTAAAGAATACACAGGAAATTCCGTAAAAGGTAAAGAAGAACTCAAAGATAAAAACTATGAGTATGTAACAAGCAAGCCAGATAAAAATGGCAATGTTACTCATGTTTACCGCTTGAAACGCGGAAGTGTCCAAGTGTTCTACAAGGACATCAATAAGGATGAAAATGGAGAACAAAAATCCGTTGCTGACACAGTAACATTCAATGGCTCTGTAAAAGATTCTTACAAGACTGACCAAAAAGATGTTCCGGGCTGGCGCTTCCTTAAAGTAGAGGGTGACACTACTGGTACATTCCCAGATGGCACTAGCAAGAAAGTTACTTACTACTACGAAAAACTTCTTCAAACTCGTTACATTTCTGATGTAGATGGTGATGGAGATGGACAAGGTGATGAACTTGCTGAAAGTGTTACAGATAACAAGTTCCACGAAAAGAAAGACTTTGACAACTACAAATTCTTGTACAATGAAGAACATGACAATATCAAAACTTATGTTTACCACCTCATGAAGACATCATTTGTTGATACTGAAGGTAACAAGATTGATGAGACTGTGGATGGTGTACAACCTAAGAAAGATATTGATGGTTGGGAATATGTAAATACTATTCCGCTTCAAAATGGTGACGTAAACCATGTTTACAAGAAGAAAGAAGTTCCACCAACACCAGAACCAGAAAAACCAGCAGAAAAGCCAGTTGAAAAACCAAAAGTTCAAAACAAAGAACTTCCTAAGACTGGTGCTGAAGCTATCGGTATGCAATTTGCAGGTGGCTTGGCTGCCCTCGGCCTTGGTGGTGGAACATTGTTCAAACGCCGCAAGAAATAATTTAGTTTCTTTATGATAAAAGCTTTGGGTTTCCCAAGGCTTTTATTTTTATTTGTTTTATAATATAGTTTGTAAAACATTTTAATTTTACAATTATTTTTACAACAAATTAATTATCTAAAGGAGGGTCACACCATGACCAAAAAATTACAAAAACTAAGCAAAGAAATTGCCGCAAAAATCAACAAGCTTGATGATTTGGCAGGAGAGGTTCGAAGTCGATTTGATGACTTCTTGGAAAACATTTCTTTCAAAAATGAAAATGTAGAAAAGTTCTACCAAGGAATTGTCAAAAGTCTTGATAAGCAAGATAGTGATGCTGATATGTTCTTGTTTGTAAAAAATCTAACAAATTCAGAGTGTCCTTATTGGGATTTAGAAGTTGGACAAAAAGCTACATTTAATCCTCAAGATGAATGGCGTTATCATTATCGTAATGATGGGTATGTTTACTATGTTGAACTGGAAATTGAGGTAGATGACAATAATGTTGTTACTAATATTTCCTTTAATCATTATTAAAAGTTGAAAGGACGAACCCATGAGATTCCACTTAACCTCAACATTAATTGATGATGAATTCAAGAGCGATTTTTCAGATGACATTTCTAAGATTGTTGCAGATTATGTAGATATAGCAACTATGTATTCTACTGACAAAGAAAAATATATTGACGGCCACACATCTTTTGAGAAATTCAAAGATATGGTTAAAGCTCTTCAAGATGTAGGATATGGCTCATACCCTATGAGCGGTGAACAATATCCAATTTTAGTGAATGTTAATGAAGAAGGAGTTCTTTGTTTAACAGTTTACAACAGTTATATTGAATAATTTCAATTTAACTAAAACAAAAAGACACCTATTAAAGGTGTTCTTTTTTATTTTATCTAGTAAGAACTTTGGACACCCCAAGTTCTTTTTTAATTAAATCTAGTACAGTATAATCTCCAACAACAGAAATTCCACACATTTTCTTAGTTTTTCCATCTGGATAACAAAGATATACTGATGAATGGCCGTTTGAATAAGAGTACAATTTTGCGTAAACACTTGATATTTTTTGGCTTAAAAGACTTGTTTCAGAGCCATCTTCTTTGAAATAAGAATCATTCTGCTCAAAATCCAACAAAACATAAATATCATGATGGGATTGCTGAATAGTTTCAATTCTTCTTTCTGAGCCATATTTTTTAGCAGCTCTCAATTCCTTATCAGAAAGTAAGCCCATTAATCTGTTGTTAGCCTCTTCTTTTGTTATTAAGGCAAAACTTCCGGCAGGGAAGTATTTCTTCAAATTAATACTAAATCTTTCATCATTATTAACTTCAGCAAAAATCAGGCAAACCTCATTAGTCTTTGTGGTCATAAAGCTTCCTCGAATTTCTTCGAGTTGCTTTTTAAACACCATTAACTCAACTGTTGATTCAGTTCCCTCAAAAGCAATCTTAGCATAACGATTACCACTCTTAGCTAGTAATTCCTCGTATTCCCCGGCCATACCAATCAAAAGAACTTTTTGTTTTTCTTGAATGTTGCCTTTAATAAACTCAGCTTCAAGAGACTCTACTGTATGAACATAAGGAACGCTAATCGTACCCATATAATCATCAAGTGGATTATAGGTTAAAAGAATTTTCAAATTCTTCTTTTCCCATAAAACAATTTCTTTAGGAGAATCTTCTAAATGAGGGTTTAAGTCTTCTTGTGAATAGAATAACTCAAAGACTGATTTTTCTGTAGTCAAATTAAACAAAGAGCCGGCATTAAAGTTTCCCATATCTAAGCTCTTATAGGCTTCTTCATACATAGAGATTTGAGAAAGCATTGTATTTCTGGTTAGGCCTGTGAAATCAAAAGCTCCTGATTCAACAAGGACTTTAACATTTCCCTTTCCTACACCATTAGAAAACATTCTAAAACAAAAATCTTCTAAATTTTTGAATAGTCCATTTTCTTCACGCTCTTGAACAATCTTACGAGCAACTTTTTCTCCAATACCATCAATACCTTGAAGTGACACTACAATACCATCATCTGTTTTTTCAAAATCTCTAGTGGATTTATTGATGTCTGGCGGAAGAATCTTAATCTTCATAGCGCTTTTGGTAATTCCAATATATTTTTTCAAGTCTTTGGCATTGTTAAGAGCAAGAGTGAGATTGGCAGCCATAAACTCGGCAGGATAATAATGTTTAAGATAAGCCGTTTTATAAGCAAGATTAGAATAACATGCAGCATGAGCCTTGTTAAAGGCGTACTCTGCAAAAGTTTCAATCTTTTTGATAACACTATCAGTCACATCATCAGGCACTCCATTAGCGCGTGCACCAACAATGCCTAATTCTGTATTTCCCTCTTTAAGAATTTTTAATTCTTGCTCCATTGTTGCTTTATCTTTTTTACCAATTGCTCGGCGTACAAGGTCAGCTCGGCCGAGAGGGAAACCTGCTAGTTCTTGGAAGATTTTCATAACCTGCTCTTGGAAAGTAATGATTCCATAAGTTTCTTCCAGAATTGGTTTTAATAACGGATGTTCATATTCGATTTGGCTAGGGTTGTACTTGTTTTGAATGTATTCATCAATATAAGCAATTGGGCCGGGCCTATATAAGGCGTTCATGGCAATTAAGTCTACCATCTTTTCAGGATGAAGTTTTTTAAGACTTGATTTCATCCCGTCACTTTCAAACTGGAAGACATTGGTGGTATCTCCCTTGGCGAAAACCTCATAAACATTAGGGTCATCCAAAGGAATTTTTTCAATATCAAATTGATTGTTGGCAGGCCTGTTTTTATTAATGGCAGTTTGGGTCTTCTTGATAATATCTAAAGTCTGAAGACCAAGCAAATCCATTTTTACAAGTCCAGACTTTTCAGCCATTTTCTTTTCAAACTGACAAACCTTTGTTCTAAGGCCAGTCTTTTTATCATCTGTTTCAAAAACTGGAGCATAATTAGTAATAGGGTTGTCAGCAATAATTAGTCCAGCAGCATGAATACCTGTATTACGAGGTGTACCTAATAAGCGAGATGCAATATCAAATACATTCTTGAATGTTTCGTTGGAATCAATTTTATCACGAAACTCAGGCAAAGAATTATATAACTCTTTTAGAGATAGGTCAGCCATATCATCCGGAATCATCTTGGTAACTTTAAGGCTTTCCTGTGCTTCAATTTCAAATACACGCATAACATCAGCTAGAGCATTTTTTGCTTTCAATAACGTAATGGTTGCAATGTTGGCTGTATTGGCATAACCATATTTCTTACGAAGATATTCAGCTACATCTTGCCGGCGCTCTTGTTCAATGTCAATATCCACATCAGGAAGCTCAACACGCTCTGGGTTCAAGAAACGCTCAAAATAAAGGCCAGATTCAATAGGGTCAATACTAGTAATCTTAGAAACATAGGCAGCTAGAGAGCCGGCAGCAGAGCCACGGCCCGGCCCAATAGAAATATCATTTTCTTTAGCCCAACGAATAAAGTCTGAAACGATTAAGAAATAATCATTAAATCCCATAGAGTCAATAACTTCTAATTCATACTGTAATTGTTTCTCATATTCTTCTGTCCAATCTCCGTCCTCAAAAAGGTCTTCAATGCCTTGGCGACAAACGGCTTCAAAATATTCTTTATTGTCTTTGAAACCATCTGGAACTTGAACTTTAGGCAGATAGTGGTCATGGACATCCATGTCCACATTACACTTATCAGCAATTTCTAAAGTATTAGTTAAAGATTCATCATACTTTTTTTCTTTAAAAACTTCTTTTAGCTCATCAAGAGACTTGATATAAAATTCATTATTCTCAAATCTCATGCGGTCAGGGTCATTTAACGGTTTATTCTGACTGATTGCTAAAAGAACATCTTGGTATTCAGCATCTTCTTTTCGGGCATAGTGAGAATCATTTGTGATGATAGTCTTTACACCCAATTCTTTAGCCATTTTCATCAACAAAGGATTTGTTTCCTTTTGCTCTGGCAATCCGTGGTCTTGTAATTCAATATAAAAATCATCACCAAAAATATCAACAAATTTTTGTGTGACTTGTTTTGATTTTTCATAACTATCCTTTAAAAGCATTTGAATAGTTGGGCCGCCAATACAGGCAGAAGTTACAATTAATCCCTCAGAATACTCTTCAAGAACCTCAAAATCAATACGAGGTTTGTAATAATACGATTTTTCTTCCCAAGAAATACCATTAAGTTGATAGAGGTTTTCAAGGCCTTTATTATTTTTAGCCAAAACAATCAAATGATAATATGGTTTGCCGTATCTATCTCGTTCTTTGATTAGTCGGCCATCTAAAGAAAAATACATTTCACAACCAATAATAGGTTTAATACCTTTTGATTTCGCTGTGTGATAAAACTTTGCAGCCCCGTGCATGTTTCCGTGGTCAGTTAAAGCAATAGCTGGCGCTCCAATTTCTTGTGCTCTAGATACAATGTCATCAACAGAGGCAAGGCCATCCAAAAATGAAAAATGACTATGGACATGTAATGGAACATATTGGTTATTGGTTAAATTCAAATCTTTTCTCCTATTCGTTTTATCTCCCTCTATTATACCATGTTTTAGTCTTGAATTGTTGATTTTCCTTTATAAAAACAACAAAAAACACCTTGAAAAGGTGTTTCGATTTGATATATATTATGGAAGTTCTTTAAAGAGATTATTTTCTTCAAAATATTTCTCTTTTTCTTTCCTTGTCATTTGAGCAATTGAATACCCTCCAACAACAAAGTTTTCCAAAAACACATTAAAGTGCCGACTTGTTGATTTACTATAATCCCAATGAGGATATACAGCTACAATTTTGCCATTGATTACATCTGCAATACGACTTTTATAGTCGTAAAACGATTTGAATGTTTCGCCTGACTCAACATCTGTAATTTCAACTACAGATGACGATGCAAATGGCACAGCCGTGTTATCTACGCCTACTTTTAATCCTTTAATTTTTTCTTCTAGCATAATTACTATATTATAAAACAAAAAAGTTTTTTAATTTGTTTATAGAATATGATATAATTGAATAAAGACCTCAAAAAATGAAAGGGGAAAAAATTGAGATTTTTAGATAAGAAATACATTCCATTCTATAATTATTTACAGGGTAAAAAATTACTAGAAGAAGAGGATGCTGAAGACCTTTTAATTTCTTCTGGGATGTACCCTAAATATATAGAACCACCAGTTGACCAAGAATATAATGAAGAAACTAGAAGAATTGAAGCTTTCTTCAATATCAACAAGTTTCTAAAATTTCATAATTTAGAATGGATTAAAGAAAAATATCCTAGTCTAGTCCTAAAAATAGATGAAGCCACGGCAAACAATGAAACCTTAGCAAATTATGCAGATGGTTTAGTCGAAAAGCTGACTGATTATAATGAAAGTTCTGCAACGGAACAGTTTGAAGAGGACTTGCGAGTTACCTTTAGGCGTTCAGTTTATGGAACTTTAGCTATTTTAGGAGTTCTTGGGCTTATTATTTTTGGAATCATTCCATTCTTCTTAACTTCATCTGGTCAAAGAGACTTTGATAACGGTAATTACCAAAGTGCCTATAATTATTTCTCTACAACAAAAGGACTGAGTGATAAGAGCCATAGCGGTAAGATGGCTAAGTTATCTAAAATGAATCTGTTAATTCAGGAAGAAAAATATGATGAAGCTTTAAAAATGGCCAAAGATATGGAAGGCATTACCATTGATGGTCACAATACAGATAATCTTCGCCAATATGTATTTTTCCAAAAAGGTAAATATCTTGCTCAGAAGAAAAAATGGGAAGAAGCTGCTTATGCCTTTATTGAAGCAGGTGAATATGAAAATGCCCAGCAAGAACTTATCAATGCAGCTTACAAAGCTCATCCAACTTTAGTCAAAAACAAGAAGTATGGGGCTATTGTAAAAATCTTTGTTTATCTTGTGGGTTATCAAGATGCTGAAGAGCTGATGCTAAAAGCTATGGAACAACATTACCTAGTTGGCCTAAGAGAGTATAAAAACAAAAATTACTCAAAAGCCCTTGAAGTCTTTAAATTGTTAAAGAAATACAAGTATAAGACATCAGAAGCAATGGAAAAAGAAGTTCTTTATCAACAATCAAAAGAATTGATTGAGCAACAAAAGCCAGATGAAGCGATGAAGAAACTATCTGAAATCGCAGATTTTAAAGACTCTTCTGCCTTATTGAAAGAATTGAATTATCAAAAGGCCACTCAGTATATTGCTACAGACCCATATCAAGCATTGCAGTATCTACTTCTGAGCTATAACTACAAAGAATCAAATAAATTGATGCTAAACGGTAATATTGTCATTTATGGCTCATGGGATATTACAGAGATGGATAATGCAACAATCACTCAGTACAAAATGACATTCACTGGTGGTAACACTGTTGCTCTTGGGAAAGATGTTCCAGAAGATGTGTCTAATGAGTTTTCAAGTGAAACTTATGTTTATGATAATGGTAAATTCGTTGCAAACAATAAAACTCTTGAAGTTGTTGAAGCTATCACGTTAAATAAAATCAAAATCAAGACAAATGGTCATACATTTACTCTTGAACGAAATAAGAGTTTATCTGGTTTAGCTAAAAATAATAGCAATCTTGATTTATCAATTCTCTTACCTGAATATTTTGATACGGCTTCCAAGAAAGATGAATTGTCTGATACAGAAGATACAACAAAAGAAAGTTCTAGTTCTGCTTCTGAATCATCTTCATCTAAAAAAGAAAAAGAAGATTCATCAAAAGAGAAAAAAGAAAATAATAAAGATAAAGAGAATAATAAAAAGGAAAATAAAAAAGAAGATTACGAACTGTAATCTTCTTCAATAGAAAGGAAATTAATCTATGTATCTAAATATTGGAGATGTAAAAATTAATATCTTGTTTTTAGTAGGAGCTGTTATTTTTGCAATCTCGTTACTTATTTTTATCCTATCTTTACTAGGTAAAAAGAAACATCTTGACCGCAAATTGCGTGAAAAAGACCCATCTGTAGGAGATGGAATTGCGCGTGCTAATAAGGAAAAGAAAAAGCAAGCTCGTAAGAAACTACAAGCTCCAGAGGGATATGAACCATCTCTAGAGCCTCAATATGATGATGAAGAAGAACCATATGAAGATGCTGAAGAAGTCTTAGAGTTGCGAGAAGTTAAAGACTGGCAAAAAGAATTGTTGATTGTTGGTTTGAAGTCAGCTTCTGAGCTTGAAGAAGATGAAGCCAATAAATTCATCTATCAAAGTTATATCGAAGAAATTGAGAAGATGACAAATTGGAACATCAATACTTTGCTAGAAGTCTTCAAGTTTGCTCCTGCTCATATTTCTCAGGCGATTCTTCTTGAAGCGGCAGACCCAGAAAGTTACTACTATACTCCTGACTTCTTTGAAGAGGGCGAACCATTTGATTATGATGAAATGGATTGGGCAGGTATTGCAACTACCATTGACATTCTGAATAATGATGCTGAAAAAGGCAAAAATGGTTGGTTTGATGGATTCTATGAAGAATGGAATCCAAGTGGTTCATTCAACAGAGAGACAGCTTTAAAATATGGTCAGTTACAAAAGGTTCTTGGTCTTCTCTATGATGCTGTAGCTGATGCCCAAGCGAATGATGATGAAGTTCTTCCAATGGGTGTAACAGAAAATATGGTTGACCTTGATTTGAAAGACATTGATTTTGCGATTGATTACATTCGAGATGGGAAAGAACTAGAACTAATGGATGCAAAAACAAAAGAAATTGTTATTCTTGCTATTGTTGCATCTGTTGTGAATAGTATCAGCTCTTCATTAATGGAAGGCACGTCTTCAAATCTGACAAAAGAAGAAACTTCTCTTGTTCGATTGCTTGCAGAAATTAGTGAAAAGAAACCATATCAAAAGATTTTGCTTGAAATTGATTCTGATGAAGAAGATGATGAAGAGGAATAACTATATGAAATTTCAAAAAACTATTTTAGCTGCTGTTCTAGCAACATCTACTCTTGTTCTTTTAGGGGCGTGTGGAAATAAAGCAGCAAACAATTCGGGAAACTCTAACTCTGGGGTTTCCTTGAATTTTAATGGACAATATTCCGCGCGAAATAATAAAGAAAGCGGCCCGTTGGTATCTTTCTATCGGAATAACTTAAATGGCAATCAACAAAAGCTGTATGATGATATTTTAGAAACTGTCAAACAACATAGAACATCCTATCTATTAGCTACATCACTTCCTAAAGAAGAAGTGCAACAAGTAATGGCTATTGTCTTTATGGACAATCCTGATTTATTCTTCGTTGATAAGAAATATCAGTATTCTGTAAATGATGAGGGAAAAATCAAAAACCTCACGTTTTCTTATAACAAAACCAAAGAGGAAGAACAGGCAATAACTGACCAACTTGAAAAATCTGCTCAACTTGGAGAAATCAACATGAATGAGCTGACACCAGTAAAACTGGCATCTATGTTTAATTCATTTAATGCTTCTAAATTTGTAGCAGAGCCAACAACTCTTGGAGATGTATCTGGCCGTATTGACACGGTGAACATTAACAATCAAACTTTGTCTAATTTTATTGTCTTTGCTCTTAGAAGAAATAAAATTCCTGCATCTATTGTTTATGGGGAGAACATTAATTCTTCTTATAGTAATCTGCCAGATGCTTTTGACAATGGCAATGTCACTGACAGTGGCTCAGAAGTTGTTTTCAACACTTCTAAAATATACTCTTGGGTAATCGTTCGTGTCAAAGAAGAATATTTCCACTTTGATATTTGGATGAATGAGTTTTTCAAAAATTACGTTCATGACAAAACAGGTTTTGAGGTCAATTATAATCCATTTTTAGGAATGACTGACGAGCAGGCTGCAAATTCTAGATTGATGGATGTAGGCCGGCAATATTTAGGAACTTCTGAATATGCTGATACACCAGAAAAAACCATGCTGTACAATACAGATGCTAGTTATGTAGTGTCAAGCGACAATGAACTGAGAAAGAAATTACAAGAAGACCTTACTCATACTTTAGCCGGAGAGCAAGGGGTGAAAAATAGAATCTTTAAATTCATTTCAAATCCTAGAGATTACACAAGTCTTTCTCCAAGTATTGAAATGCAGCTCAAAGGCCTAAATCTTGACAAATACTCTCTTCGCTCTTACGATTTCTTTACTGATAGTTATAGTCAATCTTTTGCAGTTTATAACATTATAGCGGATATGTCTGATGATGATTCAAAAGGAGAAAAAAGTGAATAAACTGTTAATTGTTGTTTCATATATCCTGATTGTAATTGGCCTGTTTTTTATAACAGGTCAATCTACAACAGAACCCAAATTAAAATCAATAAAAGAACAAGTTTCTTTGTCAGAAATAGAAAGACAATACAATCTTGCAAAAACTCAAAATCCTGTTGTTGCTGCTTTTATTGATGTGCCCGGAGTTACAACAGAAGCAGTGGTTTATACACCAGAAGACCAAACAGAATATCTCAGAAAGGCTCTGGATGGCTCTGAGAGCGAAGAGGGAACTCTTTTGATGGGAACTTGGTCAAAGGGAACTCTAGGCCCTAAAGGCGGAAAATACTTTGGAAATTCTTTGATTTTTGGCCACAACACTATCACGGGGCAGAAATTTGGGAATTTGAAGAATTTTTTATCTAATGAAGCTCTGTCTAATTCGCCTCTTATCACCACTTTTGATGGTGATAAAATTCGTTATTATAAATTTAGTTTTGTAAACTATGTTATTGATGGTGAAGAGTTTATCAAAGAAAAAGAGTTTAAGACCTTAGATGAGATGAAAGACTATAATCAAGAAATGCTATCAACTTCTATTTTCCAAAGTTCTTCTTTGTCTCAAAACGTAACCAATAAGCCAATGCTTTATCTCCAAACATGTAAAGAATGGTGGGGGATTGAGCGATACACATTTGCTTGTGTGGAATGTGATGAGAAAGGACAGGTGTTACCATGAAGAAAAAGATTATCTATATTTTATTATTTTTACTTCCCATCATACTGTTTCTTGTTCGTTATCAAGTTGTTTTTGTAAAAAAATCAAATGTAAAAGGCATCCATGATGATGCAATCACTATTATTTCTAGAGAAAAAATGGTACAATTAGATAAGGCAAATACAACTTATGTCATAGTCAAAGACCATGAAACAAAAGAAGTATATGTCCGAGAATTACTAAGAAAAAAAGACGGTAAAATCTCATTAAGAGAGAACGTCAATTCAACTGAAAGGAGTGTTGATTTAAAAGATAAAAAAGAATTATATCCAATTATCTTTTATTTCAATTTAAAATAATAACGCCATGAAATTCATCAATGACATTTTTAATAAAGCCCCTGAGAAAATGGGTAAATTCATTAATAACTTGTTTGCTTTGCCTATTACAGCACTGCTCATGTATCTCTTTAAAGAAAGCTTCTTTAGTAGAACATCTGGCAGTGAAATGCAATTCTTGAAATCTAATTTCAATATTATTTTGGCTTTCTATATTATTCTATCCTCAATCTTTGTTTTCTATAAAGCGATTAGATTTCACAACAAAGTACCTGAAGCTAAAAAGTCAATTCTTCCTACATCTGTTATTCAAAACAAGCAGCTAGAAAGCACTTCTCGTATGGCTTCTATTTTTACCTATGAAAAATGGTATTTGTTTAAAATGATTGTAGCTGGAATTTTCATAACTGTTGTTGTTTTAGGATTGATAGCTGGATAAGAGGTGCATCATGAATAAAACAAGAAACAAAAAAATCTATTCTTTTTCCATACTAGGCAGTGTCCTAGTTGCTGCTTTTTTAGCTTATATCATAAGCAACCTATTTTTCTCTGCTGTCCTGTTTGCTATTATTGGGCTTGCTCTTATTTTCTTTGCCGGGCAAGATTACAGCCGTTTAAATAAAATGGCTCATGAGTATAAACATGGTTCTCAAAGTGACAATCAAGCAAATCCTTTTAAAAGCAATTTTAACCCTCAAAACAACGCTAATTTTGGAAATAATACAAAGAAAGAAAGTACTCTTGCAGATTTCTACATGAAGCAAGAAAGACCTATAAACTTCCAAGAAAATGAGCAAAACAATACAGAAGATACAATATTCTACGATTCAGAATATGCAGCATCAGATACAATCTTCGTTAACAAAAAAGATGATGATATGTTTTTGCCAGAGTGTTTCAAGTATTTTGGTTTTACATCTGTTCCAAATTTGGCCAATTTAAAATCAGCTTATCGTAAAAAAGCTAAGGTCTTACACCCAGACAAAGGCGGAGACCCAGTAGAGTTCAAGAAAATGAATGACCTATATGATGAAGCTCTAGAAATTCTGAATAAAAAATAAGCGAGAACTTGATATTTCTCGTTTTTTTTATACAATAGAATTAAGCAAAAATAAAATATAAAAAGGAAATAATTAACTATGAAAAAAATTATTGGAATGATTTTCTTATCATTAAGTGTTTTCGTTCTTGCTGCCTGTTCATCTGGCAAGAAAGGGCCGGTTGTAGCAAACAATGACGGAAGTATTTTAAAATATGACAAAACAAACGCACCAGATGGCTACTATGTGATGAAAAAAGATGGAGTGATGAATCCTCTCTTGTCTGCTGGGCTTGCAAACGGTGGTGACGGTCTTTACCTAATGTACACTGACTATGACCAACTTATTCCTACCCTAAGTGGTAAAAGTCAACTGGTTACAGTTTCTGCATCAAATCCTCCATCAGAATATACTTTGCACAGATTGAGTGATATTGGTTGGACAGTAGGTGTTAATTTCAATGTTCCTACCACTTCCATTGCTGGCTTTGATGGAGACTCAGATAATGATAAAGAAGATTACTCTGAGTCAAGGGTTACATTTGGTTCAACATTGAACAGTCTCAGTCCTATTGAAAAATACTTCCAATCTGCTGAAACATTCCCTAATGGCTATCAGGCGGTATGGATTGATAACGTAAATAATGAAAAGATTACACCAAGTATGGTAACAAGTGGCATGGGCTTCCTCAAGGGGCTTCAAAAGAAAGCTATGTATTCCTTTGGTGTTTACAATGGAACTAAGTACCAAAAGATTGAAGTTCAAGCTGATACGCACGTTTTCGAGTCTACTGGTGAAACCTATACAGTAAAGACTATTAAAACAGAAAAAGACACCTATTTTACACTAAAATTACCGAATGATTTACCTAATGGCTATTACGCACTGGAAAACTATGGAGTGTTCAAATACGAAAACTAAAACAACATAAAAGACTGGAGTTTTTCCAGTCTTTCTTTTTTTAAAAAATCTATCTTAGTCTTTCTTCTTACCTTTAAGGCCAAAGCCAAGAGTTAGCATTGTCATACCAATAATTGTAGAAGCTAGACTTGCATCACCAGTCTTAGGCAGTTCTTTGTTTTGAGTAGTTGCCTTTTCAAGTGCTGATTTACCTTGACCTTGTGTTGCAAAAGTCTTGCCAGCTTGAACACCTACACCAACGATATAGTCTTTAAGTTCTGAATGTCCTTGTGTCTTGATTGCTTCATCAACGATAGCTTCTGGTGAGCTAGGAACAACTTCTGGGTGTTGTTTTTTGTACTCAGCAATGACACGTTCTTTTTCAGTTTTAGCTTCTTCAAAGACAGTTTTCAGTTCTGAAAGTTTTTCTTGTTCTTTTTCAAGTTTGGCAGAAAGGTTTTTAACAACAGCCTTAGCCACTTCAAGAGCTTTTACGGCTTCTGCATGGCGCTCTTGGCTTTGAACAAGCATTTCCAGTTTTGTTTTAGCATCAGACAAATCTTTTTGAGCTTTAGCTAGGCTTGCACGAACTTGTTCAAGTTCTTTTTGTGCTTCTTGATTTTTAGTAGTTGCTTTTTCTAGGGCAACACCTGTCTTAGCAGAATTTTCTTGTGCTTTTGCCAAGTCTGCTTCAAGAGAAATCACCAGACCTTTAGCAAAGCTCAACGCATCTTTGGCAGAAGATTCTTTTGCAGTTGTTGTTTTAACATTTTCAATAGCATCAGCAAGAGCCTTTTCAGAACGAGCCAATTCATCTTTTGCTTCTTGAAGTTTAGCTTGTGCAACAGGAATAGCAGAAATTCCGTCATTCAAAGCATCTAGTTCAGATTGAGCAACACTAACTTTTTCTTGTTTTGCAACTACATCTTCGGTTGCAGCAAGTACAGCTTTATCAGCTTCTTTTACAGCTTCTTCTTTTGCAGATTGAGTAGCAACCGCATTATCCAGAGCAGTTTCAGCAGTAGTCTTGCCAGTTGCATAATCAATTACATTGTCACCAAAGCCGTTTGCAGTCACATTACGGTCATCATAAGAGCGAAGAACATGAACATTGACAAAGCCGTTGATATGGCTAAATGCTACACCATCATATTCGGTCTTATGTTTACCGTTGTTATAGATGCCAGTATGCAAGATGCTATCAGCGTGGAAGTATTCTTTTCCGTTGTAAAGGAAGTCAATAAATGCTCCATAGACATAAGATTTCAGTTGAGCCATTGTAGCCCACTTAGTCAAGTGTTGTTTAGTTGCTAGATTTTCATTTTGGTTTGTTTTGCCAAATTGTTTCAAGCCAAACTCACTTGCCGCCTTGTTAATAGCGTTGAAGTCGTGTCCAGACTCTACACTTGTGTCAAACTTATCTGCAACATAGTTTTTAGCAACAGCATTAGCAAAAGCCATTGATTTTTCAGTCAATACAGGTGTTGCTGGGATAGCACGTTTGTATGTGCCATATTCATCAGTTACAGTAGGGTTTTCAGCGATATGTTTACGATATTGTTCACGAATATCTTCAAGGGTGCGAATAGCAAACTTGTTCAATTCCAAAAGGTCAGCAGAAGAAATGTTATTTACATCATCAATGATATGTTTCTTATCTGCTTCACTTGGAACATATTTGCTCTGCATAACAAGGAAGCCTTTGTTCTTAGCTTCACGAACTTCGTCAGAGTTGTCATAGTCTTTAGAAACTACAACTTTAGCAAAAGATTTACGCAATTCATCAGTTGCAGAGCTAACAGCAGTTTTAGCTTCATCAAGAGCGGTTTCTGCATTAGCTTTGCCTTGGATTGCTGATTGAAGATTGTTCTCAGCAACTTTCAAGTCACCTTTAGCAGTTTCAACTTTTTGTGTAGCAGCATCAATTTTCTTAGCTTTTTCAGCTTCGCTAGAACGTGCTGCATCAAGAACAGCTTGTGCTTGAGAAACTTTTTCAGTGTTTGTTACTAAGGTTTTTTCAGCAGTTACTTTATTTGATTTAGCAGCTTCTTTATTTGCAGTGGCAGCAGTAAGTTTCTCTTCTGCTTTGCCTTGGTTGGTTTTAGCTGATTGGAGAGCTTTTTCTTTAGAAGAAACTTCTGACTTAGTTTGTGCATCTTTAGCTTGTGCTTCTTGAAGCTCTTTGGCAGTTGTTTCAGCCTTGTTTTCAGCAGGGGCAACCTTAGCTTCTGCTGCCTTTAAAGCATCTTCTTTTATAGGAATATCAGCTTTTACGGCTTGAATATTTTCTGGGGTTGCTTCTTTTACTGCTTGTGTTGTAGTTGCAACATCAGCTTCTTTTGCGTTTAGAACTTCTTGTGCAGTGTTCAATTCAGTTTGTACATTAGTTGTAACAGCGCTTTGATTTTGATAAGTAGTTTCAGCAGCATTAGAAGTTTGAGTTGCTTGTGCTACATCAGCCTCAGTAACAGACTGAACAACTGGTTCTTGTGTTGCTTCTGTAGTTGCAGTTACAACAGGTGTAGTAGGTTCTTGTGAAGCCACATCATCAGCTTTAGCATATCCAGTAGCGCCCAAAGCAGCAATGACAGTAGCAGCGCTAGTAGCAAGTTTGAAATTAGTGTTAGATTTAGTTTGTTTCATATGTAATGAACTCCTTTAAAATGTATTTTTTATTTTGTTGAATTTGTTATGACTTCTCATAACGTAATTCTATTATAACATATTTTAAACAAAAAGCAAGTGTTTTTTAAAAATAATTGACACATTTTATTTCTTTTATAATATCATGTGTAATGCTTATAGTTTTACAATTATTTTTATTTATATATAGAAGAAAGGGGATAAAATGGAAATCTTATCAAAAACAATAAATATACCATCTAAAATAACAAACCCAAATGATATATTAGTTTGTTTTAAGAGATGGATGGAGGCTGCAAACCAATCTATATCTATTTTTTATAAAAAAGATGATGAAGATTTACTGGAAGATAAATGGGGAGTCATTACTCTTTTATTGGAAAGAGAATTCGGAGGTATTCTTCCAGAACAACTTACTGAGATGGTTTTATTTGTAGAGAGAAAAAGAAAGATAAGCAATATTTATTTGTTTTTATCTGATAAGAAGGTGGAAAAAAGTGAGTATTTTAAGTATTCATTTGAATCTTTTAAAGATAATGCTTATCCTAATGTTAAAGAAGATTTTAACATAGATAATGTCATGCGTATTAGGTTCAAAGGAAACTTTTTTGGGAACAGTCGCTTTTGGTCAGTTAGTAAATCTACAGGAAAAACCAAAGATGCAAAAGGAAATTGGAAAAATAGAATAGTTCGAAAAGACATTGAAGACTTGCGTGTCCTACCAGTTAAATTCAGTAACAAAAACTCAAATGGTTTTATTGATTTTATGGAAGTTTCCAGCAATTTATATATTCCTAAATATAAACATGAAGAAAAAAGACTTAAAATTATCGCACGTTATGAAGTTTTAGATTTTTTGGCTTATAATGGTTTTTATAGTCTTGGTGATTCTAAATTCGTTAGTCTTGATTTACATAATCATGTCTCTGGGGAACAATATTCTTTACAAAAAATAGATGAAATGACTGCTGAAAATAAAGACTTTTTTGACAATATGGTTTTAGATTGGGGTACTTTTTCATCATCAAAAGGTGTCAATTTTATTACTCTAACAACAGGAGAAAACTATTTTATTACATTGAGTTGATTTAAGTTCCTTGTTGAAATAAAAAGGTGGTTTAACCATCTTTTTTTATTTCTGTTTCATCAATATCTCTTATAATAATTCTTGTAATAGTTAATTATTTTACAATATATTATTTTATTAGTTAATTAAAGGAGGAAAAAATGAAAGTTTTATCTAAAATGATAAAAGTGCAAAAAAACAATCAAAGTTATAACATTGAAAAGAGGGTTTTAGATAGATGGATAAAGGCATCAGATATAACTTTTTCTATTTTTTACAAAGAAGATGATGAACATTTATTGAAAGATAAATGGGAAGTCATTACTCTACTAATAGAGAGAAATCTTTGTGGTAAATCATTTGTTTCTGGAAATCAAGAGTTAGTTTTATTTACAGAAGGAAAAAATAGATTGGAAAGCATCTACTTATTCTTTTGTAACAGCAATGCTCCCAAAAATGAATACTTGGAACATTCATTGGGAACTTTTAGAAAAAAATATTCAAGCCATATTGATTTAAGTATAGGTGGGGTTAGACCTATAAATGTTACAAAAATTGAATTCAAGAAAAACTTGTTTGGAAATGATAATTTTTGGTTTATTGAAGAATCTAATGGATGTACAAATAATTCAAGGATAACATGGAATAGAAAACATGGAATGGCCGTTATTCCAATAAAATTCAGCAATAAAAATTCAAACGGATTGATTAACCTAGCGGAAGTTTTGTCTTATATATACATAAGAAAAAATACGGACAAAGGGGTTAAAATTCTAGAGCGTTATGACATATTAAGCCGCTTTGGAATAAATGGTTACTTCAGTGTGATGTACTTAACATTTGAGACACTTGGTTTTCATAATCTTGTTTCTGGCGAAGAGCATGTTTTGCAAGATGTTGAAGAGATGCCTGCTGACTCTAAAAGATTTTTTAATGAAATGATTTTGAGTAGTGGTGTTTTTTCAAAATCTAAAGGTATTAATTTCATAACTTTAGAAAATGGAGATAATTATCTTATTAAACTAAGTTAATTTCTATAAATTTTAAAAGATGGTTTCCCATCTTTTTTGTTTATTCCATTATTTCTTTCATTTATAATAACTTTTGTAAATATTTTTTATTTTGCAATATTATTTAATAAAAAGGAGAAGATATAAATGGAAGTTTTGTCAAAGAAAATCAAAATTCCTCAAAAAGGGGATGATGAACAGTCATATGGTTTTCCAACAAGGCAATGGGATAAAGAAACATTAGATGAAGTGACAGTTTTTTATAAAAATGAAGATTCTCAATTACTCGAAAACAAATGGGGCGCTATCATTATTTCTTTAGAAACCATGTTAAAGAGAGCAAAATATGCTTCTGGTAGTCTAGGGAAACGGAATATGGTTCTTTTTACAGAGGGAAAAAGAACTCTCAAAAAGGTCTATTTGGTCTTTATTTCAGATGAAAAATATGTAGAAAGTGCATTGGAATTGTCATTCAAGGAGTCTAGAAAGTTTTTTGCTGAATCGTTCTATGTTATTAAGCTAGAATTTGATTGTCAACTTTTTGATTTTTCTTCATTTTTTCTTGTGAAACAGTGTTCAGGGCAAACCCAAAACAAGAATATAAAATGGTTTATTAAAGAAAGTAGACCTATCTTTCCTGTAAAGTTTAGCAATAAGAACTCAAATGGAGTGATTGATTTGGGAGATATTTTATACAAAATGTTCCCTTCAAATACATATGAGTTTTCAATAAAATCTATTGCTGGTTTGGTGAGATATGTATTTTCTAATTTCGCAACAAACGAACATTATTCTTTAAAAGAAAAGGGAACTATGTTAAAAGAAGAAGAAAATTTCTTTGATAGTATAAACGTTAAAGAAATTTTGTTAAGAAACAATAGTCGAATTATCTTAATGGAAGATGGTTCAAATTATTTTATGTCTCTAACATAGTGATATAAAAAAGATGGAATGGAACTCCATCTTTTTTTGATTGTCTTTTCAGGCCTTTTTGAGTATAATAGATACATACAAAATCGAACTGAAAAATTATTTTTTTATATTGAATATAAAAGGAAGGATTAACAATAGAATAATGAATATCATTAACAAGAAAATCATTTTACCAAAGCCTTACTATGAATCTGAACATATTGGAAGCAGCCCCTTAGAGCATTATGCGAAGAAATGGAATGACAAAGAGCGCGAAACACTTTCTATAAATTTTCTGGAAAAAGATTTACCAATGATAGAAAAAGACTGGGCAACAATTGTTTCTTCTTTTGAAAGAAGTTTTGAGGGATTTATTGATTTCTTTTTCTCTCGCGAGTATGTTGTTTTTACAAAAGCTAAAACTTATAACGGAGAACAACGGTTAGGTGAAGTTTGGATGTTCCCGGTATTACTAGAAGATGAAATAAGTAGTTATTTTAATTTTAGTTTAGAAGAGTTTCTAGATAGAAGATATAATTTTAGTTATTACAAAAGCAAATATTTAGACAATCAAGGAAATCAAAGATTCTCCAAGCTAGAATATGATTATCATTCACTGGGTGCTGATGTGAAATATTATTCCGGGAAAATCCCCTACAATAAAAATAAAAAAATTGATTATGACAGTAGTGAATTTTTTTATGTTATGCCAGTTAAATCAAACATAAAGAACACTAATGGTTTTATTGACTTGATTTATTTCATAGGAGAGGCTGACTTGGGCCACCAATTTGGGAAAAATGAGATAAAACAATCAACACAAAGACTTGTCATTGAAGAAATTGTTGTGGATGGCGAGGGAAAATATGCAAATCTTCGTTTTTCTGGTTTTTCTTTCATTGAACTTTTATCAGGTGATGTGGCATTTTGTCTACAAAAAGATACAAGGGAAGAAGATATACAAGTAATAAAAAACTTAGTTGTTTCAGAAATACTTTATCAACCCAAACGCAGTGGATTACTCTTAAATGATGGAACTATATTAATTGGCAGTTTTATATTGCAAAATTGAATTTGATTAGAGATGAGTTTACATCATCTCTTTTTTCTTTTTCAAGTCTTATAATAGTCTTTGTAATATTTTATTTTTACAATATTTATATTTTAAACAAATTAAACAAAGGAGAATTAAGAAATGGAAATTATGGAGCTAAGTATCAATATCCCCAATAATGATTATTTAATAGGAAGAGATACAAAACTTTTTTTACAAACAATGTGGAACAGTTTTTTTAAAGTGAAGGCATATTATAAAAAAGAACAGGAGAATTTAATTCTCTCAAATAAATCATATGTTGTTTTGGCAATAGAAAGTTTCTTTTTTGAAGATAGATTGCTAGATAGAGATGGAAGTACAAAATTTCATTTAGCTCTTTTTGCAGAAGGAAAAAGAAAAATGACTTCTTTGTGGATTGCTTTTATCAATTCTGATTCATCAGTAGAAGAATATTTAAAATATTCTCTAGAAGAACTAACAGAACAGGGCTTCTTAGTGGATGCGACAGATGGCAGCAAGAGCAAAGTCTCAACATCAAGGATTTTACAATTTCGTTTCAAGACACATCCTGTAGGTAGAAGTGTAAATGTATATAACAAAGAATACAGGATTAGGTATGATTCAACATACAAAGAAGAAAAGGGGGAAAGTTTAGACCAATTTTTATTAATCCCTCTAAAAACAAATTTTGAAAATTCTAATGGATTTATAAATTTGGTTTCTCTCTGTTTGTATACTGATTTTACCAAACAATTACATTCCAGCAATATTGGAGATAAAAATTACTGGAAAAGTTCTTTGACACCAATACGCTTGTGGAATGAGGATAATAAAAAAAATGTAAAAAATCCTGAGCCGTCTATTTTTTATCTAGAAAACATTGTAACCAAAGAGCGAATTGCGTTCTCTTGCCCAACTACAACGCCATCAAATCTAGAAAAACTAGATAATCTAGTAATTGAAGAACTATATAAAGATGGAAGTATTTGTACCAGCAATAAAGAAGTAATGTACTTTACTCTTTAAATAGCTAATTCTAAAAGATAGGGTTTTCCTATCTTTTTTTATTTATGTCGTTTATAATATTACTTGTAATTGTTTTACAAAAAATAAATTTTAAAATTAAACAAAGGAGAAAAACAATGACAAATCAAATTCAAATACCAGCTCTTCATAAAGAGCTAAATAAACATCCAGAAACAATTAATTCTAACTATCTTGTTTCTGAACTAAAGGTTGATAAGACTAAGAAAGGCGATGAGTACGCCAAGTACAAATTGTCTGATAAAACTGCAACGGTAGTGGCTACACACTGGAATCTAACACCAGATGAAAAAGAAATGCTTCAAAATAATGAAGTTCTTCTTGTTTCTGGGAATGGAGGAATCAGCAACTATTCTGGAGAGTACGAAATCACTGTAACAGGTATTCAACTTCCCAAAGATGTTGACTATGATACCTTAACTCCGTCTGAGCCTATAGATAGCCATGACACTTTCAAAAAATTGAAACTTGTAGTTTCAAAATTTGAAAACCCCATCTTAAAGCGAATCACTCTTGCGTTGCTAGAGGATAAGAAAGGTTTTCTGATGAATGGTTCAGCGGCTTTAGGTATGCACCACTCAAAACGGCATGGCCTGTTAAGACATGTTGTTGAGATGATTCAGATTGCAGCAAACATTATTAGTGTATATCCTGATATACTAAACAAAGATTTGCTCTATTCAGGAATTATCTTTCATGATGTCATGAAGCAGAGTGAATATGTTTATTCTGAACATACAGGAATTGCCAAAGACTTCTCTTCTGACGGTGTTCTGTTTGGTCATGTAGTGATGGGGAGCAAACTCCCTGAATACTATGCAACTGAAGAAGAACGTGATTCAGAAGAAGTAAGAATGTTACAACATTTAATTCTCGCTCATCATGGCAAACTTGAATGGGGCAGTCCAGTACAACCAGCAACGCCAGAAGCGTATGTTCTTCATATGGTAGATAATATTGATGCAAAACTATATGTCTATCAAGAAGAATTGGCCAAGTTAGAACCCGGCGAACACACAAAAGTGAAACGTCTGGGTCACTCAATTTATAAAACAACCTTGTAAAATTCAGGAAGAAGATAGGAGAATAATAAACAATGGATATTGACTTAAAGGATTTAAAAGAATTTGTTAAAAGAGAGCTAAATTCACCTCGCTCTCCAATAAACAAAGGATTAGTATTAGAAGTGTTGCCTGCTGGAAGTTTTCTTTATGGTCTAATGACAGAAAAATCAGATATTGATTTGATTGCCATTACTCTTCCAAGCTTCTCAGACGTTTTGTTTACAAAGCGCTCAATAGATAAAACAACAGACTTTGAATACAAAGGACACAGGCTAGAAATTAATGTTATCTCTATAGCAGACTTTTTTAGCTATATTGTTGGAGGCCGACCGCCTATGTTCGTTGAAGCTATTATTGCTTATGATGGAGAGCTTGAAATTCTCAAAACTCTCCAGAAACAAGTAGAGACTTGGATTAAAAAACGTGATGGTTTTGCAAACTACCGAGTAATAGCTGCTAGACATTTGATTTCCAGTTATGTTACAGAGTTAAAAGCTTTTGAATTCAAAATCAAAAAATTCAAAGAGGAAAAATCTGAGGCTACTTCTGACATTGCTAAACACCGGGTTAGCATGATGCGAAAGAATCTGCTAATTCTAAGTTTGGTCTGTGGGGGAGAAAATGGATTTTCAACAGCACAAAGGGATATAGTTTTATCTCCTATAAAGGCAAGAACTTTAACTAAAATGAAATCTGCTCCTAATTCGGAATATAAAGATGATACAAAATTAGTTCAACATTTTGAAAACATCCTTAAAAACATGAATAAGCGAGTAGATTTACTTGAAGATAAAGTTAATGAAAATCCTGCATCTGACATTTTGTATCAGAAGGATGTGAATAATATGGCTGAAGAAGTATTGAAATTCATTCATTCAAATCCGTTTACATTTTGAACAAATTAAAAATGATAGATTAGATATATCTATCATTTTTTTATTTTTGTAATAAAGAGTTATTCTTGTAGCAATCCTTAATTTTGTATTTCCTAAAAAGTAAGCAAATTAATTTTCTAATGACCCTTTTTTCCTCAATAGAACATTCATCAATAACCATTCTGACCAAGTTTTGCTTTATCATAGATTGTATTTCAGTTCTTTTGTACCTCTTTTGAAATCTACCAGTTTCTTTCACAATCGTTTTTATATCGTTGGCCGGAAGGAAAAATAAGAATTCATTGAAATTCCACAAAGGGTTTTTCTTGGCTTTTCTTATAGTTTTGAATTTCAACTGATTGTTTGCTGCGCCTTCTTTTTCAGTTTCAGACACAACAATAATTCCCCAGTATTCTGGGATATAATCTTTTATTTTTGAAGAATATTTCTCTCCAACTACAATATAGTTTTTCTCTAAATATATATCATATTCGGGTATTTGAGTTGACAGTCGTTGCAAGGAATCCTTGTCGCTCTTTATTTCATAGCCTGTGAAGATTTCTCCTACTGTTACTAAGTCAGCGCGTGCTTTACTTGAAGGCAGCACAAATTCTTGATAAATTTCTAATTCTTTATCTTTTGATAATTCCCCTAGTAATGCTCGTCGTATTTGTTTATCATCAAGGGCCATAATTCATATTTCTCCTTTTTCACACTTTCAAATAAAATAGAAAGCGACAGATTAATTCATCTGCCGCCTAATTGATTGATTCTAAAACTGAAATAGTACATTTCCTTCAACTTCATCTGCTCTAACAAATGGGTCTTTCCAAAATCGTGAATCGTAACTATTACTACGATTATCACCCTCGACGAAATATGAACCTTTAGGAACTGTTAGGACTCTCTCATCTTTGTTGTGATGAGCTTTTTCATAAGCAGCTTTATCTTCATAAACCTTAACATGTGGGTCAAGTTCAGTTCCACCAGAGATAACCACTATATTACCTTCTGTCGCAACGACCCTCTTCACATATAACGATTTTCTTCCATTTTGGAACAAATCTTTTTTAAAGAAGATGATTTCATCTACCTTTGGTTTTCTGAACCAAAAAGCCATATGATTTCCGACAAAATGAGAGCCTACTTTCATTGTTGGTTGCATTGATGCACTCGGCACTACGGCATGTATCAAAAACAATCCAGATTGAAAAATAACCAAGCTAGCAATAAGAGGGATGGTAATCCAAAGAATTGTATTTCGAGTTTCTTTCTTAATTCTAAACATAAATTTTATTTTACCTTTTCTTAAATTTTAAAATTAGAACACCACTACAGCTTCTTCTTCGTAACACTTATTCCAAGGCTGCTTCTTCATAACATAATCAACGCCCAAGAAACTTGCATAACCAAGTCTTTCATCTGAATCATCTACCAACAAAGGAGAAGATTGAGATAGTTTGATGCTGTCAACAATTTTCTTAAAATCAGAATAATTTTCACACATACGGAAATAACCAATATTACTGTCATAGGCTAATCCATATTCATCAATTAGATATTTGGCGAATTCTGCCTTTTGCTTTGAAGTCTTCTTAGAAATGTTGCTGCTTACAAAAACAACTAAGCTTCCTTGTTTGTGAGCGTTTCTCATAAATACCCTAGCAGGCTCATGTAACTGAGCGCCATTCTGAGCATCATAAACATTGATTTTCTTTAGTTCACTGAATACTTCTTTGTAGTTAATAGCATAACTCTTGTGCTCTTTTTCTTTTATGGCCTTAATTTCTAAGCCAAAAGAATTTTCTACAAATCCCTTAATATCCAAGATGGTGTCATCAATGTCTACAATATAGAACGTTTTCATCTATAAATTTCTCCTTAGATGTTATACTCTTTGAATGTATATATATAAGTGCTATGCCAACGATTAACTATGGCGGAAACGTGCAATATCTGAGGTGTTCCAGATGTTATTCATATCTTCTTCTTTAAAAACGATTTGATAGCCTTTTGATTTCTCTTCAATAAAGTTCAAATAATCTTTAAAGTAAGATTCAAAATTGGAATAGTCAATTTTCCCAAAAACAAAATCATTTTCATTTACTCGTTTAGTAAGTAATCCGCCTTTTGCAAGAACTTGCAAGAAAGAATTGCTGACATGAATAAACAAAGTGTCATAACCTTTAGTTTGACTTTGCTGCTTGTTTTTAGCAATAGATAAGGCGGAGACAATTCCGTCTAGAACAGAAATGAGATAATTAGGATTATCAACATTTGTTCTGTAACGGTAAAACAGTTGTTTTTTCTCGTCTCTCATATCTACTAAGCTTGACCAAAATCCATTTTGACCTTGCATGGAATCAACAAAAATATTGAGAAAATCAGAAGATGAATTTGCCAAAGCCTTTTCAGACTCATAAGCATGGCTCACAACTTCAAATTTGCTCATGTCAATAAATTGAGTGGGAACGAATAAATCATCGTAGGTGATACCTGTTAAATATTTATCGCTGTCAGCCCAATCTACAAGATAATAAATTCCAGTAGCAATCTCTCTAAGAGCATCACCGTTATATAAAATTAAATTTGAAGAAAAATTTTCAATGCCGTAATAAACATTGTCTACATCTTCAAACTCTATTTCACCTGTAAGTTTGGAACGATATTTAACACAAATACCATTTTTGCTTTGAATGATTTTCCCTTTTGTTGGGATGAGTTCTCCTTTATTGAGCTTACTAGGAATCCCAATAGTAGAGTGTCTCTTTCCCCAAAGCAATTGTTTTCTAATTGAGTTATTCATTGTCAATCATTCAATCCTTTCATTTGTTGATTTAACTATATTATATCATATTCTATGGCAAAAAATAAAGCCCTTTGTTACAAAATAAAACAAAGAGCTGTCTCAACTAAAAACAATTATCAAAAACTACAAAAAATATAAAAAGAAAATAGATTTAAAAGGAAATCTAATTGAAATATATTTAAAAAGAAATTTGATTATTGAATAATATTATTTTAACCCATTTAATAATGAAAGTCAAATAATGGTTATTTAGTATTGACAAAATATAAACAAAAGAATAAAATTGAAATTACTCAAATTAAAAACAAAAAAACAAATAAAGAATAAATGGAAAAAGAAAAAGGGGATAAAAAGAAACTAATATAAAGAAATATAAAAATGAAAGGAGAGAAGATTGTTGAAAAATAATATTTCAGAAAAAGAAAACAATTTTAATGATAAAAAAGGAACATCAGGAGTGACAAATAATACATTCAGTCACATTAATTCTGATGATATTTTGCGTTTTACAGGAAGCTCTCAGTGGGTTCGTGTAAAATCAGATGATAAAGTTTTAAAAATCCTGAAAAACCAAATAGCCAATCTCAGGCCATCAAATAGAATAATGATTGAAATGGGTTGCCCGGATAAAGAAAGCAGCACATTAAAATCTAGTACAGCAATTGTTCTTTCTATTGATTTGAAACAAACAGATTGGAGTTTGAGAAATACAGGGTTTGATACATTATCTTTGATTGATTCATTCTTGTTCAACAAAAAGAATCCAAAGATGCCAAAACCTAGTTTTGCTATAAAAGCGGTAGAGGAGTGCCAGTTTGTTTATTTATTAGATAAAGAAGTTTGGTTCAACTCAAAGCAAATCATTTATTATTTCAATAAAGTTAAAGATAATTTATCAAAACTTTTAAAACAATCAATTAAAGAAAAGATTTTTATAGAGAAAAAGAAAAATAAAAGATACAACCCAGTTTTGTTTTCTCTAAATCAACTTAAAGTTGTTGATAGTCATTCATATGTTATCGCTGTAGGCAGCAATGGAAAATACACACCAATCCCGGCCACATATAAAGTGTATGAGAACAATTTGTTAAACTACTCATTAACATCCCTTAATACTGAGATAAATAAAATAATAAGGCCTCATTTTAAGCCGGCGCAAAATTTAAAATTAAGCTACAAAAATCAAACATCAAGAACAAATTCTTCTATAGACGAAATTAGAAGAGAGTTTTTTGAGAGCCGTAAAAAAGATGAACGATTCAAAGAATTATACTCATCTGTTCAACAGGCAGAAAATCCAGATGTTCGAGAATTTAGATGGATTAAATTTGAAGACATTATCAAATATTTATCTGAAAACAAAACTGAATTCCCAATAAAAGACATATTTGAATCCTACTTCATGTTGGGTTATGATTGGCTTCAAAGATTTCACAAAATAACAGAGATTGATTTATTAGAAAAATCTTTGTTGCTGCAAAAGAAATACTTTAATAACAAAATTGACACTTTATCAGCTTCTTCAATGTCCAAAATCTTAGAACGAGTAAAACAGTCTCATCAAAGAAATTATCACAAAAGAGATAATGCTTTTTACAGAGATAAACTTCAATTATCAGGATGTCAACTAGATAACTATTTGATGTATTCAGAGGGAGACATTAACTACCAACGATTCCTCAGTAATAGAAAAATAAATAAAGAACAAAAAATACTTCAGGTTGGACTATTGAAGCAGCAAGGTTTTTCCATGAGGCAAATAGCCACAAAAACAAGAATTTCTCTAGGTTCGGTCTCAAACTATTTAAAGAAATACCAAGAAATTAAAAGAATATTCCTCGGAAAGTTAAAAAAGAAGAAACAAGAATATAAAATGTTTTTAGAGCGAATTGCATCTAAGTGTTTTTTGTTGAACCGTAATTCCAGAAAAAACAAGTTAGCACAGAAAGATTATCAAGAGTTCAAAGAGTTTAGTGAATTTTTCTTTTCTGTAATATTAGAGACTTAGCTTGCTGTATTCTTAGGAGTGATTTCGTTTGCATTTTTATTTCATTACAACAATATAGATTAGGAAAATAAGTGTAGGAGCTTCATTTTAAAATAAAATTGAATATAAAAATAAGTTTTTAAAAACATGTATTAAAAGCTGCTTTTTGCGTGCTTTTGTTTATATCTAGATTTTATTATTTTTATTTATGTTCAAATTATTTCTCAATATGTAATTTCTCAATATGTATTTTAATTTTAAAGATTAATTCGTTTTATATATATTTAATACAATTTGTATCTATCTATCACTATTGTAATTTCTTTTATCATCTGCTATACTGAACTTAACTGAAAGAAAGAAAATAAGGAGGAAGACCATGAGACAAGTAGAGCGTCACTGGATTAAGGAAGGACATACTTTGTATCCTATCTGTGATGATTTAACCTTTAAAGCTAAGAATCTTTATAATGCAGGCCTATATAGAATTCGTCAATCCATTTTTGAGCGAAGCAAATATAATAATAAAGAAGAAAAACCTTCTGTACTATCTTGGATTGAATTGGTTTCTCAATTTCGAAAAGAGAAACAAAGTGATATGTTGGCATTGCCCTCCAAGGTTTCTACTAACATATTAAAGACCCTTGGCTCTTCTATTAGCTCTTACTATCAACTCTTGAAGTGTTTTTACGATAAGTCTAACACAAGTTTATCTAGTAAACCTCAGTTGCCTCAATACCTTCGTAAGACAAAAGGGCGTTATATAGTAGAGTTCACAAATCAGACTTTTTCTAAAAAGAGGGGATTGAATGGAGAACTCATTTTATGCCCCAAAGACTTTAGTTTGGTTATCCCAACTAAGGTTAAGAATCCTAAATGTGTTCGTATTGTTCCTAAATTAAAAGCTTTTGTCGTTGAGGTTGTTTATGAAGTTAAACCAACTCCTTTAAAGCATACTGAAAATTATGCAGCGATTGATTTAGGGATTGATAACCTAGCTAGTGTCACCTTTTCAAATAATGTGAATCCATTATTAGTAAAAGGTTCTAAATTAAAGAGCATTAATCAAGGTTACAATCGTTTAATTGCTAAAGCAACATCTAAGCTTCCAATGAGTCAAAAGACCAGTCAGCACATCCTCCGTCTTTGGAAGAATCGTGAATTGAAGCTCCAATCAGAGCTTCATAAAATCACTTCTTTTCTTTCACTTTATTTTGACGAGATGGCGATTGAAACAGTCTTTGTAGGGAAAAATTTAGGTTGGAAGAAAGAGGTTTCTTTAGGAAAGAAAAATAACCAAACCTCAATTCTCAGGAAAACGAATTAGCAGAGGGTTATACAAGACGAAAGATGGTAAGGTGTTGAACGCAGACGTAAATGGCTCTTATAACATCTTAGTAAAAGGACTCTTATCTTCGGGCAAGACTTTGAGTAGAAAAGAGGTTTCTTTCCATACAAGGAGTTTAAGGAGTAATTTAACGTCAGCGTCCAATGCCAACTTACTTTTACAATACATGTAAGCCTATATCTTAAATTAAGATTATTTAAGAGAGGGTCTAGGGGTCTTGTAGGAGACCTTTAATGAAGACAAGAGTTATTCATTCACTCTTGTGGAGCATTAAGAATCAGATGGTGCAAAACATCTGTAATGACCATTTGAACCTATATTCAAAATAAGACATAAACTTCAAAAAGGGCATTGGCTGAGTTTTGCCTGTTGGGTTGGTTGTATGCTGTTATTAAAAAAAGTAAAACAAACTAGATTGGATTATTAATTTTTATGAAAGAAAAGATGAAAACTTTTTTAACTGTTTTGATTTATTCTGTTAAGTATGGTGTGCTGCTTTTTCTATTTTGTTTAATGATTTATGTTGGTTTTATGTTTTTAGAAAAGCCTAATCGAACCAAATATGTTATTACGAATGATGAGCAAGTGGAGTATTTTTTAAAAAATAGCTTCAAAAGAAATGACATAAAAGTTTTAGAATTAGACTATAAGAAAACAAAAGAGGATAAAGATAAAGAAATCAAATATCTTTACAATCCTATTGTTGAATCTAAGCAAGAGGCTTCTAGTGTTAGTAGTTTTTCTAAAATGGAGTTGTCTGTTCCGACTTATCTAAAAAACAAAAACAACGCTTTGTATCAGGCAGAAATCCCCAGAGAGCTAACTGCTGAGGAAGAAGCTTACAATCATTCTTTAGATTTATACAAAACAAAGCAAGAGGAACAAGCTAAAAATGCAGGAGAGATACTATCGGGTAAAAAGACTGGTTCTACTTTCTTTGAAACCGAGAATGAGGGATTGTTTAAAGAATTAAAAACTATGGTAGAAAAATCATCACGCGCCGTATACATCTCAAATAATAAAGAGTATATCTTTGAAAAAGGTGCTCTTGATGCAGAATTAAAAATCACATCAATTACAGATGTTTCAAGCGTGAGCAAGAAAGTTGATGATACCTCTTCCTCAATTGAGCAGAAAAAAATAAAAGCTAAGAAAAAGAAAATACCAAATGAATTTCAAGATAGCCCGGAACTAGATAAAGACTTTAAAATCTATTACAGCTTGCCTTACAGAAAAATGATTTTAGAATCTATTCAAAAAGAGTTTTTCAAAAATGACTTTTCTTTTGTAGGTAAGAAGAATGAAGAACTGGAATCTCTGGATATTCTTTTAAAGGATTTTAATAAAAATCTGGATAAAAAACACAAGAAACTCTTATTTATTGGTTCTCCTAAAAGTGCCCCTGTCTTTGAGGGTGTTTCAGGTTTAAAAATTTATTCTCTTATGGACTCTAAAACTGGCGAGGAAAACAATGCCAACCTAAACAACTTAATTAAATTCGCCAAAGAAGAAAAAATCAACAAAATCTTGATTGATGAAACAACCTCAGATTTTGTAAAAGATGAAATCAAATCTAGTTTGGGTGATAATGTTGAATTTTATTCTCTGGACACAACATCCACTGTATTTGATAAAGATAGCTTTAAAAAAGTATTTCTTCATAATTTAAAAATGATAAAAAAATCTCTTTTCTAATCATTTTATAGTGACAAATTATATCAAATATGCTATAATAGAGTATATAAATTGATTAAGAGGATAAATGAAAGGAGAAATATTACTATGACAAAAGGTAAGTATTTTAGAGAACCAGATAAGTTTTTTGCAGAACCTAAACCTTATGGTCTTGGTTTTACTGGAAGTGTCCTTGAAAATGTGAGGCCATTTCAAGAAGATGAAATTCCAAAAGAACAAGAAAGTTATTTTGGTGAAACAGCTTTTGTTGGAAATGATTTTGAAGAAGAAGTTGCTGCACGAAAGGTAGAAGAAACTTATGAAGAAGAAAACCAAGCTGAAGAGGTTGGAGATAATTTCTTGGGTAAGGTCTTGTTGTATGGTGCGGTAACTGAGCAATTAGATGATTGGCTACGATAAAAAGACGGTTTTATTTATAAAATAGAACTGTCTTTATTTTTGTGTTATAATAAAATCTGTAAATTATTTACAAAAAATATATTTAACAAAAGAAAGGATGACCTCTGATAGCTAGAGAGGTCATATTGGTGACAATTATGTCAATTTTAACTAATGTTTTCGTCGGAACTGTCCAAGTTCTTGAGGAAAAACCATCAAATAACGATTATAACAAATCGTTTAATGCAGTAATTGCGGGGCCGACTCCGCAAGATGTTACTAAATCTGTTCGGTTCAACAATTTTGTTGGTTTGACAATTAATGCTCGAACTGCTGAGTTTCATGGATTTGTTTCAGGCGGTTTTTATGAAATCGTTGCTCGCATGAGTGTGGATAAAGGTCAAGACGGCAAACAATATCTGAACTTGAATGTTGTTTCAATCGTCCACAATTCAGTGATGACAATGGGCAACGAAAATGGTGCAGATATTGGGGTTGTTTTCCCAGTAAACAAAGTTATTCTTTCAGGATATACTTCATACACAAAATCAGGAACAACTTCAAATGGCAACAATTATGAGTCGTTCTTGATTAATACCGGCGGTCTTTATGTCTCAAACAAAGTTGAAAAAGCTGTAACTGCACGCGCAGGAGTAAATGTGACCAACTGGAATCCTAAAGGTTTCCAAGATAACCAATATGTTCAGGTCACAGGTTCTATTTCTCGCAATGGCCAAGGTTATTGGTCAGTGACGGCGGACACAGTAATTCCTCTGCATCAAGTAGAATATTACAATCCGCAACAGCAACAACAAACGCCTCCGCCTCAACAATCAGCACCAGCTCCGCAGCAAATGCCTCAACAACAACAGTATGGACAAGCTCCTCAAAATCCTAACTTCAATCAGTCTCAGCAGACTCAACCTTCTGGTCAACCTTATGGTCAGGCAGCTCAGGCTATGCAAGGAAATGGATATAATCAAGGGCAGGGAACCATGCCACCGCAAAATGGTTATGGACAGTCACAAGCGCCTGTTCAAAATCCTCAATATGGGCAAGCTCCTACTCCACAAACACCTAATTTTTCTAGTCCAGCACCAGAAAATACAGGATTTGCAGGAGACAACAATCCTAATGTTTCAACACTAGGAAGTACGGGTGCATTTAATCCATCAGAAAGTCCGTTTTCTGGAGGAAACCCGTTGGATATTTCCGACGACGACCTGCCATTCTAAGGTAAATACTTAACTTAGTATGAGCTTGGTTTAGTTTAAATAAAATTAAAGTTTACTTGAATTCATTATCAAGTAAGCTTTTTTTATTTTTTTCTTTTTGGTTTAAGCAAAAATGTGATATAATGTAGATATTAAATTAATTAATTCAAAAATTGAAATACACAAAAGGAGTAACCATGAAGAAAAAGGTAACATTAGTTGCTTTGGTTTTGGTTGTGCTTTCTATTGCAGGAGTATTCATCTACATCCGAAGTCAAACCAAAGAACCCAATGCCAAAAGTTATGGAACTATTAATAAAAGTGTTCCGTCAGAAACAACAAAAGAATCTCATATTGAAGATTTAGAAAAAGGTGTAACAGAAGCATCATCTGCACCAAAGGAGGCTGAAAACATGATTGCAAAAACAAAAGTCGGAGACCTGAAAATCAAGGTTGAACAAACACAAATCCTAGATGTTATTCCACGTCAAAATGGCGAATACAGTAATGGAAATAAATTCTTTGTTGTAACATCTAAAATGAAACTGAGTGATGAAATTCCATCTTTAGATGTTTTGAAATGGGTGCTAGAAGTAGACGGACAAGAAATTGAAGCTTCTAAAGAAGCAACGGTCTCAGCGAACCAATTCCCTCTAGTTAATATCCCTAAAAACTTTGAGTTCAGTTACAGTGTTGCTTTTGAGTCAAAAGAAGATGTATTTACAAATGCTCAAAGCATTAAATTAAAGGTTTTTTCTAGTGATGGAAGCAAAACTCAAACAATGGATTTGAAGTGATATATTAATTTAGGACAACAAATATGTTACAGAATTGTAAAATTAAAATAAGGAGAAATGTTTGAAACTCCTTATTTTTTTAGTTATAATTTGAAGAGGAATGATTAAATTCATTCTTTTTTATTAAATTTGAAAGAGGTAATTTTTTTAATGAATTTAAAATCGAAAATCTTTAAAGCTGGTATGGTGACTGCTCTACTTAGTGGTTCTGTGCTTGGCCCTGCAAGTCAGGTTGTTCATGCAACAGAAACTTCAAAAGCGAGCACATCATCTTCTACTACTGAAAAGAAGTTGGATAAGAAAGCAAAAGAGACTATAACGTCTTCATCATCTTCTTCAAATTCTACTTCTACTGTTTCTTCAAGTTCATCATCATCTACATCTGCTGACAAAACAAAAGTTGATAAGACAGATGTAAAAGCAAGTATTTCTTCTAGTGCTGAAAAAGAAAAGACTGTTACAGATGAATTAGAAAAAATTGTTTCTAAGGAAGATGTGAAAGAAGCTGAAGCTCTTCATAAAACTGCAAAAGTTGACTTGCCAGACAGCAAGGAAACAGCTAAAGAAGCTGATGAACTTAAGGCTGTACTGGAAGAAGTAGACAGCCACAAGGAAGAAATTCAAAAAGTAGAGAGCGAAGCCAATGTTCTTCAAGAAACTAAAGCTAAAAAGGATTTAGAAGTTAAAAGTATCGAAGAAAAAGAAAAAAGCTCTAAAACAGCTATTGAAGATTTGAAAAAGCAAATTGAGGCGAAGAAAAAAGAAATCGCTGAAAAGAAAGCGGCAGAGGAAGGACAAGTTTCTAATCCTCAAACGACGCCTCAATCACAAAATATTGCTGTTCCGATTACAGTTGACGGGAATACTATCCAAACATCAGGAAAGCTTTTTGAGCCAAACTACAATGATGCAGGCTCATATCCTGTAGGTCAATGTACTTGGGGAGCAAAAGTGTTAGCGCCTTGGGCAGGACATTACTGGGGTAATGGTGGTCAATGGACAGCTAGTGCAGCAGCGGCAGGTTTCAAAACCGGAACTGTTCCTAAAGTTGGAGCGATTGCCTGCTGGACTGATGGTGGATATGGACACGTTGCTGTTGTTACAGATGTGCAATCTGTAAACTCTATCCAAGTCCTTGAATCTAACTACTTGGGCAACCAAACAATTGGTAACTACCGTGGATGGTTCGACCCTACAGTTGCACAAGGTACAGTATCATATATTTACCCACCGGGTTCATAATCTGATACAAAACAAATTAACCTGACAATAAAACATGTCTTTTAGGAGGCAAACATGAATACAATGTCTCGAACAACAAAATCACCCAAAGGTGCTGTTATCAATAAGGATGACTTGGACTTTTTCACAAAAAAGAAAAACTTTAAAGGTGATACAATATTAGAAATTGTAGCCACTAGTGAAGAAGAACTAGGTCAACTAGAAGAACGCCTTGATGACTTTACACAATTTCTGGATGTTGAAAGAATTTTCAGAGGAACAATTCGTGATGGTAAAGAATATATTGCCAAATACAAAGTTAATGGTGAAACTGATTTAAGTGAACTATTTAACTTTGAACACGAGGATTTCATTGATATTGAAAATTCTGTAGATGCCAAGAAGTTGTAAATAAATCAATACCTAAAACTTGTTTTAGGTTGGTTATATAATCTTTTAAATAATACAACAAGCAATACTCATCTTTCTATAATTAATGAAAGGTGAGTATTTTTCTTTGTTCCAGATTGTAGAAACCATTAAAATATGGTACAATAGATGATGTATAAAAACCAAAGAGATTAATTTTGAAAGGGTATAAAATGAATATCAAAAAACTTCTATCAATTATTGGTATGTTAGGTGGTGCAGGTTTGATGACTGCTCCAGTTGTAATGGGTCAAGAAATCTATTCAACAAAAATGAGTACAAAGAAAATTGCAGGCCAAAATTTTGTGATGAAAAAATATCAAGTCAAGGCTGCTAAAGACACTCATCTCTATGAGGACGCAAATACAGATTCCAACAAACTCTATGATTTGAATGAGGGTACTGAATTTGAAATTCTTGGTTACTCTTCTGAGTACGCTGTTGTAGACTATAATGGCGGAGAAGCCTTTGTTCCTTTGGCTGATATTGATTTGTCTGGAACTGGCATCAAGGTTGATGTGAAATCTACAGATGGCAAAAAGAAGAAAACACCAGTTTTTTCAGACCAAACAGTAACATCATTCAAGGAATTGAATATTGATTTGGGTAAAATTGACCTGTCTGATGAATCTTTGTATGACGGTGGAACTCTAAAAACATATAAAGATGCAGCAATTGCTTATGGCCGAGCTGTAAAATCAAATGGTGAAAATCAAGAAAGCCTCAAAGCAGAATTTGAAAATGCGAAAGATGGATTGTTGCTTAAAAACGGCAAAAAAGCTATTGAGAAAAAGGCAGAAGAAAAATCAAGCAAGAAGACAAGTTCTAGTTCTTCTTCAAAAGAAACCAAACAATCTTCTTCTACACCAGCGTCTAGCTCACAATCAACTCCATCTGCAAGTCCTGCATCAAGTGCTTCATCATCAGATAAGTTCCAATTCCCATCTGTTCCACAAGGTCTGACTATCAAAGATGGTAAAACACTAGCGGCTGTTGCTATTGAAGCCACAGCTAAAATGAGCCTAGAGGGCAAGGATTCTCCTAACCAAACAATTGGTAAGGGAGTTGCTACTATCCCAGAGGGGGCTAACTTACAAGTAACTGCTATTTCTACAGATGGTGTAGCAGAGGTCTCTTATGAGGGCCAAACAGTTTATGTTTTAACTAGTGGTTTAAGTTAAAATAAAAATAATGGAAACCGAAAGAAAGAAGATGAAATCCTTATGACAAAACTTCCTGTAAAGCGAAAAATGTTGATGGATGAATACCAAAAAGCAGCAATTGAAGCCCCTATTGGAATTACTCAGATAGGGGCAATTGCTGGTGCTGGGAAGACATCTTGTCTAACAAATAGAATCGCTAATATGGTTGACCACGGTGTTGACCCATCAAAAATTTGTATGGTGACGTTTACACGAAAAGCCGCAAGAGAAATGTTGGAACGTGTAACAAAAGTGCTTTCTGTTCCAGAGGGGCAAGAATTGCCAGTAAAAAACGGAACATTCCATAGCCTAGCATACAGGCTGATGCGAGAATATTATTCTCGGAGAGGTTTCAAGTTCTCAATGCTTGATGAAAAATCAGAAACATCATTATTTGAACTTGAAGTGTTTGTGGCCTTAAAAAATAAGTGCCAGAATGAAAATCCTGATATGCCTGAAAAAGAAGTGATTAAAATTGTTAAAAGACAAATGACAGATACACCTATCAAGTATCTGATTAAAATTATGTCTCAGGCGGCATCATTCACGCGCAATCCTTTAAATTTAGAAGCAGATTACCCTAGCGCTATAGAAGATTGGAACACAAAAAATCCAAATAAATGGGTAGAACCAGAAATGGCCTTAGCCTTTATGGTTGCCTTTTTGCGATTGAAACGCCGGAGAAACCTTTATAACTTTGATGACATCTTGCTCTATTTCTATGAGAAACTAGTAACAGATAAAGACTTTTTGAATTATGTTCATAGAAACATTGAACATCTCCTTGTAGATGAATTTCAAGATGTAAACTACTTGCAATACCTGATTGTAAAGTTGATGACACAAAAATCATTGTTTGCAATTGGTGACAAGGCTCAGGCTATTTATGGTTTCCGTGGTTCTAATTCTAGCTTTATTGAAAATTTTGCAACCTATTTTGATGATTTAGGGCTAGGCGTACTTGAATTAACTCTCAAGAAAAACTATCGTTCACAAGGTAATATCTTAAAAAATGCTGAAACATTAATTCATGGTAATTTTGAAGATGTTGAATTAATTCCTACTCTACAAGATGGAATTTTAAAGCATGGAAGATTTGATAGCCGAAATGCAGAGGCTGAATACATCATGTCTAGGATTAAGCAAAATTATGAAGCAGGTCTTCCTTATAATTCTCAGGCAGTCCTTATTCGTGGAAAGCGTTCATTAGCTGCTCTAGAAATGGCTGCTCGGAAATTTAATATTCCATTGTCTGTGGCTGTAGGGGGAGCGAAGTCATTCTTTGATTTGAAAGTTATTCGTGAGCCTTTAGCGTTTTTAAAAATTATTCAATATCCTGATGAACCATATAACTATATTGATGTTTTGAGGTTATTCCCCGGTGTTGGTGAAAAGAAACTAAAAGATGTCTATACATTCTTAAAAAACAATGATTGTAATTTAGAATTATTGATGTTGGCCACAAAAGATAAATCTTTGGCCGGAGCTATTCAGGCTCTTGTTTATATGCTAGATTCTATTCCTGACTTGCCTGTAGTTCGTGATGAAGACACAGAAAAAGTACAGGAAGAAAAAGAAGAGCAACAAAAACGTTATGTCTTTGATGTTTTGGATGTTTTCCTGTCAGGATTTTATGAAGAGTCTTTGGCAAAACGCTTCACAAATAAGCTAGGGGTGTTAGATAATGATGCCTATGAATCGGCAATTAGTTCATTGGAAGACTTCAAGAGCATTGTCAACAATGCAGTTTCTCTAGAAGACTTTTTGGCAGATGTTCAATTGAATGATGATATTGATTCTGATGATGGGGATGCTGTTTTGCTTGCAACAATGCACGCTTCAAAAGGTCTAGAGTGGGATGTAGTGTTTCTGCCCGGATGGACAGAGGGCCTATACCCCACGAAATCAAGTATGACACCTAAAGAAGAAAAACAAGAGCGGAATCTTGGTTACGTTGCTATCACGCGCGGCAAAAAAGAAGTTTATGTAACTTATGCGCCAGTTAATGAGGGTGGTTTCTCTAGACCATCAAGATTCTTTGATGAAGCCAAACTATATGAAACGCCTAACATGCTAAAAGAGAAAAAGAAAGGTGATACATGATATTAAACCCTTTTACTGGACAAGAAGTACAAGAAGAAACAATTGTAATGAAGTCTATTTTATGGCCTGATGTTAAAGAATTGTTCTACGAATATTTCTTTGGTGACAAACAAAAGGCTTTAAAGGAAATGAAAGAAGCAGCAGGAAGCCAAGGGATGAGAAAGGAAAGTTTCTTTTCTCTTGGCCTTGTTTTTAAAGAAATATATAATTCCCCAGATTCCATCTATGTTTCTTTTAAAACTGAAGATGAAGCTGTAATCTTTTTAAACAATGTTTACACTCTTCATCTGGGAATTCAGCAAATAAGGCAGAAAGTAGGTGACAGTATTGGATGATTTGAAAGATTTTTTTGCTAACAGTTGGAAAAAGAGAAAGAAAAGATGGAAAAACAGTAGTGCCTCCATTAGAAAAATAATTCAATATTTTTTGTCCGGATGGATGTATAGAATTTTTCTTCTCCTTGCTCTTGTTTCTTTTATTGTGGGCGGTATATCTATTACATTATTGGCATCCACAAGAAGTTCTATCAAAGGTCTCCAAGATTCTGTTTTAGAGACAGCTAGAAGTCAGAACTATAAAGATGAAAAACTGGAAGTAACAGAAACAGGGAAAACAAAAAGAACCTATGAATTAACTTATGATAGTTCATATAATCCAATTGTTACTCATGATGGAAAATCGTATCTTCTGAAAAATTCTAAATCGTATGAAATTGATTCTAATAAGAATGAATTAAAAGAAGTTCCAAAAACTCCGTATCTAGACGCTTCTTATGTGTTTTTGTCTTTGATAAATAAAGATTTAGGGCAGGATTTTACATCTGGAACATATAATGTACTGGAAAATTTGAATAAAACTGATTTTAAAGTTCAGAATGTCACATATGGAACAAATGAAGCGCCGTCTTATTATGTTTCAGGAACGGTGAAAAAAGGAGATGCTTTTTTCTTCAAAAAGAAATTGTATGAATTGGTAGATGTGACTGTTCCAAATGATGTAAAAGAATTTAAAGTTGAGTTAGTTATCAATAAAAGATTGGCTATCATTAATGAAATTAAAATAACTGGATTAGAAAAGGAAGGATATACTTTGTACTTGAAGTATATTAGGTAATGTGAAATATGGCAAAACAAAAACAAGAGTTTCATGGATATGATAAGTTTGATACATCATTCCTAAAAAGGCCTAGGAACTACAACGAATTTGAAGAGTTGGGTCTTACAGATGATGATGTTGTGCCATCTGTTCAGGACAGTGAAGACTTCTTGCTTCGTTGGGAACATATGGGGTACGATAAATTGACCCCTGTGCAGCGCAGAAAGAGATTGTTTTTATATCTGTTCTTGGCCTGTGTTCGAGTTCTGAATGAATGTGAAGTGAGATGGCTGATTGAGCGGTATCACAAATTCAAAGATTTTGGCACGAAAGAAGACCCAGACCCAAGGTCTATCTCGGCCTTACAACGCCTAGCAGAACATAATTTGCGTTTATGTATGTCTGAGGCCATTAAATGTTCTTTGGAATATAAAGAACTGAGTGATGTATTTGGCAATGCTTATGAGGGGCTAAATACTGGTCTACGCCGATTTGACCCAGATAATGAAAAAGGGGCAAAACTATCTACTTATGTTACTTGGTGGATTCGGCAATCAGTATACAAAAAGACTTCTGAGCAGCAAAGAAATATTGTTATCCCAAATCATCTAATGACTGACTTTAACAATCTCCGTAAGGCCTTGTCAGAATTGACTAATGGTACTGAAGATGATGTGAATAGAAGTTATGAAGAGTTAGCTGAATATGTAAATACTCATATTAAACCCGGCGGAAGAATGGATGCTAAGAAAGTAAAAGTTCTTTATCCTCATGTTCTCCATCAAAGTTCTTTAACGTGGTCTTCTGGTTTCTATAAGAGTGGAGATGATGTTGAAGATAATATGTATCTAGTTGAAGCCAGTATGGAATCTGGAGCATCTATAGATGATACATTAACATCTGAGAATCAAGAAAAATTCTTGAAAAACAGTATGGATGCACTATCAGCTAGAGAACGTGATGTTATTGATTTGTATTATGGCCTGACTTCTGGAAAGAAAATGTCTCCTAAAGAAATTTCAGCATTTCAAGGAGTGCCAGAAAGCACTGTTCAAAGGCTAATAGCTTCAGCAACAGAAAACATGTTGAAATATGCAATAGAAAACAATATTGATTATGAGGATATTGTTTGACGTATAAAATAAACAAAAGGGCTTATCAAAGCCTTTTTGATTTGTTTAGTCGCTTTTGATATAATAAAATCAATATAAAAATTAAATAAAGTAAAAGGAAGAATTGTGTTCAGATGAAAAAATATATAATTGGAATATTAACACTTGCCTTTATCATTATTGTTGGTTTGTTTTCATGGTTTTTTATAAGTAAAAATAATCACAACAGTAAGTATGGCAAGATAGATTCAACTGCTAAAACAACAAAAAATACAATGGAAAAAGGAGCTTTTTCTGAGCTATCAATAGGTAACGGTACAGTCTATGATGTTGTGAAAATTAATGGTAATAACAACAGTATTGACATGAAAGATTATCTATATCAATGGGATAAAGAAGATAGAAACAAAGTAGAACATGGAATTACTTTTATTCGTCGTAATATTCCTAGTACAGAAATTTCAGCACTTATCCCAGAAAAAGCAGAAACCATTTATGACCCATCAAATGCTGGATGGCATTATTATAAGTCTGGGAATGTTTTAGTTGGTATTACAGTAAAAGATTCAACAGATAAATCAATTGGTTTAATTCAATCAGAAATGAAAGATGCCATCAGTGCTTTTGGTGCTCATATTAAGGGTGTTTGGTATACTGTGAATGATTATCAATCTTCTCCATTCATGCTAAAAGACTTTGATAAATCAGCAATCGTATATGTATCTAACGGCTCAAATGGAAAAGATTATATCCAAGTGCCTGATGGAAATATTTTAGAAAATACAAGTGAAGCTAAAAAACAATTACGTTATTTAGAAATTCCTGATTTACAATTAGCTGACAGTGGGCAGCCTGTAGAATTTGAATCAAGCCCTTTTGTTCAATTTAATTATTCTATTGTGGGTAATAAGATTGTCTTAACCGCTGTATTTGCTCCGGCAGGAGATAGTAACAAAGCTGCTGCAATTAGTCAAACCATTTCAAAAAATATTGGTAATTCTAGCGAAAAATTCGCTACTGGTCAATTGATTGCATCAGACTATATGAGAATTGGTCAATTGTCATTTCCAACAATAAAAAACGCAGAAATATCTAGCAAAACCATGAAAACAAAAGATAACGAAGAAGTTGTAAGTTTTGCTCAATTTAAAGATGTTCAGGGCGTTGGTGACTTGTCTGGTAAAAAGGAATTTCTAAGTCCTATCACAAATGTCCTGATGAGGCCAGATGCAAAAGAAACGAATTTTGATGCTGGAAATCTTTCTTTGAAACAATTGGCAGAAAAGAAAATTGGAGATTGGCAAGTCTCTATATCTCAATTTGACTATATAACCAGTGACCCATACTCTAAAGAAAATAAGTGGCTGATTGATGGAAATGGAAGTTCTGGTGTATTGACAACATTTTATAATGCAGATAAGAAAGAATTGGTTGTTATGGCCGTAAGAGGAACAAACCTTAAATCTTCTTATAAAATCAATGACTATATTACTTCTTATACAAAATAAAAGAACTCTAAAATCTAGAGTTCTTTTTATTTATTATTTTGTTTATAGATTATAGATTAGGAAATTCATCTATAAAATCTGGAGTTCCATTAAAACCTTGGCCTTGGAATTGTTGTTGAGGCTGAGATTGCTGATAGAAGCTTGGTGATTGTTGGTTTCCTTGACCACTTTGGAAAGTAGTTGTAGTGCTGCCATTTACATGGGCGCTCCAAGGTTGGTTTTGAGGTGGAAGTGTATTTACAGGTGGCTGAGATTGATTTGGTACAATATTGCCATATGGTTGTTGTGGATAGCCTTGTTGCGGTGGCGCTTCTGTTGTGGTTTGTTCGTCAGAACCCAAATCAGGTAATTCGTTAGGAGAGAAAGCCCAGATGCCTCGTTCCATTTCTATGCGAAGATAATTTTTAATAGCTTCGGATAAATAGATGGCCATAGCTTTTAGTTCAGAAAAAGGCATGATGTAAGATGCAGACTTTTTATTCTGATTGGTTGGTGAAATACCGCCAGTAGAAGTCTTCTTTCCATCTTGAAGAGAAGCAACAAACATGACATTGCCGACATTTTTTGCCATGCTAACACTTAGAGTTCGAGATATAAGTCTTCCGTTTTTATCATTGCCTCCGCCAATGTGGATTTGTTTTCCAAAGAAGTTCTTTCCACTTGCTTGTGCGTTGTTTTGCATAGCTTGGATTTCTTGTACAAATCGTCCACTTAAAATATCATGACACATAGCCAGAATTTCATCAAATGTTAGGAAGCAAGTAATAACAACATTTTTGGATGAATTATTCGTGTCATAGTTGGTTAGTTGAAATGCAACTTTGTTAATATTGAAAGCATAAGTCATGATTTCAAAAAAAGATTTATTGCCAGAAAAACGAAGTAATTTATACTTCTTTTCTGCAACTTCTTGGGAGCTATTTTGGTTGTAATTAGTCATTAATTTTTCCTTTCATATTTGTTAATTACATCCTTAATTATATCATAAAAGACTAGAAAATTCAATGCTTCAAAGCGTTCTTGAAATATGATTGTAATAGTCAAAAAGAGAGAAAAATGTTATAATGAATAAGTAATAAATAACAAAATATAAAAGGAGTAATTCTCATGAATTTTACAAGCTGGTTAAAAAATACATTTCCTTTATTTTTTCGACGGCATAAAAAGAAAAGGATTCAACGGCCAATGCCAGAAGAAGACCAACTGGCTTTAAGTTTTGAAGAAGATGCCATTCAAAAAGTGGAAGAATCACAACCAGAAAACCCATTTACTCTAGGATATACTGAGAATGATGACAGTTATACAAAATTTTCAGGAAAGGTTAATAATGAAGAAAGTCTTTCTGTAAAAACGCCAGTCCAAGAAGCAGAAGAAGAACTAGATGAGCTTCAAAGTCAATTAGAGCAATTAATTGAGCAAGAGGAAAATACTTTCATTCATGCAGTAGATGAAGAGTCAGATATTATCGTTCATGGAAATGATATTATTTACACGCCGGATAAAGAAAATCTTTCTCATGTCATTGCTTCTAATGATGGCTCAATTGTGTTTTCGGGTGTGGACAGAGCTGGACAGATTACAACAGTGATTAAACACAAAAATGGCAAATTCAGCCATTATACAAATCTTGAAGTCTTAATAGCTCAATTAGGAGAAGATGTTGAGCGAGGAGAAGTTCTTGGAACAACAAGGTACGCTCCTATTTGCTTCTATATCGGAAGTCATTTATGGCTGCATGATATAAATACAGCTCAAATGATGGCTAATGGTCAGTAATATTTACTGGCCTCTTCTTTTTATTTTTCGTGTTTTATGTTAAAATAGATGGTGAATGAAAAATAAAGCACAAAGTTTTAAAAAGGATTTAAAAGATGACTAGTATAACTTTAGTTACAGAGTCTAAACTTTATCTTAAAGATAACCAACCTCTATACGAATACTTTGATGACTACTCTAAAATGTTTAATTTCTTATTTCGCAGGTGTGTGCACCATTTAAGACACAAACTAAATGGTGAGTCTGAATCTCGGTATCGAACCAACTTAATGCTTGAATTTAACTTGACTAATCGCATGGCTAAAGCCATTATTCGAACTGCGAAGAATCGACTTAAATTATTAAAAGAATCGGCTCGCTACCAGTTTAATAACTTGTATAAGCGCAGACGAACTTTGTATAAAAAGATGGGAAAATTAAAGTTTCTATTATCTTTAAGTTCAACTTCTTTTAAACAAAGAAAATTGGTGAAGTTGCGATTATTTTGGACTCAAATGAAATTAAACAAAGTGAATCAATTGCTATCTAATGGCTTGAAAATCCATTTGACTTTTGGCACAAGGCACTTGTTAAAAACAAACAAGGAAAAATTCTTAGCTAAAAGAGATAATCAAGTGGTTTACATTGGAGATAAAAACGAGACTTGTGGCAATCAACAGTTTCAAATTAAATTTAACTTTAAATACAATCGCTTTGAATATAAGCTAAGAGTAGATAATCGTTGGGTTCAGAGTTCAAATAAATACATATTTGGTTCATTTGTTTTGAAGAACAAAGATGCAAAGATGTCTATTTTAAAGACTTTGTCTAATAATAAGTCTAATCCTTTAACTTATAGAATAAGTAAAGAAAAGGACGCTTTGTACTTACAAATCATATATCGACGTGAGACTGCTGATGTTACAAGAAGTAGTCGTGGTGTTTTGGGGATTGATTTCAATAAAGGATTTATATCTGTGTCTGAAATCAGCTCAGATGGTAAGTTACAATCATCAACTCGCTATAACTACTTACACACAGGTAAATCAACCAAGACAAAAACATCTATGCTAGAATTAGTTTCTAAGTTAGTTGCTCAGGCTGTGAATGTTGGAAAAGATATTGTTATTGAAGATTTAGTTAGTTTAGATTCAAATAAGAAACAAGAAAAAACAAAATCAAAAGATTACAATCGGATGATTAACAGCTTGAAGTTTGGTTTATTCAAGCGTTGCTTGCTGAGTAAAGCAACAAAAGAAGGGGTATCCATACACAGTGTGAACCCTTATAATACAAGCAAAATAGCTAGGGCAAGTTATACAGATAGAATGAAATTAAATGTGCATGATGCAGCTTCTTATGTTATTGCACGAAGATTTTATCAATACGACTAGGTGAAATTTATTTAATACAATCTGAAGACAAGATACGGAAAGATTGTGAAATTAAGGAATATACTTTAGTGTTTGAGAGAATCTTTATTGCTTTGAAATAAAGAGGATTTTCAGATTATTTGAATAGCTTACCGTACAGCTAATGTAATTGAAATATTAGATGAAAGGAATAGAGTAACTATTTATAGTTATTTCTTTACGGTGAAAAGAATGTCAATAGATATTTTTGACGAAAATGAAGACAACAGCTTGGCTGAATTAGACCTTGGAGAGCTTCAAAAGGCAATGGCCTCTATCGGTCATCCGTCAGGCAAACAAGAACAGCCTAAGCCAACAATAAATAGGCGGCGTGCACCTGTAGTTCCGACAGAGCAAACCATTAAAGCTTATAAAGAAGAACAGAAAAAGAATCAACCACAGTTTAGTCCGGAATTTGAGGCTATGCAAGAAATGACTAGGAAAAGCAGAGAATTATCTTTGTCTGTTCCTGTTGTAGGGGGCAATTCCAGACGTTCTCGGCAAAGAAGAACATCTGATATAGAGAAAGAAAAATTACCTCAATCTATTGTTTCAGAAATTGGTGATTTGCCTGTAGAAGTCGAAAGCAATCCTAAAAGCACTCCTGCTTATATTGGAGCAGCGCCAGTTGTAGTTTCGTTTCAATCAGATGATGAACCGGAAGAAGTTTCAAATGCTGTAGAATTAAGTAAGAAAGAAAAAATGGCTAATAGAACACTACAAGAGCGGTTGTTGGATAAAAATGATGAAGAATTGTTTGATGCTAACAATAAAAGTTCTAGCTCAAATTCTTCTACTAAAACTAAACGTAGGAGAGGTCAAATCATTGAGCATGAAGATGTTCCTGTAAATGTAGGCCGAATAGAAAATACTCGTAAAGATGTGTATGAGCGAGAAGAAAACAACCCATTTGCCGGGCCATTGCCTAATGACATCAATCTCTATACCATTCAGGATTATGTTTCTAAGTATAGAATGATTGGCTTGGGTATTTTCTTAGGATGCTTGTTGTTGGCTATCCTATTGGTTGCTATTTTTGGAATTCAATTATTTTAGAGAGGAAATGTATATACATGGTATTAAAAGGTAACAAACATAAAACAAGAACAAAAAAACGAGTTTTTGTTTCAAAGAAAAAATTGATTGAGGCGATTATGGCCTTGAATTATTACTGCATGGATTTGAATAGCTCATTAAAAAATGGGGATTTGACATCTAAAGAAAAGCAAAGTATTCGGAAGAATATTAATGCGAATTACGCAATCAAACATTACGCCATTGACCAAATGTATCGTGATGGCATTTTGTTCTTTGAGTGCTTTAGTGTTCAAGTAAATGAGCCTAAAAATCAACGTTATCTCTTTTCTCAATTCACAACCAAAGATGGTTCTTTTGTAGTAAAAAAACCTGCTAAGGTAGATGATTTGATTGCTATGCAAGCGTCCTTTAAAGTGGAGCACAAAGAAACCAGTGATTTCACAAAGGATTATATTCCTGACCTTGAATTGAATGATGCAAGAAATATCCTTGCAGGCTATATTCAAAAAGATATTCGTTTGATTTTTGGACACAAGAATGAGGAAGCTAAAGCTTTCAATGCTTTTAACTGCGAGCCTTTGAGAGATGAAAATGGAAATCTCACCCCTGAGTTCCCAGAAGTTCAAGCAGAACTAAAAAAATACAATGAAAAATCAGAACAAAAGACAGATGAAAAGAAGTCTGTATTTGATGCTTTAAATAAAGCGCAAAAAGGAAAGAATGTCATCAAGAAAGTTAAATTTAAAAAGCGGAGGTAAGATTCCATGACTGAATCAATAGCTCCACAAAATCCAGAATGGGTTGTTTTAGCAGAAAAGGCAGACCAAGGTAAAGATTATGCAATGGCCTTTAAAAATCACAAGAGATATAAAGATTCAAAAGGTTATTTTTGGATTTGTCAAGACCCTGACCTTTTAAATGGTGATGAGGTTGTTGTAATAGCTTTGCAGGGTCATGTTTTGGCATTAAAAAATCCTGAGGAATATAATCCTAATTGGGGAATGTTTCCAAAAGAAGAAAAATTCTTTCGACTTGATACTATGCCAATCATGCCTCAAAAGTTTGAGCTGACTATTGCTGATGGAAAGTACATGTTGGTTCAAAACGCCAAACGCTTTTTAACAAAAGCTAAAACAGTCATTATTGCTACTGACCCTGACCGAGCAGGTGAGCACATTGCTGTGGCACTACTTAGATTCTTGAATGTGGATATGACGAATACTAAGCGTCTATGGATTAATTCGTTAGAAAAAGGGCCTGTTCGTAAAGGGTTTCAAAACTTAAGAGATGCTTCTGAAACATATCCATATTATTTGGAAGACTTTACTCGTAGTGTTGCTGACTGGATGATAGGGATGAACCTAACTTGCCTTTATTCTCAATTGTGTTGGGATAATGGAGTAAGGACATCTGGTGCTTTAGCGATTGGGCGTGTTCTTATCCCTACCATGATGTTGGTATGGCAAAGAGAACTGGAAATTGCAAACTTTAAGCCTGAGCCATATTACATAGATACTCTTCTTTGTAAAACAGATAAAGGTGAAGAATTTGTAGCCCAAAGGTCTGGGGAATTCAAAGATAAAAGTGCTATCCCTATTATTTCTAAGTTGAGAGGCAATGTCACTGACATCAAAACTGAAAGAGAGTCCACAATACCTGAAAAGCTGATGGATTTGCAAGGTCTTAAAGATAGAGCAACAGCCGAATTAGGATATAAACCGGACGACACTCAAGACGCAGCAGAAAAACTGTATCAGAAGCATTATCTAACTTATCCTCGTACTTCTATTAACGTAATTACAGAAAATGAATTTAATTATTTGTTAGACTATCATTCTAAATACAAAGCGTTTTTCCCAGATGCTAATTTAGTTCGCACCATGCCTAAGAAAACATGGGTAGATGCTTCAAAAGCAAAAGAACACTTGGCCATTGTGCCAACACGGACTATCCCAGATTTGTCTTCTCTTCCAGAAAAGGAGAAGAATGTCTATCTTCTTGCTGTTAAAAGCGTTCTTGCTATGTTTGAGGATGATTATTACTATGACAAAACTACAATTGAAGTAGAAAATGATTACACTGTTTCTGGTTCTGTAGACGTAGACTTGGGGTGGAAAAAATTCTATAAAAAGAGCAAAAATACAGTGTTGTCTTTACCATCTGTAAAAGTGGGTGAAGAGTTAAATATTAAGCAAGAAATTGCGGAATATATGACAAAACCACCTAAACCTTATACCGCTTCAACATTGGAAAAAGCTATGGAAAATGTTCACAAACTGATAGATGATAAAGCAACTAAGAAAATTCTTAAAGATGCTAAGGGGCTAGGAACTCCAGCAACACGTTCAGCTATTGTTAAGAAAGTTATTAATCATCACAAACTTTTAGAAGAAATCCCAGTTAAAGGCAAGAAAAAACTTCCGATACTTCAAACGACTGCAAAAGGAAAAATGTTGGCAGAACTCATTTCTAAGACAAACAAAGTTTTAGGAGAGCCAAAAATGACAGCCGAGTGGGAAGATGCTTTGAGCCGTATCTCTAAGTTGACTTTAAGTCCAAAGGCTTTCTTGGACGAAATCAATAAATTAGTTTGGTATGCTTTCCAAACGCTGCCTACTGAATTGCCAAAAGTTCTAAAAACTATTGATACTTCCGCCTTAGGCCCAACAGGGAAAAGTGCTCCAGTTGTAATAGGTAAATGTCCTATTTGTGGAACAGGTAATATTTTGGATAGTTCACATCCTAAATTTAATGCTTATACTTGTTCAGAAGAAACCTGTGAACTTAGAACAAAGTCTTTATTCAAAGGCACTTTGAGCAAATGGGGTCACAAAGAGATTAAGCCAAAAGAAGCTGTTAAGCTTATCAAAGGCAAAAAAATTCCATGTAAACTAACCTTTAAATCTAAAAAATATGATATGCTGATTTTTAGAGAAGCTGCAACAGGATATATCAAATGGGAATTTGCCAACCCAAAGAAAAAATAGAATAATATGAGGTGATTGTAATTGTCAGAAGAATTGAAGAATGAATTAATGGAGCAAAATGAACATCAATTATCCACGGATGTCAAAGCTCCGGAAAAAGAAAAAAATGAAATTTCTATATCAACTAGGACATTCCTTGACACTTTGGAAGAAGAGACAAGAAATGAAGTCTTAGAAGTTGGTGAATATAAAGGCTTGAAAAAAGATGAAGCCTATGAACTCAAAATCACGCGCGCCCCTGAGAGTAATCTCCTTAACGAGGTAGATAAAGATGGCCGTATAAACATCATCAACAGGGAAGTCAATCAGCTTATTTTAAGCCAAGAACCTGACCAAGTTCGAGATGTACCTTTTAGAGATTTTCCTCTAGGTGTAAAGGAACTTCTTTTCAATCGGTTTAAGATTTTGGTATTGTATCTTTATCTTCCAGTTGGTGTTATGTGGTCTCTCAGAATGGCCGGACATTCCATTTGGATTGTGCCATTTGTTATTACTGTTTTTGTAGCCCTTGCTTCTTTGGCCACTTATTCGGTCTTTAAAAACAAAGACTACATTGAGCTTAAAGGGATTGTCCAAAGTGTTCAAAAAAGTAATGTTGTTTTTGATTTCTTTTTGGGCAGAACTCAAAAATATATTGTTTCTGTAGTAACACCTGACAAAAAATTCTTTTCCTTTATCTATCCTAAAAGGTTAAGTAATAAAATAGCTCCTGATTTGAAGCCCGGCACAGCTATCACCGTGTTTACCCATAAAACAGCTAAAATGGTTGCGTCAGAAGCAGGGGGTAGACTGGAATACCTTTATACTTTTGAAATTGGTGAAACCAGTGCAGCTCTTCATGATGAATTTGGAGAGGGTGTAACAGCTAAAGAATTCGCAGAAAGATAGATATATATATAAATCTATCTTTTTTCTTTTATAATAATCTCTGTAAAAGATTTATTTTTACAATAAAATTATTTTTAATAAAAAAGAAAGGGGGTATTCACATGGAGATGAATACCAAACAACAGAAGAAAAAAATTCTTCTATCAAAAAATATAAAACTCGGAAAAACTTATGAGTTTGTCCGAGCAGCCGGCCCAGAAGTGTACGAAAAGAAAGGTTTTGGCCTAATTCGTTATCGTCACAATGGGAAAACTGTTTTGGCAACATTCCGAGAAGATGGAACTGTTCTAAAAGAATACCCAACAAAGCTTTATGAGCTTGCAGTTGGTTCAAAGTATTCTTTGGAGGAGTTACATAAAGGACATGTAGCAAAACAAAAAACATCCAAAGAAAAAACTTTCAAAAATCTTGGAAATAAAAAACCAGAAAAAGCAGATAATGTGAAACTAAAAACATTTTCTGAATTGAATGATATGCAGCAACAGTTGTATATCAAAAACTGGTATGCCAAGAACAGTCGAAAGCTTAACTCTTTGATGGATAAAAAGGTTGCTAGGCTGAACAAAAAAGGCAAACAAATCGTTTTGACAAAGTTTATCTTGAATAAAAAGGATTTACCTTTTGAAGAAGATTCTTGGCAAGGTATTGCTAAAGCCATTTGTGAAAACTCAGCCTTTTCAAAATTTGATATTAAAAAATTTGGTATCAGATTTTTCGTAGATTAAATTAGAATAAATTCAAGTTTTATATTTGTATAATGATAGGAGAAAAAATAATGAATAAAATGAAAATGAATTTAAAGAGCTTTTTGAAAACTCTTAATGCAAGTGTTGATAATAAGGATGTAGTAAGTCTGCTGCCTAATTTGGCAACAATTGTTACTGACCCTGAATATCTGCCTCATGTTGCAACAGCAGAAACCATGCTGACAGAATGTGACTTCAATAATATTCTAGAGGCATTAAACAAAGGTTTTGATTTGACGAATCCAGCAATCCAAAAATTAATGATGCAGTCAGAAAATCGGATTTTTCCGATTTTTATGAACTCTGCTACTTACGGGTATGCTTTAGCATATAATCTGGACAAAGATGAAGCCAATGAAATGACTCGTAAAATGTATCATGAAGAATATGATTTTTCTAAGAGAAAAAGAACGAATACAGCAATTCAATTAGAGTTGTTGTTGTTGGTAGAAATGATGTTGTCAGACAAAATCGCAACATTTGAGACAGAAGATAGTGACATTGTTTACACTTCTAGCATCAAAACATCTGTTGACGTTGATAAAGGTTCAGCAATGCCAAACAATGCAAGTAAAGGCACAATGATTGTAAGCTCTAGTAATCAGGTTAGCTTCTTTGCAAAAGATGAGGAGAACACTTTGGTCTCCAAGATTTTATTCTTGTATGCTTTTTTGAATGATTTCTACTATGGAAATCCAAATGATGTGTATAAAAAAGCTTTTAATGAATATTACAACAACGTAGATTCAATTTATAGCTACAATAAATTACATGGTGATATTAGTGGTTTTGTAGATGAGTTGAAAGCTATTGCAAGACTGTATCAAGCTGGTAAGAAAATTGGCGTAGATACGTTACATACATTTTTGCAACGCCTACAAATTATTGCTGAATTGCTTGATGGTTTTTCACATCAAGACATCAATTTGGAATATGACTTTGTTGATTCGCCAGAACTTAACATTGATATTTTACAAGAGATGGCTGAAAAATTCCCAGAAAAACGGGAAATTTTCACAGGTAAAAAGAGCTTTGAAAAAGGAAAGTTCTCTGAGATGGAATATCTACGAGAAAATCTTAAAATTGATGACCAAAAAGACTTGATTGTTGAAGAAAAACTTAGAAATGCAACACTGCCTGACTTTGTAAAGCAACTCGCAAATAGAATTTCAAAATCCTACCAAATGGGATTTGAAGTTCCGTATCGTCAAATTCAATTAACTGGCGATGCCGGTGCAGGGAAGTCATTTGGTGTAATGATTTTGTCTTACATCTTAGGTCTTCCTTACTTTGCAGAAGTTGGTTCTTCTGATAAATTATCAGATAGTGACTGGTTTGGCCGCTTACAGCCTCGAACAAAAGAGGCAGCGGATGCAGATAAATCTAGTGATGTAGAAGTTGTTGACTTACAACAACTATATGTTGATAATGGTTTGTTTGTTACAGAAGCTGATATTGATATTGTTCCGGAAGAAGTCTATTTTGAAATCTTTGGAAAAGAAGTAGACAGTGACATTGATGTTACAAGCCAGCAATTCAAGAATTACTTGGTTCGAGAATTGAAAGCCAAACAGTATGAAATTGAAAATAAGCAAAAGAATCTCTTTGCTTATAACGAAGATTTCGTAATGGTGCTAACACAACTTGGACAGGCTGCACTACATGGTGGTGTCATTGATATTCAAGAAATTGATATGGCGCGTGATGTGGCGCAAGTTTCTGGTCTATATGAATTCCTCAATGAAGGAACATTTGTATTGCCGGATGGCCGCAAGTTGCAACGTCACAAAAACTGTATTGTTGTATTTACAAACAACGCATCAGGCCCTAGCTGCTCGCCATTGCCAGAAGCTTTCTTGTCACGGATTCAGTTAAAAATGAATTTTGATAAGAAAGATGAAAAGTCCATTTCTCAGAAACTGGTAAATAAATTCCAGATTCCAGAGAGTGTGGCTAACAAGATTGGTAAAGGTATTGTATTCCTTAGTGACATGTATGATGAATATTCTGTCACAGATGGAACAATTGGTTCTCGTGAAGCAGAAGCGTGGGCTATGGAATACTTGATTTCTCCTAAAGAGGGTCTTTTCAAAAATGCTAAATATAGTGTTCTTGAAAAATTCTCACAAGATGGAGAGTTGCGAGAAAAGGCAGAGGAAAACCTGATGGCCTTTTTGGAAAGCAACTAATCAATTCTAAATCTCAATTAATTCATTAATTAATCAAATAAAAGAACTTAAATATTTATTTTAGGTTCTTTTTTTATTTAATTTATATGATATAGTAAGGTTCTGTTATAATAGTTTATGTATTTCATTTTACAAAAAATATTTTAATTTTAAAAAGGAGAAGAAAAATGAAACGAACAATAAAAAGCATAATCAAAGGGATTCTACTCAAAGCCCACCCTTTCATCCGTGTAGCTTTATTTCGATATAACATTCGAAGAAAAGTGACACTAAAAGTGATTTCAGACAGAAGTGTGGTGGCCTATACTGACCATAACTCTATCACTATTTCAGACGAAAATGTTTTCTTTGAAAACGAGAATTTGTCATTAATTGACAAATATCATGTTACCAATGGTCTGTTGGCACATGAAACCGCTCATATTTTGTATACAACTCCACGTCTAAAACTGGACTTGGTAAAATCTATGCAAGATAAAAGTTTGTTCGCTAAATTTCCAGATTTTTTCCCAAAAACATGGGAAGCACTGCAAGCCGTGGATGGATTTGATGGTTTGTCTAAAAATAGCAAAGAAAATCTTTGCTACAATGTTGCTTCAGAAGCTCTTAGTGTTCAAAATATAACCGAAGACAGTTATATTGAAAAAGCTTGGATTGTTGATTTCGAAAACAAATTGACTACAAGTTTGAAGAGACTAAGAGAAATTCATTCTTCTGAAACAACATTTGAAGAACTAAACTCTTATTGTCTATCAGTAGATGAATCAAAAGCTCGTTTAGCACTAATGAACGCAGTCACAAGCGCAATGCTTATCTTTGGAAAGTATGGTGTTTATGACAAACCTAAAGATGGAGAAACTTGGAAATTCTGGAACATCTTTGAAGACATTAAGGCTCAATATGTGGATGCTTTCACAGAGAATAAATCTCTAGAACGCTCTCTCAAGGCTTTCGCTGTTGCTGATGAACTTTTTGAAAAGTTTGCCGACATATTTGTTGTTGGACAACAAGAAAGTCTAGAATTAGAAGGTGTTGCCACATTGGCCAAAAATGTATTAGAAAACTCTGATACAACTTCTGTTTCCAAAACAGCAGCTCATGTCATTGCTGACCTTAGTGAGCAGTTAAAAGATGATGAAAATCATCTTGGACGAAATGGGAATCTGAACTCAGAACAAATCAAACAAGAGTTGCTTTCAGAAGATGATGGAAAAACTGGAAAATCTGATGCTGGCATCCCCGGTGGTGACTCTGGAGAGGGAGTTGATGAAGAAGATATTCTCACTCTTGAAAAACTAAGTAAGGAACTTAAAGATTTTCAAGAAATTGGGGAAGAGACTTCTGATAAACTTCAAAAACAAAAAGAAGAACTGGAGAAACAAAAAATTGTAGACCCAGTAGACCACGCGTCTTTGTTGCAAGATATGCACAAAGATGTGAAATTGATAGTCTCTGAACAGAAGAAAAATATTGGTTTCTCCTTGAATGATTTCTTAGACCTAGAAGAAAATAAAGGTTTCAAAGAAACCTATAAGAAACTAGAAAGAGAAATTAAAAAACTTATCGAAAAGACTAATTCCCCTATTGAAAAAAGGGGAAGTTATTCTGGCTCACGACTTGATAGAACTGGTTTTATCCGAAAGGATAAAAGGTATTACAATAGAGTTGTAAGGCCTAAAAAACGGCCCAGTGTTTGTTTTTCTATCTCAATAGATGCTTCTGGCTCTACTCATGGAGAGATTATGGCCACACAACGACTGGGAGTTTTGTTGCTATCTATGGTTTGTGATAAACTTGACATCCCATTCACAGTAAAACTTCATAGAACGAACTACTACCATGACTCAGATTATGTGTCTGAGGTAAAACTAGATGTAGTTCATTCTTTCAATGATAAAAAAGTGGATTATGAAAAAATCCTATCAATTGAAAGTGGTGGAGCTAATAGAGATGGTTTGGCATTTGCCTATCATCTAAAAGAGCTTGAAAGCAGAAAAGAAGAACATAAAGTCTTCTTTATCTGGTCTGACGGAGAGCCGGCAGATACTGGTTACATGGGAAGTGAAGCTGTAAAAGATATTCAAGGTATTATCGCAGCTCATCCTAAAATTGATACAATTGCCTTTGGTATTGGACAATCTGCTCCACAACTTGAACGAATCTACAATAATAAATTTTACAATTGTCAAAATCTTGATGACTTGTCTAAACACATTATTGAAATCGTTAAGAAGATTTTTAATATCTTCTAGCACAAAAAATAAAAAGCATGAATTTTTATAATCATGCTTTTTTTATTTGTTTATTTTTACTTTTTCTTGGACGTTTAATTTTTCCTATATTCTTTCTAAAACCAGCAGCTCTTTCTTTAAACTTTATACTAGGTTGTTCATCCTTATCCAAAAGATAATCTCCAAGTTCTCGGTATTCATCAATGATAAACTGTTTATCAATATCATTATCAACAATCTGAGCTGGAGGCAGAGGAATAATGCTTTTTCTGATGTAATTATCACACTTCTCATATAGTGATGGAAGAATACCCCATGTTCTACCGTCTTCAAACATTGTCTTAGATAACTTCATAAATGTTCGAAGTTTTGGATATAGTTTTATATTTTTAATCGCTTCTTTATAAATGTTTTGAGAATAGTGATTGTCTTCTAAACCAGTATAATCAATAACATCAAGGTAATTCTCATCAGAGATTAATTTAATTTGGCAAAGCCATTGAATCAACACATAGCGGACAGGAATTTCAATATGATTTATTCCTCTATAGACAATAACTCTTTTGCTTGCTAAATCAACTATGGCTGAGTAATCAAAATTTTCTTGGTCTCCAAAAAGAACACCATCAAAATCCCCAAAGACTTCTCGGCAAGAACAGTTTTCTACAGAAAGGTTTAAATGATTATTTTCCAACAGTTTTTCTAGTCTTTTTTTAGCTGCATCTTCTGAAATATATAGATGTGCCTGACTATAATTATTGGTTAAAAAATGTCTATTTTCTTGTCCTTTTTTATCCTTTTTGCTCCATCCGCCTTGATAGTAAAACTCTTTGTTATCAATGTTTAAAACAACAATGTACCGACGGAATCTTTTATCTAATTTGTGTTGAAAAAAGATATTATTGGCTTTAAAGTCTTTTGAGGCCACTGTGTTCTTTTGCATCATCTGTCCTTTCTTTTGTTTTTGATTAGATTTATTTTATTATAACATATTTTTTATGTTTTGTATCTTTTATTTTTAGTGATATAATCTATTTATAAAATAAATTACACAAACAAAAAAACGAGGTAGAAATATGAAAGCTAGGAAAAAGCCTATTGAGGTTTTAGCGTTTCGATATAGAAATGTAATTGTTGAAGAATTTTTAAAAATGCTGAACAAAAACCCAAATGAACCAGCAAGACTAGATGAAAAGACGGGAATCATTTACATCAAGAAAGACCGTGGTGAAATAGAAATAAAACATGGCGATTGGGTCATTGAGGAATTGAACACAGATGGATGTTTTTGGGGCATCCAGCATGAAATATTTGTAAAAACTTATGTTCGGGTTTCCACATATCTTTATAAAAAGAAAGTGTATGAAATTGAATATGAAGAATTGAAAGACTTAGAAGATAAAAATATCATCAAGGTTCTAGATTTTCTAGGCTACAAATCCAATACTCCATTTGAAATTCTTCAAAGAGATGAGTTGGTTAAAGAAATTAAAGAAAATGGCTCAATTTCTATCAATGGCCTTGAAGGCGTTCTCCAACTTTATCCAAAAGAAATTTTGATAAAAGGAATTGAGGGAGAATTTTATCCTGTTAAGAAGGAAAACTTTCTAAAGGTTTATGATATTATTGAATAAAATATAAAACAAAAGAAGAGATTTACATTTTAAATCTCTTCTTTCTTTTTATTTAATAAGGCAATTCATCTGCTGGAATATCGCCTTTAGGATATTTTTCCAACAATTGCTTCATTTTTGCATCTGTCTCAGAAATACTTCCACCAATATTCCCATTCTGATTGGCTTCTATTTTCTTTGAAGATTCCGATTGTTCTGGGTCTACAAAATAGGTTTTAGAAGACACTTCTAATCCATTTTCTCTAGTTCGGTTGATGGTTTCTTGTGACTTTTTAGGAACATCTCCAAAAAGAATCCCATCATTAGGTTCAAGAATACCACCAATTGTCCAGTGAACGAATTGAACACCAAAGTTTTCTTTGATAGTTCTATCTATAGATTCTGCAAACCGCTTTTGAATTTCCATAGGAACTCGATTGATAGTGTCTCCCTCTACTAGAAAAGCAGGAAAGGCTTTGCTGACTTCGGGGTGGGCGGCGTAAAAATCAATGAAGTTTAAGTCTTGAATGTTTACGCGCGCATGTTTGCCATCTTCATCACTGTAAACTTTCAATTCTAAAGATGTTTTAGCTTTCAATGTGTTCCCTACATAATTGTTAATAATCTTTTGAATATTTTCTTCTGAAAATTTTTCTTTAGAAGTAATAGTTGTTAGATTACCACTGTTATCCAGAGTATAAAAAGTTAGTTCTTTTTCTTGAAGCTCTAAGTCATCTTTACCTTTACTTTTATTTATTTCGCCATATTCAGGATTTACTTGTTTAAACCATTTATAACCATAAAATCCAGCAACAGTTAAAAACAAAATAGCTCCTAATACAGCGAAGAACCTTTTATTCAAAAAGGCTCTCTTGTTTTGATTCTTATTAATCATAGCTGTATTTCCTTATTTAGGCGCGTGCTCTTGATTTCTTGGATTTTGTACCCTTGCCTTTAGATTTATTTCGCTTAACACGTTTGTAACCAAAGATATTCATGCTTTTCCCTGATTTCTTCAAGTGACGCAGCAACAAGAATAATGAGATACCAAAAATTGGCAATCCAATTAAATAAGCAAAAATATTTGCAATAGTCATTAATTCCATTTTATTTTATCATTATGATGTTCCTCTACTTTGCCCAATGAAGAAAAATAAAAACATCATAATAACTCCTTTTATTTATTATTTTGGCAAAGTTTCACTATGTATAATCATATCATGTTTTTATTTTTTTTCAAATTTTACTAGTTTTTTATTTTTTCTCGCATTTTTGTCTTATAATATTTTTTGTAAATTCTTTTTAAAAAAATAAGATGGTGTTAATAGAAAGTAACTCAGTTTGAGTAGCGGATGATTAACAGCCAAATATTTTTCATAAAAGGCATTTAAAGTTGTGCCCACACGCTCTTCCCCTTATTTTTAAGGAAAGAGGCAATTTCTTCAACATTTGTTGCAATTACTGACAGGTAATTGAAAAGAAATCTTATTTTTGTGGAATTATGGAAAAATTGGGAATATATATAAAATTCAGACCTATTGCTGGTCAAGAGTTTCGCCCTTTTCATCCTTATCTAAATCCAATTCGTATAAAGGTTTTGGTGCGGTAAGATATGAAATAATAGACGCTCTTCCAGCTTAGGTTGGGGTTTGGTGTATATGTGAACAATTGGAACATAAGAAAACATTAATATGGTGAGGTATAGCAAATGCGCTATGCAGAACGAATGATAGGTAGGAGAGTCACCAGAGGTGTCCACTATTTATCAGGAGTTTTGACAAATGAAGAATAGTCAACTGTTAATTTCCTGCAACACGAAGTAGTCCGGCGTTTTTTATATTATGGTTTTGTCAGACTAATATAAATTGTAAAGAGCGCCATTGCGCTTTTTGGAGCTTACATTAGTCTGGATATTTCGTGCTCTGCTCACCTGAAGTGGAACAATTAACAGTAAAGATATTTTAGAAACATAGTCGCAAAAAGTAACTTTTGACAAAGGTTAGAAAGAACATGATTTCCTCGGTGAAGAGAGGTAGAACATATAGCAGTCCGAATACAAAGATGTTTGTATTTGAGGCAGAAGCTGTTCGCAAATCGATTGTTCTGAAGCAATGTCGTAGTGTCTGGTAGACACCTTATTGGAATAATAAGGGCCTTAATTTGTAAGAAGAGGTAAGGGTTAAAATCCCTTTGCTATCGCGGAGAATGGGGTGTGTAAGCCTTCCAAGGTATGCCTTGGTTGTTGCCACGCAACCAGAGTCTCACTGCCCACCGCCATCTTAGGACTTTATTGCAAAGTTTAAATCTCCCAGTTTTAATCAGACTGACTGGTGATACACTTTAATGTGTATGTAAAAGGATGAGAACCTAGGAAACGAAGATGACATGACTGGATGGAGTGTAGATTTATTCTACATAACCATCACCCAAAAGCCTATGAGAGTAGCTGAGTAGGGTTCAAAAGTGTGCTGTTACAATGCTTATTTAATGATTCAGAACTGAATCTTGGATATGGGGGTAGCAGATGAGCTTATTTCAAAAGAATAAGCAGCTAGATAATATAAAACCAACCGTAGGGGTAGAGGTATGACCACGGCGGAACAGAGCTGGATTTAAGACTAAAGGTGTTAAGAGCTTACACTCTTAAGGATAGTCGAAAGAATCCGTATTATCTAGGATAAAATAAAAAACAAAACTTGCTTTTCAGGGGCAAGTTTTTTATATTTTCTTTTTTTACTTTTGGTTATAATAGTTTCCGTAGAATTTATTTTTTACAATATTATTTTAAATTTACATAAAGGAGGCCAAAAACATGGCTACAACTATTACTACTACAAAAGAATTCAAACAAGACCTATTGTTTAATATTGCAAAGACTATTTTAGGCTTAAATACATCCAATGTATGCCTACCTACAACTAATGATTTAGTTGTTCAAGGAGATGATGAAAAAATTTTCTTAATGAATGGGAAATATTATCTTGTTTTATTCAACAAAGAAGATTTGTTAATCGCTCTTGAGAAAAAACTTGCCGTAAGTTTGGATGTGGTCTTAAAAGATTTCAAATCCTATCCAGCAGAATCCTTTGGTTGTTTCTACGAATTTGTTCTTGAAGTTTTAAAAGAACAACTTGAAGAAGTGGAGGAAAGTTATGTTGGCCGAATTGAAATGTTAAGAAAACGTTTTGAAAATTCAGGTCAGCCATTAAATCTTTCTGCTGAAGAAGAAAAGGCTGCTCAAACTTTCAAAGAAAAGTCTGGAGAGGTTATTAATTATCTTTCTGACTGCTTCTTATCAGAAGATTCTAAGGTTCTAAAAAATCTTCAAAAATTATCACTACCCTACAATAAGTGGATGGCCATCTTAACCAGCCGTTTGGCCAAGACACTATCCTACTGGATGATGGAACTTTCTTTAACTGAAAATATTTCAAAAGGAAGTGGAATTGTTAGATTCACTGTTTCAACAAGTGGAGATTACCAAGAACTGTCTCTTTTGGACGGAAATCCCTTGAATGACATCTTGGAGTTTTACAGTATTTGGAAAGCTAAAATCAGACTATTTGTTGATTATCCGGATGCAGATTACCCATTTGAATCTCAATTAACTCTTTCCCCAGAAGACTTGTTGAATAACAAAACGAAAATGATGGAAATTTTAGAGGGGCTGCCGCAATAAAAAATATTAAAAAGCTTGATAAATTATCAGGCTTTTTTCTTTTTCTATATAATATTATTTGTAAAACATTTAATTTTTACAATATTATTATTTATCAACTATAATTATATAATTAAGGAGGTCATATTTATGACTAAAAACGAAAAACTAAACTTTATTGTTCCAGATTCAGCACCATTGCATTTTACTCGCTACCGGAAATTCCTTGAATTTCTAGAAGAACGAGAAAAGCAGATGAGCTGGAAAGAGGTCAACCTTGATGAAGCTCGTTTGGTAGTATTTAACAAACTGCCAATGATGCTAAACGAGAAAGATTTTGACTTGTTCTCATTTGGGACAAGCCAACAGCGGATTGAAGAAATCGGCTCAAGCTACGGTTTAACAATCCGAATCGGAAATACACTCTACATTGTCAACGAGAACGCTTTTGATAGTCTTCTCAAACGTTATGGAGCAGATTCTCCATTAATGAAGGCTCTGATTTTAGGCAAAGATAAAAATTCCCAAAATCCGGATAATGTATTCATTGATTGCGTTTCAGAGGAAACAACGAATTATATCGTTGACATCCTCAATGATAATCACAAATTCTTGACGCCAGATGTGTCACAAGCTCTATTTATGAATGGAGAGTTTGTGACATTCAACAGTCAAAACTACCGTAAAATTAGTCAGGTGGAAGTGTTCCGCCGGACTATGGAACACTTTAAAGACCTAGAAATCACGGAGTTGGGCGGATTTGAGTATAGTGTAAATTATACTTCAGGAAGCTTTATGTTGTTTGGTCTGTCTGATAAATTGAATGAGCAATATGATTTTGCAAACAAAATTAATGCTCTGATTTCTGTGCAGACATCTGACACAGCAAAATCGGCTGTAACCATTCAGCCGAAGTATTCTGTCCAACTTGGGCATAAAACTTATGTTTTTCCACTGGGTCACCCAATGCGGCTTGACCACCGTGGTGAGAATGCGATTGAAGATTATGAACTGTTAATGAACAACGTTTACAGCCGTTATTCGACCTCAATGGAAGACATTGAGTACGCTCAGAAGACTCAAATCCGTAAACGGGATTTGATTACTGAACGTGTTTTGAATAACATGGATAATCTTCTAACGAAAAAAGAACGCTCAAATATTGAAATGCAAGTTGAAATTTCCCTTATGGGAGATAATTCTTACATGACAATCTTTGATTTGATGGTTCTTATTCGGGATTCTATTGAATCCACTTCGGCTGTCAAAGATGTCCGTGTAGATGATACGCTGTATCGGTTACTAATCAATAGTCATTCGCGCGTGTTTTGATATAAAAGAGATAGGTTCACCTATCTTTTTTTATTTTATTTATAATAAATGGTGTAAACAAATATTTTATAAGATATTATTTAAAAATAAGGAGGAAAATAAATGATTGAATCGTTTGAAGCTATATCTAGCCGTCTAGATGCGCTTATTTTCAAAGAAACTTTTGAAGAAAAACTGCAAAAACTTTTTGAAAAAGATTCTTCACTGGAAGAATATGTTAATCTCGTAAAAGAGATGTATGATATGCCGGGATTTCGTGACTTGAAACCTATCCCAGCATATAATATGTCAGGATTACAAGAAAAAGATGAAGAACAATGGAATAATATTCGTAAACATGGTGCTTATGGAGATATTCCTTATGTGGTTGGCGGCTCTAAAGTAGCTTCTGTTTTAGGATTATCGCCATTTAGCTCACCTTTACTTGAAAAGGCAATGTTCCAAAAGGCAAATATAAAGAAGCCTCAGGCTAAAAATGATGCTATTTTAAAAAGAGGCCATTATGCAGAAGATTTTGTTGCAAAACAAATCAATGACATAACTGGCTTTGAAAACGTAGAGGTGCTGGATGACCAAACTATGTATGAACATCCAGTATTTGAGTTTATGAATGGTAACATTGACCGATTTCTTCGTTTTGAAGATGGGAGAAAAGGTATTGCTGAAATCAAAACTCTCAGCACTTTTAATACGGATGCCAAAGAGGATTGGCAAAATGGGATAGTTCCTATTCAATACCAATTACAAGGTGTTTGGTACATGAGCATCATGAACTTAAATACGGTTGATTTCTTTTGTGCATGGGGGTTGGAACACTCTGATTTGGCTCATGTCCACATGGAAAGAAATATTGATGTTGAAATACAAGCAATCGGGGCTGTGTTGCACTTCCTAGAAGTAGTAGTAAAAAAGGACGGTGAACCAGACTTAACTAGAGCTTCTGGAAAAGTCGTTTTACAAGACCTTTATCAATTAACTGGAGACAACTTTGAAAAAGGAGTTTATACAGAAATTCAAGATGCAGGCCTCATGAACATGGTTTTGAACTTGAATATGTATAAAGAGCAATTGAAAGACTTTGAAAAAGAGGTGAAATCTCAGAAAGAAACAATTGTTCAAGAAATTGAAAAATTGAATTCTGAAATTGCCTTATATATTCAAGATGTTCTTGTAGAGGAAGCTAAGACACTTGCTGAAGAAGAAGGAACTACTCTGGGTGATGACTACAATCTACGCTCAGGTGGCATTATTCTTTCAGACGGCTCTTGTACAACGACTGTTTACTACAAGTCTAAGAAACAGTCAAGGTTTTCGCAAAAACGAGCAAAAGAGGAAGCTGAAAAACTAGGTCTTTTGGATGAGTTTGAAAAAATTTATCAATTAGGTCTGGCTGAATCAACCTCAAAATCAGTAAGCTCTTCCAAAATTAAAATGTTGGGAGATTTGCTTATCTAACAAAAATCAAAGACAACATAATTTGTTGTCTTTTTTGTTTCTATTAGATTGAAAATAGAAGTGAAACTAAAAATATGTTTCAGAAATATGTTATAATATGACTTGTAAATATTTATTTTAAAATTATTATTTTTACAAAAAAGAAAAGGAGAAAACATAATGATACAACAAAAGGAAGGCAGCAATAAAGGCCAATCCATTGTTTTTGAAATTCTTTCTGTAGTCTTTCCAAAGTTTAGGACAACTTTTGGAGCTGGAGACAAGAAAGATTATTCTGTGGTTAGAGCAAAGTTGTTTCAATCGTCTATTACACTTCCAGATGGGAAACAATTGCACCACGGAGATACAATTGATGTGACCGGATATGGCCTTCCTCGTAAGAAGAGCCGAATCCGAGTTATTGGCACACCAGTCAAAAACAAGTACAACCAATGGCAGTTTAAAGCAGATTTAGTACGACTTGACGTTGATTTGGAAGAAATCATAGATGTCAAGCGATTTCTGGTTGAAAATGTTAGAGGTGTATCAGAGAAGACAGCTTTGGCAATTCTAACTGAATTTGGTGATAAAACTATGGATGTCTTACGAAACAGCCCTAATGAGCTGTATCGTATTAAGGGCATGAGTGGTAAACGCATTGAAGTCATTAAGGAAGCTCTTGCAAACGCAACAGCCAGTGAGGGATGTGCACCACTTCTACTCAAAATTGGTATTCCAATGTATGCCATCACTAAAATCAACAGTGCTTTTGGTGTTGATAATGCAAAAGATATACTATTAACAAAGCCCTACAAAACTTATGAGATTCCCGGAATTTCATATGAAATGGCTCATGCTATTGCTGTAGGACTAAATGTTCCAAATCAAAAAGAACCAATGTATGCCTATGGTATTGAGTTCTTGTTGAAGAAGATGGAAACAAATGGCTCTAGCTATTATCCATTACAGCGTTTAGTTAGAAGTATTATGTCTATTCTGCACACGCCAGAAAACCCATTTGATATGGAGCAATTCAAAAAATCTTTGCGCATTGTTGAGCAAAAAGGGATTGTTCGTATTAACTGGGAAAAAGGTTTGGTAGGATTAAATACATTGATTGAAAAAGAGCGTTTCATTTATGAAACGTATATGTCAATGTTACCTTACAGAACTCAAAGTAATTATAGTGAGTTGGTTAATATCGTTTCAAGAGGAAATAGAATTAATCTGCACTATAAACAGGCAGAAGCTATTGAAATTCTTTTAAATCATAAATATGGCATTTTAACAGGCGGCCCCGGAACAGGGAAAACCACTGTATTAAAATGTTTCATTGAGTGTTTTGAAAGAAAAAATGGCGGAGCTAAAGTTTTGTGTCTTGCACCTACAGGCCGCGCAGCTTCTCGAATGAGCGAATCAACAGGCCGTCCAGCTTTTACAGTTCATAAAAAACTTGGACTGAAGCCAGATGACATTGATTTGCCAGAGGGAACAGAACTGAAGTTTGATTTAGTGGTGGTAGATGAAAGCTCAATGTTAGACATTAACATTGCTTATTCATTGCTAAAAGCCCTAAGTCCTCAAACAAAACTAGTTCTGGTAGGAGATGAAGAACAGCTTCCATCAGTAGGAGCAGGTTCTGTCTTGGCTGACCTGATTTATTCTGGTTTCGTTGGAGTTGCTAGATTGACTAAGACATTCCGTCAAGGAGCTGACTCATCAATCATCGCTAATGCTAACCTTATCAAGGATGGACAATCCAACTTGATAACTATGGCAGAAGACTTCTCTCAAATTCCAACAACTTACGACAAAGCTGGGTTGAATAAAATCGTTGACACTTATGTTGATGCTTGTCAAATTTATGGCAGCAACAATGTAGTTGCTCTTTTACCTAAGAGGGCTAAAAAACAAAATGCTGATGATTTTATTATCTGTGTAGAAACTGTAAATCCAGTTGTACAGGAAAGAATTAATCCAGTTAGAGAGGGTGAATACTCACGCTCTAATCGAGTTTATACATTTAGAAAAGGTGATAGGGTCATGCAGATGTCTAATACAGACACGGTGGCCAATGGTGATGTAGGTATCATTGTTGAAATGAACAAAGAACCACGCACGAACCTCATCTATGCTAAAGTAGACTTTGGTTATGAGGGAGCAGAAGCTGTTTATTATGCTACAGATGAAGATTTTTCAAATCTTACTTTGGCATATGCTACTACAATCCACAAGTCTCAGGGTTCTGAGTACGCTTGTGTATTAACGCCCCTTTATGAGTGTGATGGCATTATGCTTCAACGTAATCTTCTCTACACTGCTGTAACACGCGCCAAAAAGAAAATGATTCTTCTTGGTGAACGTACTGCTGTTGATATTGCTGTATCTAATACAGATGCCTTCAAACGTGATACATTCTTGGAAGACTTATTCCAAAACGCTCGTAAAAAAGGTAAATTTAAGACAATTGCGCCTTTCAGGGATAAACAACCTAGAGGCCGTGTTGCTTAAATTCACATAAATTAAAACAAAACACTCTTTTATAGAGTGTTTTTTGTTTGTTTCTAATGTGATATAATAGATGGTGTAGATAAATAAATAAACATAAAACAGGAGAATTTAGTATATATTATGAGTTTCAAACATGTAGTAAAATCCGTGATGCCAAGAACCTCTATGGTTGAGCATTATGTAAAAGATAAAATTTTAGAAACTGCCAAAGCAGGACTAACAAGCACAATCATTATTATTGACCATAATGAAGGTTATAAGTTGAATGATGTTCTATCTGAATTAGAGAAAGATGGCTTTTCATATAATTATTTCTTTCCAAGTGACAATGAGCTAAATATTGAATTATTAGGAGTTGTTATTTCTTTACCAGAAGATATTTTGTGATATAAGAAAAATTGAAGTTGTTTGTTTTCTATTAATTTAGAACAAAGCAACTTTTTCTTTTTATAATATTCTTTGTAATTCAATTTATTTTACAATAATTTAATTTAAAAAAGAAAAAGGAGAAGAAAAAAATGAATATCAAGAAAGTATTGGAAGACAATGGTTTGACAACCAAGGATTTGTGGGCGAGAACCTTTCAAGTGTTGGAATTGCCAATGAAAAAGGTGTCTGTAACATGTCCAATTCCCGGCTGTGAGAAAAAATCTGAGGGATTCCAAATTGCAAGAAATGGAAAATTGTATCTAGATTTTCCAAATGATAGGTTCTATTGTCAACGTTGCAATTTTAGGGGTAAAGGTCTCTTTGCAACACTGAAGCTTTTGGAAGCTATTCGTAATCCAGCAGATGAACAATCTGTTTATCAAGAGTTGTTTTCTAATGGCCGGATGACACAGAAAGCCCAGAATTATGTCTCTGAACTTTTAGGATTAGAAGTAGATATGTCTGCTTTGTCTAATTCTCAAAACAACAAAGATATGATAGTGAGCAACGCCATTCAGGAAATGGTCAAGGAAAATCGAAAGAAAATTTCTGCAATCCCTGAAGCCAAAAAGCCAGCGCATGATACATATTTGAATGAGATTTATTCATATATGTTTGATAATATGCTGTATCAAAGTAGTCCAAAAATGGAAGAAGACCTTTTAAAGAGAGGTTTTACTCCAGAGGATATTTTGAAATATGGCTTTGTTTCTTGCCAACTCAGGAAGCCGATGAATACACTGTTAAAGAAATTTAATGGTGACTTGGATTGTATTCCGGGAATTTACCGAAAAGGGGCATTGATTGAAACAACTTTGCCCCAAGCAAGAAATGCAAATGAATCTTTGCACTATCTTTGCCCAATTAAGAATATCAATAATGAAATTGTTGGTGCTCAAATTAAAAATATGGGCGAGAACAAAGATTTTAAATATTTCTTTTGGTCTTCAACTTCTGAGGGTGGCCCAATCACAAGGACATCACCTCACTTTGTAGGTTTTCCTGAAGAAACACTTATCGTTACAGAGGGAGTTGTTAAGGCGAATGTCATTAACAAATTCACTGGGCGGTATGTGGCAGGCCTACCCGGTGTTAATCATCAAAAGCCATTTTTGGAAGCTCTTCGTATTGCAGAACGAAAAGGAATGGGAATTCAACGAATTCTTGTCGCTTATGATATGGATTCATTTGAAAATGAAAAGGTGATGAAAGCTTTAGACCGCTTAAATAATGAGTTGGTCAAAGCTGGCTATGAAGTAAAAAACATTCTTTGGGATACAAATTTTAAAGGATTTGATGATTACTTGTTTCATCTTCATCAGAACAACCTATTAGATGCTTATATTCGAGAAGTCTTGGATGAAGCATATAAAAAATAAGAAGCTATTATAATAGCTTCTTTTTATTTTGACCAAAAATGAATTTATTTTTCAGATTTTAGTGACACTTATCAAAAAATATTGTATAATTGGTATGTAATATTAAAATTTAAAAGGAGAACAAATATGCCAATCTTTATTGGAATTGACAATGGTAACTTTAACCAAAAAAGCCGCTCAACAGTTTTTAAAACAGGACTTGTGACAAATGATAAACCGAACCCATTTAGTGCTGATTTGATGCAGCTAGGAAATAAATATCACTCACTTTTGAATGAGCGTGCGCCTTATGAAAAGGACAAGACGAAAAGTGAGCGTGCTTTTATTTTGACTCTGTTTGCACTGGCAAAAGAAATTGAAAGCCGAATTGCTAAAGGTTTAATCAAGGAGAATGAAACAGGTTCATACCAAGTAGTTCTAGGTCTTGGAGTGCCGCCTGAGCACATGTTGTTAGCTGATGAGTCTGGAGAACCTTACCATAAACGTTTCCAAAATTATTTCTTTAATAAAATCAATGAATATGGTGTTCAGACTGAATATGGCAAAGTGGTGCAATTCAATTACAACCAAAAAGACTATTCTATTTTAATTGAAGATGTCTTTGTGTTCCCACAAGCCTTTTCAGCATATGTTCCATTCAAAAAGCATCTACAAGAGTTGGATGATTTTCCTCGTTTCTTGCTGGTTGATATTGGTGGGTTTACAACTGATGTCTTGGAAGTAAAAGATGGAAAACCGGATATTAACAGTTCACGTTCTGAGGACTTTGGTGTCATCCGTATGGTAGACTATATCCGCCGTAAAGTTGGTAAGTCCTACAAAGAAGATGACATTGTTGCTGTACTTTCAGGCAAATCATTGAAAGTTCCTCAAACAGTGTTGGATAACATCTATGCAGCACGGGATGAATATTTCCAAAACCATATCGTTGCTAACCTTTTGGAACAAGGTGTTGATTTGAATGTTGTGCCTGCTGTATTCTTGGGTGGTGGCTCATTGTTACTTAAAGCAAGCGTGGAAAATTCTAAGAATATTTCTAATGCAACCTTTATCTCAGACATTTCAGCCAATGCAACAGGTTATGAACAACTAGCACAAAGCGCCTACGCAAAAAAACACAAGTAATTTAGAAAGGGGCTGCGAATATGGCATATAATCGCTCATCCAATCTAAATAAAACTTCTGAAAAGAAAAATGCCAAAAAGAAGGTAGCTATCTTCCTTGACCCAGATGACAAGGAAGATGCTCTTCTTATAAAAGTTTTGGATAATTCTGGAAAGGGTAAAACGGCTCTCATAAGAGACGCTTTGATATTTTTCTTGAAAGAAAATCCTGACCGAGTGCCGGATGAAGAAAGCATTATGGTCTTAGGGAATTTCATCATCCAAAACGAAAAAAGTCAAAGGGGGAACAATTATCTAGCTCCACCTAAAATAGTAAAAGTTGTTCAAGAAGTACAATCAGAACCTACAAAAACGGTATCGTCTGAAAAAGTAGAAATCCTGATGGCAAAAATTGAAGAACTGATAGCAAATGGCCAACTGGTATCACCAAAACCACAAAATCAACAAGAACATATTTCAGAGGAAGAAGTTGAAGAAACTCAAACTGAAAAGAAAATTGTTGAAATCAATTTCGACCCAGATGACCAAGCAAGCAAGGAAGAAGAAGTTGAAGTGCCAGATGATATTATGTCTGCTCTTGAAGACTTCTTGTTTTAGGGGAGATGTTTAATATGGCAGTAAAAAAACTGATTATTCTCCCAGAAGATAAAGTAATTGTTACAAATGAAGAAGTTATCCTGCCCATTCAAAAAGATTTTAATTCTTTTGAAGATTTCCATGTTTTTGAAGAATTAATTAAAGATTCAAAGAAGTTTGCCAAACAAAACAAATTAGTTTGGAAAGTCTCTAATGAGCAGGGTGAGAAATTTTCTAAATATAAAAATTCTAAGCTTAAAATCAATGGTGTTGTCTATGACAGCAAATCAGAGGTCTTTCGGCATGAAGAACTTTTATTACTAGAAAAAGATGGACTGATTTCTAATTTAAGGTTTCATGATAAAAATGATGTTTATGTCATTCAAGACTATCCGGCAATTACTTATATTCCTGATTTCTGTTATTCATGTGATGGATTTGAAGTAATAGAAGATGTAAAAGGTCTTCAAACAAGTGATTTTATTCTAAAGAAAAAAATCATGATAAATAAAATTTTGAATTCAGACATTCCTTATAAACTTATTTTAACTAGAAAAACTAAAAATGGATATAAGGTGACAGAGGAATATTCTAAGGGATTTCTATCAAAAAAATTTAGAAGAATAAAAGCCAAGTAAAATTTCTTGGTTTTTATTTTGTCCAAAAACTTGAAAAATATTTTTTTTGCATTATAATACTTTTTGAGATGTATTCCTTAAAGATAAAAGCAAAGGTTTAGGTACATCAAAAAAACAAATAAAATTAATTTCGTCGGAGGAAAAAGGTTCATGACATCAAAAATCGTGAGTATCGTGCCTAAAATTAAGGAAAAGGCACTTGAAAAATATGCACAGTTTGCTGTAGCTAAACAAGAAGTTGCAGATGAAGCTGTTGCTACAATCCACAGTGAAGATGCTTCACTTGGAGATAAAGCTTTTGCGCGTGTTGCACTAGCTGCGGTTGCTATGGCCACTCCAATGTTGGTTGCGTCACCAATCGCAGCCCTTGGTCAAGGTAAGAGCACTATTAATAACAAAATTGACTCTGGTGGTACAGCCATTTTTGAAATTCTGATGAAGTTCGGTTCAGTTGCAGCAGTAATCATGTTCATGTATCATGTAATCTGCATCATCACTACTAGTGACGAGCGTAAGATTGCTATTCACATGGTTAAGATTAAGACAGTCTTTATCTGTATCATTGCTCTCTACTCTGCACCTCTCTTCTTCCAATCTGCCGTATCACTTAGTGATAGTGGTGGTAATCCAAGTTCTAAACCTTGGAGCACTAACTAAGAAAAATAAATATATTATTCTTAGTTTCAGTTTAGAAATGACAAGCTTGAAATTTTTCAGGCTTGTTTTTTATTCTTCTATTGATTATTTGTATTTTTCTAAAAATAAGATATAATTGAGGACGAAAATAAAATAAATAAGAAAAGAAAGGAAAGAGAATATGGCAACGATATTCAACTTTCTGTTAGATATTTTAATGTCTACAGTTGGTTTCTTCTTCAAATTAATTGGAGGCTTTATTATTGGAGCTTTGACTCTTAAAGAAGCTGGTTCTGGTGAGGCTGGTCAAACATTCATGCCTAAAGGTATGTTGGGGAATTTCTTCAATTTGTTCATCCCTGCTGGAACACAAGGAGCTACGCAATCAGCGGATGTTCCATTTTTAAAAATAATTATTACAATTGGGTTACTTTTGATGTTTGTTTTATATCTAGTAAATCTAATCCGTATCATTACAGCAAGTGGTGATAGAATGATGGATAATCCATTTGTGATGACATTGAAAATGTTGGTTTTAGGTACTGTTATTCCATTTTCTTACACACTTGTAGACTTGATGGTTTCAGTTGCAGCTATTTTCTATAACATTTTCTCTTATGACTCTCTTAAAACACTAGGAGAAGTGAAAGAAACAAATTTACAAGGTGATGCTAACGCTGATGGAGCAACAAATATGATTGCCGGACTAACCGCTGCTGGTGGTGAAGTTGCCGGAAGTTTAGTTGCTAGTGTTGGTGCAACAGGTGGTATCATCTTAGGGTTCTTCCTCTTATTCCTATTGTTTTCACTTTTAACATCATGGGTTAAATACATTCTTGAATTCTTTGAAAGATATGTGTTGCTTGGAGTTATCTGTTTGTTTGCACCAATCATGTTTGCATGTTTGATTTCAAACAATACAGTTAAATATTTCTGGTCATGGTTTCAAATGTTATTCTCTCAATTAATCATCATTGTAATGAGTACATTGTTCCTTGGAGTATTCTACTCAGCTATGACACGATATGACTTGATTAGAAATCCTCTAGTATTTGTGTTCTTGTTGATGGCATGGCTTCGGGTTGGTACTCGTATTGATGCTCACATGTCTACACTCGGATTGACAACAGCTCAGGCCGGCAGTATGGCAGGAGATATTATCTCTGGTGGATATATGGCCAACAAACTTGGTGAATGGATGATGCCTCGTGGTTTAAATGGAGAACGTCAAACATTTACTAAAGCAATTGCTAATGAACTAGAAAATGGTGTCTTTGGCCGTAAAAACGGAAACTTAGCTGCTGACACAACAGGCAGACGGTCTACATTTGCAGCTAAATATCAAGGCAAACAACTTGACAAAGCCAAGAAAAAAGGTGAGAATTTCAATCACAAAGGTGTTAGTACAGAAGCGATTGGTCTTGCTAAACGAAAACAAAAATCTATTTCTAATATTGCTGACCCAATGAAAAAGCATTTAGGTATGGAAAATATGGATTTTGAAGCAACCAATGGCGGAGTTAATGGTAAAGATGGTTCTGTTTGGTTGTCAGGTAAAAATGAAGATGGTTCAGAATTCCTACTTAAAGCTAAAGAACTGCAAGATGGTGAAGTTCCAGAACAAGGTAAATATGTATTTACAGCACAAGATGGAACAACCTATCAAGGTGAAGTTCAAGGTGATGGAGCTGACCAATTCCTATCAAATAGCCGTATTCAAGATGGTTCTGAAAGTTCACAAGATATTATCAACGCCTTTGGTGGTGAAAGTAATGTGGATATTGAAACTAAATCTGGTGGTGTTGCTGAAAATATTACTGGACAAGACATCTTGGAAGGTAAGGCTGGTGACGGCTCATTCGTTGTAACAGACTCAAATGGTAATCGTCACGAAGTTGATAAAAACACTCAATTCGGTGAGATGGTTAATGGTGGATTTGTTGCAGCAGGTGATACATTCACGTCTAAAGATGGTACTGTTCCAATGATGCTGAAAGAAGATGATGATGGTTACTATCAATCATTCACGGAAGAAAAAGAGCATACTGTTACAGCTCAGGCCAATGGATTTATTGACAAGAATGGTAACTTTGTTTCCATGTCTAAAGAAGAGTTCAGCAATGCACGCGCTATGACAGCAGGCAATGCTCAAAATGTTCATTCACTTATTAAAGATGAATCAGGTCATTTCCAAAAACTTTCAGGTGGAACACTTCACACAAATGAAAAAGGTCAAGTGGGAGTTGTTGGAGCAAATGGTAAAGAAACCTTTGTTACACCTCATGAATCAGCAGTGAACCGTGATGCTTCAGGTAAGATTACATCTTACAATACAGCAAATGCTTTCGTCCAAGGTGGCGACCAAGACTTCCAAAGCCGAGTACAAAAAACTTGGAATCCAGTAGCAGAGACAACTACTTCAACAATTAGTAAAGAAGCTGGTGTTCGTATTGGTAATGGTAGTATTGCTCAACTTTCTCCATCAGGTATTAGTGACAACAATGAATTGATGCGCTTTACGAGAGATGGTGTTGAAAGTTCTAAAGGTCAATATGTTAAAACTCTTGGAGCAAAAGGTGAAACTCAACTTTCTCGTTTGGATGCTTCTGAAAAAGGTGGCCGTTTCTATACTCCAACATACAGTATTGCAAGTGGTCTCCAAACAGATGAACGTGGCCGATTTGATGTTTCAAAAATTCGTTCAGCTCAGAAAACAAGTTCAGGACTTGTTACAAGCTTTGAAAACGGACAAGTCATGGCAGCACACTCAGTAGTTGGTAATAGACCAACAGACAGAGACTCATATTACTCAAATGAAGCAATGGGTTCAATCCATAGTCGAAATGAGCGCTACATGAACTCTTATGCTGAAAACTTGTCACCTCTTGGTGGTTTGAGTAAACTTCAAACTTTCCAACGTGAGGATACTATGGATAAACGTGCAGTAACAATCGCCCGTGAAGCTGACAAACAATTCATTCTTGATGGAATGAGTAGTCATGGTATGTTTACAAACGGTAATACTCAAAACATCAAAGCTATGCACATCAACCCTGACACTGGTGTCCTTGGTGTTCGTGAACACAACCAATCAGAGTTCTTGTTCTTCCCTAAATCAAGTTATTCAAAACCTGATAATGCAAGTTCAAGTGTTTCTATTGCAGGTAGTGATTACTATGTTGTTAATTCTAAGCCTGCTCAGAACAAACAAATGCGTGATATTGCTTTTGCTCAGGAAAAACTTTATTCACAATTAAGTCTTGATGGAGATGTTAAGACAATTGAGTGGATGAAGAACAATGAAGCCTTGGTGTTCTCTAGTGATTTTGTTGGCCGTGGTGGTAAAGGTAGTGCCTATGATGAAGCTCTTAAATCTGTAGGAGATAGAGAAGCTTACAACAGAATTCATAGAGCTATTGAAAATCTTGGTCTACAAATTCCGGCAGAAGAGCGAAGACAATTCAACTACAACTTGTCTAGCGCTTATAACCTAGAGGGTGACTTTGATAGGTCTATTTCTCAATTTGACCGTTTCCGTAAGAAAGTTGCATCATCTCTTTCTGAATCTTATGACCGTGGTACACGTTATAAAGACATTCGGAAACAGCCAATCACTCGTACCTCTATTAATCGCTTTATGAAAGAAGATTAAACTAATTTAATAAAAAAGAAGACTAGATAATTTTAATCTGGTCTTCTTTTTTACTTCTTCTACTAGAATGGTCTTGAAATATTGCTTTTTGTTAAAAAAACTATATAATTAATATTGAGAAATTTTATTCTATATAAATAAAATAATGATATATGACAGACAAGGAGATAAGATGACAAGTAGAAATACAGAACAATCTATGGCAGATGAATCCCGGCAGAATATAGAACAAGCCAAACGTGGAGTCAAACAAGGTAAAGATATTGCCAAAAAGATTGATAATTATAGAAAAAACAAAGCAGGCAATGCAGCAGATAAAGCAAACTCTAGCGCTGTAAACCCTGTTAAAAAAGCAAAAGAAAATCTGGCAAAAAATGCAGGAAAGAAAGCCTCAGAAAAAGGGGTAGAAGAAGCTGGTAAGCAAGCTGGAAAGCAAGTTGCTAAAGAGGCTGCTAAACAAGTAGGGAAAGAAGTTGCAAAACAAGGTGTAAAAACAGCAGCTAGTGCAGCGGCAGGCTCTGCAACAGCCGGTGTAGCAACCGTAGCTATTGAAGCAGCTTCACTTCTTAAGGAGAGTGTTGAAAATCCTCATAAACTTTTGTCTATCTTTTTCTTCATTTTTATTTTGCCAATTGTCATCATAGGTATTATCATTCTTCCAATTATTGCAGTTCTTTTTGTACTGTTCCCGAATTTGTTAAGCAATACAAGTTCTAAACAAAATGGGCCAGTAGCTATGCAGTCCATGATTTATCAAACTCAGGATGAAAAAACAAAGAACTTGATTGAAGAAACATTGGAGGTTGATGTGACAACCTATGTTGCTTCTAAAAATGCTAAAAAGCAACAGCCTATTTATGATGAAAATGATAAATTAGATAAAGAGCAAGAAGAAGATTCTAAAAACAACAAGGAAAGAAAACCTATTGTTAATGAAAATTCAGATGACATCAAGGGTGACGGCTACATGGGTGATAGCATTTATCTTTATGAAGATGCGGCCATGACTAAGAAAGTCACAACTGTTCAGCCCGGTCAAGTTCTTACTTTATCAAAAGATGAAGACTATGATGGTGGTAAGGCCGTACCAATCAATGCCCAAACATTGGAAAACGGGAAAAACTCTAAGCCAGATGAACAAGATACGATTGAAAATGATGGTATTTCAAATCCCGGTAAAGATACAAAAGAATATACTGTTCTTTATGCAAATTCAGGAAATTTGGTTAAGAAAGACATTAAAGACCCTAATCATGAATATACCATTCAAGATGAGTATGATGTTATTACGGTCTCAATGGTAAATATTTTGAATAATGCTAAATCAAACTCAGAAGAAAAAGTTAATCAGGCTATTCAAGAGCAGATTAAAAACTATGATAAGTATGGTGAAGCAGTTCAGAAGAACCAAGGAAAAGAATCAAAAATTTATGCTAGTTTAAAATCAGATTCAGTTGTCAATAACACTATGGATAGTATAGCTAACTTTTTCTCCTTTGGTGGTTATGAACTACAAAAGAAAAAGAAAAGTGCAAATAGTGGTTCTGTTATGGGAGCAATTGATTACTCTATGTTAGATATTAACCCAGAGAAGTCAAACATTGACCCTACACTTGACGGATTTGATGTTGCTAAATCCTATGATGAATCTGAAGGTGGCGTAGATGCAGATGGAACAACAGAACAACAAGTTTCTCGTATCACAGCAGCTTATGCAACATCTAAGTCTGATACAGTTCCTGATAGAGGATATTATGCAGAACTAGATAGAACAATTGGGGAATTAGTTAAGAAAACTGGAGAAATTGAAAGCAAATCACTTGAAGCTTTTGATGATTATCGAATTGTTCCAACATATATTGAAGGTGAAATTAATGTTCCTAAAATTGAACACAAGGAATATTACTATTATGTAGACAATAAAAATGAATTAACAGGCTATGACCATTACTACCTATCACCTGATAGAGTAATTGATTATAGCAAGTTAGACTCTGTTGATTATGACACCTATAATACAGCTAGTGATAGCAATTCAGAATATGCCTACATATTAGCGAAAGATGCAACACAAGTTCCAGATGGAGCTAAAGCCAATGTTGTTTTGACTAGCACTCCTATAAAAGGCCGTAAGGATGGTAAAAAAATTAGTGCACCGGTTGTTGAAAGAACTGTTAAATATAAAGCAGATGGTAAAAAGCCAATTCCGGTTAAATATCCATTCAAGAATTACTATCTTAGAACTGAACTGGGTGATTACAGTACAGTCAAAGCAGAGCAGCAATTCTTTGCGAAATCTGAATATTATAAGCACCGTCTAGAGGGGATGGGTGTTGACCCTAATTCAGATTGGTTTGATACTGGAGATGTTGAGAAAAAAGGAAAGAAAACAGAAAAAGAAGCCAAAAAACAAGCACTTGATAAATTCTTGAAAGAAATGTCTGGTGTTGGAAAGCGTAAAGCTGAAAAAGCAGATAATCAGATTGGCCGAGCACAAGGAACTTCCTTTAATTTGGCTAATACTGAAATGGGGCAATTTAAACCTTACATTTCCAAGAAGAAACTGAAAGGCAAGACTGCGGATGCTGTTAAGAAAAACGCTGTTCAAGTTGGCAATGGATTGCTTCAAGTTGATGGTTATTATCTAATCAGTGCTCCAAAATCTTTTGGTGATGTTGGTAACACCTTGCAATTCACTGTTGGTGAAAATGTTATTAAGGCTATTATTGTCACTCACAGAAGTGATAAGGATATTGACCCTATCTCTCAAACAAGTCTGAAAGATGGTTCTTACTTTGACTTCATTGTTGATGACGATTATCTGACAGATGAAATCAAGGCAGCAGGAAGCTATTCAGATGTCTTTGAAGGCCCTGTCTCTGCAATTAACAACATTGAATACAATGGTGGTCTAGTCCAATCAAATGTGTGGCGGATGCTCATGTCCTTACCTTATTACTCAGAAGTTTTGAGTTATGTGTATGCTGACTCTAATGCAACTTATTATGATGAACAAGGTCTTGGAGAGGGCTGGATTGAGGGTGAAAAAGATGAATATGGTTATCGTCAATTCTTCTTGTTCCCTAAAACTACATCTGATAAAGAAATTAAAGGGATGCGCGTGTACTCACAAGGCACATTGCCTGATTTCTATAAGAAATTGTTGCCTAAAGGTCATGATAAAGAGAAATTAATTGTTCCTGTTCCTAACTTTGGTACACAGAGTATGTCTCCAACTGGAGCTGAAAGTGATGGAAATAAAGTTCTTGGATTTATTCCTTGGTTTGGCTATAAACAAGAATATCGTCGCTCTATGCAGACTGAGCAAATCAAAGTAACAAAGGTTAAAGACGATGGTTCGACTGAACAAACTGACCGTGTAAAAACCATTGAAGATAAGATTCTGGAATGGACTGAAAACATTCGTAAACATCTGATTACAAATGAACAATTAGCAGGCGAGGCAGGTAATGCCGGTATTAACATAGGAGCTTTGTTAGAAGCTGAAATTGGAAATGCTGGTGGTAAGAAATACAAGGAATACAAAAACCTTGATACAAACCTCGTTACAACTGATAAAAATGCTTGGTCAGCAGCTTTTGTTCAATACATGTTAAACCAAGCAAATGCTAAAGATAAAACAAAAGATACAACCTCTGTATCAGAAATGTGGAATCATCATTCTAGCGACATCAAGCCTAATGATAAATCATATGAACCTAAAGTTGGTGATATGGTATTTATTAAAGAGGGTGGTGGTGCTCCATCAAAAGTTGAATTGATTTCAAAAGTTGAGAAAAAAGAAGATGGTACTATTTCTGTTACAAGTATTGGTGGTAACGTAGATGGCAGCGGTGCTCGGAACAACAATAATGAGTGGCTTGGTGTTGTTGGGAAACGTGATTTCAATGTTGGAGACTCACAAGTTGCAGGATTTGTTTCACTCGGCCTAAGCCAAGGTGGTGGAGCTGGTGGTTCATCAGTAGATGCTAATGGTAAAGGTTCTGGTGTTACAGGTTACTGGACAGACGATAATCTTCCACAACAATATCGTGACTCTATGAGCTTGCCGGCCTTTCAACCACCTAACTGGGGTTCAAGTCCGTTTGCAGGCGGCCTAGCTGGACAATGTACAGAATTTACATGGGCTTATATGAGTCAACTCTATGGACAATCCCAGCCTACTCTTGGTAATGGTGTAGATGTCTATCAGTCTTATCAATCAGGTGGAGCAACTATTACAGATAAACCAACAGTAGGGTATGGCTTCTCAGCTACAAATGGTTATGCAGGAGCATTGACAGGTTATGGGCATACAGGGGTCTGTGTTGCCGTTTATGAAGATGGTTCATGGCTTGCAGCAAACTTCAATGGCCCTAATGAACTAGCAGCGCCTAGCCGTCGAGTATGGTATACATTGATTGATGGTGCTTCACCCGGACAAATCCATTTCTTCTCTGGTATTGGTAATGCTAACTTCTCTGGAGGCGGTGTTTCTGCTAAAGTAAACAACGGCAAAGGTGGTATTAAAGTTAAGCAAGAAACCAAAGAACAACACATTGCTAATGCTTTTGCTACAGCTATTGACCAAAAATATGACATTCTCAGTGAATTTGGTGACAAGTCTTACCGTTATGGAATTGGTCAATGGACAGATAGTGAACTTGGAAGCATCTTCAAGATTATGAAAGAAAAGAATGAAGAGCAATTCAAAAAAGCTGCTTCAGAAAGTAATAAATTTAAAGATGCTATCATTTCCGCTGGAGAAACTGGAGAGTTTTCAACAGGAAAAATTTCTCTTGGTGATGCTAGAGGTATTCTTAAAGTCCTGATTACTAATCTTGGTAAGAAAGCCCAAAAAGCACAACTTGAAAAAGAGGCTAAAGACATCCTGAAAGATGTTGAAAAGATTGAGGGAGCAAAACTAGATGTTAAAACAACAGTCTATTTAGCATCTGTTGTGTTGATTCAAAAACGTTTTTCAAATGACCTCAAGGTTGATATGGATGTAAAAGGTCTTCAAGATGCTGCTAAAGGTGGTGGAGACATCAATAAAGTTCATAAATCTTACTATCGTGAAAACAAAGAAATTTTTGAAGCATATAACAGTCCAAATCTCAAAGGCCCTATCTTTGAATTTGACCCAGTTGATAAAAACCAATCAGATTTCATGATTCGGATTATCAACCAATCTATTATTCGTGCTAAGAAATATGCTCAATCTCTGACTGAAGCAAAAGTCCAAGGTGGAGCAGCCGGTACACTAGAGGGTTCTACAGACCATGAAAAAGTTTGGAAATTTCTTAAAGCACAAGGATTCTCAGATGCGGCAGCAGCAGCATTTATGGGGAACATGATGGAAGAATCTGGTATTCAATCTGGCCGTATTCAGTCAGACCTTGACTTCAATGCAGGATGGGCTTACAATCCATCTATTAACGGATATGCCTTTGGTCTTATCCAGTGGGATGGTGGCCGTCGGGTAAATCTCCTAAATGCAGCGAAAGAAAAAGGTGTAGACTGGAAAGACCTTGCGTTCCAGCTTGAGTTCCTTATGAATGAAATGCAAACATCAGAAGCAAGTTCATTCTCTGGAATTGGTGGTCTTGATGGCTTCAAGAAAGGTACAAATGTGGCAGAATTAACGACATATTTCCGTGCCAATGTTGAGCGTGGTGGTTTTGGTACAGATGGAAAACGGATTGCATCTGCACAAGAAATCCTTAACCTTTATGGCGGTAAAAACTAATTCGACACAAAACAAGGAATCAAAAGACTTTAATTCTTTTGGTTCTTTTGTTTTATTTACTTAGAGCTAAGTTGACAAACTGTAGATAAAAATGTATGTCACTTTTCACGTTAAATTTGATTTTTTCTAAAAATCCATTATAATTTTAGTTGTAAATTGTAATTTATTTTTGTCTATTTATTATAGATTTTATTTAAGAGAAAGGAGCAGTGGCATTTAATGCAACAACAAAAAGAGGAAGGGATTATCTATCACATCCCTAAAAACTATGAAAAAGTAAATGTTGGTGTAGGATTTCCTATTCGAGTTCTTGCTGAAACCATTATTGGAGCAGTAATATTTTACTTACTTTTTAATTTCCTATTTGGAAAATCAGCTTTTCCCGGCAGGGCAATATTCTTTCAAATTTGGTTTATCCTAACATGGTTAATCCTTAACATGACTGTATATTTTGCTTTTGCCAAACCTTTTACTATTTTTATCATGTCTATTAATGGTTTCCGAGTAATAGAAAAAAGATATGCACTCAAAAGAATTTCTAGCTATCGTGATGAAGATGATGAAGACGAGGAAGAGGATGATGACTATGATGATTAATTCAATCTATTAAGGAAAAGAAAGGAGAAGACTAATTGTCAAGACGTAGACGAACAAGTGTGGGAATCCCACAAGCAAAACAAATTGATAAACCAAAAGAGCATCTAGAAATTCAGATTGAAAATGAATTGGAAGTTGTGCCTCAAAATAAAAGTCAAAAACCTAGACGAACACAATCTTCTAAATCAAGCACTAAACGAGAACGTGTCATGAAGAAACCTCATGAACGCCTTCGTAGAGTAGAACAAACCATTATTGACCAAGAAGCTATCCAAGAGTTAAAGGACATTGATAACTATGATGACATCCAAGACGAAATCAATATTCTAGATATTCAGGATGGCATCATTATTACCAAAGATGACCGTTTCTTAAAAATTCTAGAAATTGAGCCAACAAACTTCATTCTAAAACCAGAAGAAGCTAAGGCCAACATCATCACTATGTATGAAGAAATCTTTAGCCATCCATCAGTTTCAAATGTTCAAATCAAGGCGACCACGCGCGTGGCCAATTCTGAACGGTATATGGATATTCTTCGGGAACGGATTAATGCAGAAGATAATCCAGCAACAAGAAAACTTGCTAGTGAATATGCAACTTTTATTAAGAGCATGAGTGAACAAGGAGCGCTTACTCGTCGTTTCTTTGTCATTATTGAATATAGTTCATCAGGACTAAATCAAGAAGACCAGAAATTCACAGAGCGTCTTTCAAATTTATATATGTTGGCTCAGAATATTGCAGGAAAATTCCAGAAATGTGAAAATCCAGTAACAAACATGGTCAACACAGGTGATGATGAAGAAGATATTTGGGATGAGGAGCAATACCTTTTAGAAACTTTGTATGAGTGGTATAACCCTCGTACTTCCATGAATGAGCCCTTGTCCTATAGAACAAAGATTGCTCTAGTGAAACTATGTGAAGAATTAGGTATTGATAGAAAGACAACAAAACTTCACCAAATGCCTAAAATTCCAATTGATGCTTTAGTAGCGCCTAAGAACTTAAACTATGATGACCCCAATTGCGTTTTACGAGATGGAATGTATTATGGTTATCTATTTATTAAATCAGATGGCTACCCCAAAAACATTCGAGCAGGATGGGCTTATCATTTAATTTCTCAATTTGGTGAGGGTGTTGATATTGATATTTTTGCCCAGAAAGGAAACAGAAAAAGCCGGATTGAATCAATTTCAGACCGTATTCCTATGTATGGGGCTATCAAGATGAATAGTCAAAAGAAAATCTCTAAACAAAGAGAGCAAAGTGAACAAATCGTGGATGCTAATATGCTTCTAACAGAGCTGCAAGAGGGCTTCCAATACTATGAAATGTTTACCTTAATGACTATATCAGCCTTGACTAAAAAAGATTTGAAAAAGAAGATTCGCTTAATTAAGAATGAACTTCAAACAAGTCAAATTCATACAGTTCAGGCAAACTTTGATATGCCAGCTTTCTTTGAAGCTTCTCAATTCCTAAATCAAATAGACCCTGCTATCTTTGAAATGGGCAAACAAAACATTTCAAGTATTGGCCTTGCTGCTTTAAGTTATCTCTTCTATGCCTTTGAGTTAGGGGATGATAATGGAGTGCTTCTGGGTCTCAATGCTGAAAATGCTTCAATGTGTGTACTGGATTTATTTAATACCAAACGGTACAAAAATGCCAACATGGTTATTATTGGAACTTCTGGTGCAGGTAAAACATTTACGGCAATGCTCTTAATGTTACGAATGAGAATCCTTGGAGTTCACTGTTTTGTTCTTGCTCCACTAAAAGGGCATGAATTTAAACGGTCTTGTGATGCAATTGGTGGAACATTCATTCAACTTTCTCCATCATCTTCACATAAAATCAATCCTTTGGAAATCCGTGACCCCGGTATTTCAGATGATGCTATTCTAGATGCTTTTGAAAACGGCGGAGAAGTAGATGATTATGGCTTCTCAGAATCTCTTCTTGCTAGAAAGATGGAACAATTGAAGATTTTCTTCTCACTACTGATTGAAGAAAATACTGAAGAAGAAAAATCTTTCCTAGATACAGCCGTTTATCAGGCGTATCAGAAAAAAGGAATTGGTAATGACAATAGTACATTGTTTAAAGACCCAAGAAATCGGATGACCGGCATGAAAGAAATGCCTATTCTAGAAGATGTTTATAATGAACTGGGAAATCTAGAACAAAAAGGTCAAAACACCAAGCGGTTGCGAAATGTCTTAGTTCCATATGTTCATGGGGCAAACAAAATGTTTAATGGTCAAACCAATGTAGACTTAAAAAACAAGTATACTGTTTTGGATATTTCTAAACTCGCTGACAAGGCTCTGCCTGTAGGAATGTTTATCTGTCTGGATTATTGTTGGGAAATCGTTAAACAAGACCGGACACGCCGGAAAGCCATCTTTATTGATGAAACGTGGAAATTGATTAACTCAAATCCACTTGCAGCAAACTTTGTACTAGAAATCTTTAAGATTATCCGTGGTTACTATGGTTCAGCTATTGCAGCAACCCAAGACTTATCAGACTTTTATGCTTTGGAAGATGGTAAGTACGGTCGTGGTATCATCAATAACTCTAAAACCAAAATTATCCTAAACTTGGAGGCGGACGAAGTAGATGCTATCCGAGATATTGTCCGCCTGACACCTCTTGAAGCTATGAAAATTGAAAAGTTTGACCGAGGCGAAGCGTTCTTGTATTCAAATAACACAAAAATTCAAGTTCTTGTTAAAGCATCTAAGAAAGAAATTCGTCTTATCACAACAGATGGTGCACAACTGAAGCGTCAAGTTGATGAAAAACGAAGAAAGATTGAAAACCAAAACAAAGTCATTGAAGACATTGTTCCTGAGTAATATATTTATTATCTTTAAAAGGAGAATTTAAAAATATGACAAATATGTATATCATGCCAAAATGGCAACGTGAGGCCGTAGCAATCATTAGAAATAACGGCTTTATTTCCCTGAAACAAGTTGAATTCCTGCAAAATGAAGATGAAGTCTTCTCTTCTGGGAAATACACCCAAAAAGAATCAATCCTAAGAGCTTTCTGCCGAAATGCTGGGCTTGTCCAAGTAGGTAAATACTTGTTCAATGCCTATGAAGCAGAAGAGTACGGCAAGAAATTGGAAATTTCAGAATGGCGTGAGCCATCTACGGCTGTTGAAGAAGCTCTATCATTTATTCTTCAGATTGCCAAACATGTCAAAGACAAACAAGGCGCTCGGCAACTTGATTTATCAGGATTGTATCGTTATGGACTGAACTTCTTTGACTTCTGTTATGTGGTTATTCCTGACACAACTACAGCCTATGCTAAAAAAGTCAAAGCAGAAGACGGTGGATTTGAATACCAAATCGTTGAAAAAGAGGACTCAGAAATTTCTAAAATTAGCACTTCTCGTATCATGGATGTCCTTTATATCGGAGAGTACAAAGAGGGAGACTTCCATAAGTATGCTGCAAAACTTTATTACAAACAGATGCAAGAAAATGATGCTAAAAAAGTTCATGAGCATTTCCTAGAAACAAAAGAAATGCTAGATAGAACAGCTCCAGATGAAAAACATGATAACTTTATTATTGTAGACTCTGTTCTTGCTGCCGCTTATTTCTATATTGATTTCTACAACAAAACCAAGTATGAATACAAGGAAATTCCTTTGACATTCTTCCAAAAGGTTTTAGGCAAGGACTTTGAATATACTCAAATTCCTCAACAAGAAATTGTTGCGAAAATCAAGCAAATTCTAGAAATTCATGCATCAGAGGGTTAATACTTATGACGGATTATCTTGTTACAAAAGAATTTATTGAGCAAGAGATTGAGAAATTAAAAGGGTTAATGTCAAAAGACATTTCCCTTATGTCTCATTCTAAAATCAATGAAATTAATCTTGCTATCCAGTACGAGGCAGAAAAGTTAAGTAGTGCTACAAGACTGCTCCCAACATACTATGATAACAACGAAAAAATCCGTAGATTAGTAGAAGACAATATCAAAGAAGCCCTTGGAATAGAATATCACTATAACAAAGAAACAAATGTTTTTTCTGCTGTAATTCCTGCATTATTGCCTAAAAAAGAGGCCTCTAAACAGAGTGCAAAATGGATTAGAGCATCTGTTCAGTCCACTCTTAGAGATTTTATTGGGAAAAATGGTTTAAATCCTCTTGATGGAGAATTTTTTGCTATCTTTGAGCATGTTTATTCTAGTGAAGAAAGAAAAATGCGAGACCATGACAACATTGAATTAAATGTAGTGATGGATTCTATAGCTTTATTCTTGTTGCCTGATGATAGTCCGGCTTACCTAAGTCACTGCTATATCTCTAAAAGAGGTGAAAAAGACCAAACAAATGTTTATCTAGTTCCTAAAGAGGATTTTATATCTTTTTATGCTTCTAAATTAAGTTAAAACAAAAAAACAGAAAGGAGTGCCTGTAACTTTTATGACAGTCACAAAAGAAAAACGGCAAAAACCAAGTAAGCCAAAACAGAAAAAAAGCTACAGGAAGGAATTGATTAATTGTCAATTCAGAAAAGATACCTATGCTGAAAGAATATTACTTGCCTTGGCAATGTCTGGTGAGTACCCAGTTGAATCATTAAGATACTTGCAAGACCATTACAAAGATGTTCCTACAGCTCGCCAACAGATAGGAGGAGTAGTAACAGCTTTAAAAAGAGGCCGAGCAAAGAAACAGTATGACCCGGAATACAAAAAATACAAGGCAGGAGATGACACTTCTGATAGAACTCATAAAGATTTTGTTACACCTTACATTTCTGAGCGAACAATAGAAGATGGTAAGGCAAGAAAGACCAAGAAAACTCAATTTAATCGTTTGGTCTTATTGCAGCGAGGAACGACGGCCTTAAAAGAGCTTTATCCAGACTTCTATGATTTTTATATGTTTGCCTCTGATAATGAAATCCACAGAACTGAGCCACGAACCATTCTTAGAATGATGCGCCTTAGTGAAATTATGCAATGGATTTATCAGGCACATGTAAAAATTAAATTCTTGTTTTCTGAAAAGCCAGATATTAGAAGTGAAGAGATTAAGCCTTATAATCTTGCTGATAATGAATATCTGTTTTATACATCTCGTGAAATTAAGCAAGCCTTTAGCCGAGAACATCTTAAAATTGATTTTACTCGTCTACATGGAGCAATTGTTTCTAAAAGAGGTGTTATTCCAGTGTTTCACACTTATAAAGGTCTTATTCTTTGGAAAACTCAGGGTGAGCAAAAGGCACAGGTGGTCATGAAGCGGTTGTTCTATCAATGGTTTGGTATTGAATCTCTTAATCCGGCTACAGGCCAAGGAATTACAGATGCTATCTTCTTTGGAGTTGATTTTGAAGCGGCTAAAAAGATTACAAATTCTAAAAGTAATCGAAAAACCAAAAGAGGAAACTTGGCAGAACTTGATTTTGAGTTTATGTCTTTAAGTGAGACTTATCAACGGATTTTCTTTTTACCTATGCAGGAATTGAAGACATCTCACATCAGTATGGCATTGGCTATGAATGAAGATTTAAATAAGAGATTGATTCAAGTGTATGGCCAAGGTCATCCAATGTTCAAACACATGCCTGATGCAACAAAAATTCCGGGCGGTGTATATGCGGATTTGTATGCTGAAAAAGATGGCAAGAAATATGCAGGTATTTTTTCGTTAGATGGGGAACTTCAAAAAATTAAAATGGCCCATCAAATGGCCTATATGAGACCACATCTTACCTATGTATTTTTTGCAACATCATCTCAGAAAAAGTATATAGATTCCATTTTCAAAAACAACAAAAAAATCAATTATCAAGTTAAGGTTGTTGATGAAAATAAAATAATGAAAATTTTAAATTTGAAGAAAGGCAGAGTTTAATTTTATGATTGATAAATTCTTAGAAAAATGTTGGGATTTATGGGAAGATAATCGAACTCTATTCTTTGTTTATGCTGTCTTAGCCTTTCTATCTATTTTTCTATTAGGCGGAAGTATTGGCCTGATGATTAGAGGTGGAGAAGTTAATCAGTGGGGGCACGCAACTGGCGGATTTAATCCATTCAATATTCCTTATAATCTTTTTATGGGATTTACGGATTTCTTGCCAATTAGCTTCTTCTTGATTTTACTGTTTGGTGGTGTTGCTTGGTTTGTTTTAAAACAATTTGCAGGAGATATAAACGAAGATGAACGTGGATTTAAGTATTCTGTTAATGGTACTTATGGTACTGCTCGTATGTTAAGTATTGAAGAGGCGCGTGAGTTTCTAGAGTTTAATCCAGTAGAAGAGCAACACGGTGCTATCCTTGGATGGGATAGAGAAAGTGATGATACGGTTTCTTATGTTGACAAACCTCAATATGAGGGCGATAAACGTATGTATGTAATTGGTGGTCCTCACGTTTTGATTATGGGTTCATCTGGTGCTCGTAAATCACGTTCTTGGGCTATCCCTCGTATCTTACAGGCTATCCGACGAGGAGAATCTTTAATTCTAACTGACCCTAAAGGTGGTGCGCCACGTTCTATAGTGAAAAGCTATAGCCTAGCAGCCTAAGCTAGAGAACTGATAATACGGTGATTGGAATGATAGGAGTAACGACCTTGAAACAACACTCTAATACTCCGGCATGCGTGCACGATTTGAGACGTGTGGGTATGAAGCCCGGTGAAGTCGGCTGACAGTAACCTAAGTCTTTGGATATGGTTACCAATAGGCCGGGAGCTATCATATATGATGAGAATAGATTTAGTCTTGACGAACTTCCGAATTGTACGGGTCTAGATGGGACTAAGATGGAAACATCTTAGCGCACATGTTTGTGTGGCTACTGCGGATTAGTAAAACGCGCCCTTTATGAACGTCCGTAATGTGTTACAGGCACATTCAAGGTAGTAGGCTTATAGGAAGCATCTAAGTATGAGAATAGACGTATTATTGGAACGTGGGAAGTCTGTTACAAGGTGGTACTCAAATACCTATACCTTGGTGGGCGAAAAATCATAATCGCTCTTTAAATAGATGACAGTGATGCTGTAGTAGTGATGAAGCACTTGTAATGAGTGTGGAGCGAAGGGCATTAGTCACAATAATGATAAGATAACAATAACAGTCATATTATTCGATTAAGAAACAGAGAATTACCAAAACACAAGTGGGGGTAAGAGATATGACAAATGTTATAAAACAATTTCGAAAATTTGGAATGGTTGAAAAACTTGACCAAATATATGCAAACAGCAAAAATGGTGATAATGCTAAAAAATTGTATGATGACATTATATCACAGAACAATATTTTAATGGCAATAGACACTATTAAAACAAATTCAGGAGCAATGACTCCGGGGAGCGATAGTAGAACAATTGAATTCTATTTAAAAATGAAAACAGAAAAACTACTTAAGCTCATACATGAACGAATAGAAAATTATAAACCTCAGCCGGTACTGAGAATATACATTGATAAAGATAATGAAGACAAAAGACCATTAGGTATACCAACAATTGAAGACCGAATAATACAACAAGCGATTAAGCAAATACTAGAACCTTGGTGTGAAGCACGATTTCACCCACACAGTTACGGATTTAGACCTCTTCGAAGTGCACATCATGCATTAAGTAGAGCTGTCTCACTAATTAATGTGGGAAAGATGTATTATACAGTCAACATAGACCTAAAAGAATTCTTTGACAACGTACCACACAAACAATTGAACAAAGCATTATGGAACATTGGTATACACGATAAGCGAGTTCTCAGCATTATCAACAAAATGTTGAAGACAGAAGTGGTAGGCGAAGGTATTTTAACAAAAGGTGTACTTCAAGGTGGGATTCTATCACCGTTATTATCAAACATTATTCTCAATCAACTGGATTGGTGGGTGTCAACTCAATGGGAAGACTTGCCTGTTAAGAATAAACGATATGTTCATCAGAAAAAGACGAATCTTAAAAGTGGATATATCGTTAGATATGCTGATGACTTTAAAATAATGTGTCGAAGTTACAAGCATGCGATAAGATGGTATCATGCCGTTACAGAGTGGCTTGAAACATATCTAAAATTGCCAGTAAATAAGGACAAAAGCTCAGTAACAAACCTGAAAAGGAAGTCGACAGAGTTTTTGGGATTTACTATAAAAGCAAACCGCAAAGGTACATCACGATATGGTTATGTGGCAGAAACACATATTAACAATAAGAACAAGATTAGGATTAAGTCCGAACTTCGAGATGCCATAAAGCGTATAGAATACAATTCATTTGATAGCAAAACAAGTATACAATACAACTTAAAAGTTATGGGTATCAAACGATATTTTCAATATGCCACTCATGTGTATCTGGATTTGGATGAAATTGCACAATCAACATATCGAACGATAAGAGTTCGACTTAGAGACCGTCGGAAACTAGAATCCTTTAACAAGCAACCAACAAAATACAAGAAACATAACATTGGTGTTAAACCCAATACTAAAATTTCCATTGTGGCCGAGACACCACTTCATATAATCCAAGCGGTGCATCATAAAAATCCAATGAACTTCACACAGACAAAAACATTATACTCAAACAAAGGTAGGATGTTGATAAACGAATCGACAGAATTACCATTAGAATGGATACAAGAGTTAGTGAATAAATCTCAATACTCAAAAGAGGCTGTGATGTTCACTAACAATCGTATGAATCATTACATCAATAGTGATGGTAAATGTTCTGTAACAGGTCAACTGTTAAAACCTGAAAATGTTCATTGTCACCACAAGATTCCACGCAAATCAGGTGGTACTGATGAGTACAAAAACTTAACTATCGTTCATAAAACCGTGCATAAACTTATTCATGGAACTAACCAAATATTAATTCAACAATGGTTACGAGAAATGAATATAACCAACAAAGAACTAAAAAAAATAAACCAGCTAAGAAAACAAGCTGGTAATGATGAAATTGTTATCTAAAAAAAATATTGTGATGGAACGCCGTATGATGGGAAACTATCATGTACGGTGTGAAGTGGGGGAAAACTTGGAGATAATATCAAATAGTTACCTATCACTATAATTGTATGCTAAAACTAAAACATTGTTGGAAAAATACGGTTATGTTGTTAAGCAATTCAACCTTGTTAATAAAAACCTATCTGACCCTTGGGATGTATTGGGTGATGCCATTCCATCTGAAGAAGATATTATGTTCCGTGGCCGAGAGTTAATCTCTGACATGCAAGTATTTGCGAATATTATTATTTCCAATACTCGTAAGGATGGCCGAGCTGGACAGTTTGAAGATTTGGAATCAGCCTTTTTCCAAGCAGCTATTCTATATGTTGCAACAGAATATCCAGAAAATCAACGTTCATTCCCAGATGTAGTACAATTCATGTTTAAGCCATTTGGTGAAATGGAGTCTTTTGATGATAAAACCTTGGCCGGCTGTTTCAACATCTTGAAGAAAAAAGAAGAACATCTTCCAGAAGAAGATAAAAACCCAGCTATTGCTTTTTGGGGAAGTATTTACAACTCTTCTCCTAACTTGCGTGATAACGTCATCACTGGTATGAAGAACCGGCTGAGTAAAGTTCTTTCTAAAGATGTACGCAGCATTTTGACAAAAGATGAAGACGGCATTGATATTCTCCTGCCCGGCAAGAGAAAATGTGCTTACTTTGTTATCATGTCTGACCAAGATGCAACGTTCCGTTTCCTAGTTTCTCTATTCTTCTCGTTCTTCTTCTTGAAAATTATTGCTTATGCTGATACAGACTGTAATGGAGTTCTACCAGTTCCAGTCCATCTCATCATGGATGAGTTTGCCAATATCGGAGCAATACCAGACTTTGCGAAGAAGATTGCAACTATCCGTTCTCGTGGTGTAAGTGTAAGTATTATTATTCAGCAGTACAAACAGTTGGAAACAGTATATCCTACTGAGGGTCAAACTATTGCAGGTAACTGTGATATTCAGATTTTCCTTGGTGGTAATGACCCTGACACATTGAAGTATGTATCAGCCAAGGCCGGAGAGGCAACTATTGCTGTTCATACAAAATCTGGAAAAGTAAATGCAACGGGTATTAATTATCAGCCTACTTACAACGAATCTGATGCAGATGGTAAGCGGATGGTAATGACACCAGACGAAGTGGGCCGGATGGACAATGATGACTGTCTTGTAATGTTGAAAGGTAAAAATGTTTTAAGGTTACAAAAGTTTGACTATTCTAAACATCAGCTTGCTAAAGAAATGACAGATTTCCCAGTTTTGAACTATGTTCCTAATTGGCGCAAGAAAGACATTGTTAGAATGTATCTTCAAGGTAAATATACTGAAGAACAAAAAGAACTTTTGCTTCACCCTAATTTCTCAGTTGGTAATGGAATTGAGTTGTCTGATGATATTGAACCAGTTTCAGAGGGCCGGACAAATCAATTGATGGACTTGTTGCCTGAAAGAGAAAACTCAGGAGCGCCTATTCTAAATCAAAAAGGTATTGATTATCTCTTGAAACATGGTTTGTGTAATGAGAATGAAGCTAAATACCTAAAGGCCTTGATGTCTCATAAACAAGACTTGTTAGACCCGGAAGCAAACATGAATGAAAATCTTTCACAAGAAGACCAAGAACTTCTGAAAGAAACATTGACTGATGAGGATATGGAGCATGTTCAAGAAGAGGTGAAAGCCAATGTTGAGGTTGATTCAAAACCTAAACCATCTTCAAGAAGAAGACGTAAAAAATCTTCTACTTCCACTTCATCAACATCTACTTCTTCCGCTATTGCTTCTACAGTGGTTATGGAAGAAGATTCTTCAAATGATGTTTCATCAATTTCCACATCAGATAACATAGAAGATGATATTCCAGAAGAACCAGAAGAAAAAGTGAAAATTTCTACACCTTTTGTTTTTGGAGCTAGTGATGAGGATGACAACAAAGAAGATGCAGCTTATGACAAAACTTCTGAAATGTTGCAGCAAATGGAAGAATTAAGGTTGTTTGATGAAGAACAAGAAGTTGAAGACTATCTTAACAGCCCTAATGATGAGGAAGAAGAAAGTTTGGAAGAAAGTACAAGAAGCGCTTTTGATGGTTTATTCTAGATACAAAATTTTATTGTATCTAGATTGAATTATCACTAGAATTAGACAATCTACATCCTCAAATTTACAACTAACAAATGTATGCCTAAATTTGACATTTCATAAAAATATAATACAATTATTATCGTAATAATTAATTAAAATAAATTAAATTTTAAAACAAACCAAGGAGAAAAATAAAATATGCCAATTGAAAAGAAGCAGACAGTTTTCGAACTGTTGAAATCAAATTATGACCGAACAAATCGGGCGAATAATTTCCGAAAAAGAATGTTTATCAATTCAAAAGAATCAAAAGCTTTAGCAGAAACAGTAAATATTCCTAAATTTTTCACAGAAGTTATTCCTTTGAGTGAAAAAGAGGCTGAATCTGTATTTACTCATCAAGAAAATGGTGACTTGCGAGTTCGTGATGATTACATGAACTTAATTCTCGGTCATTATGAAGTTGAGCAATCTCTTAAAAAAGAAAGAATTATTGAGGGAGTTCTCAAATTCCAAAGTACAAAGAAAGGAACACCCGGCTTAGGATTTTATCATGGTGGTGTTGAAATTTTTGTACCTTATCAAAATTTCTTAACTCCAGAAATGAGCCGAGAATTGGCTGAGATTCTAAAAGATACAGAACTTAATCAAAAAGAAATTGATGAATACCGACAATTGATTGCAACTCGTCTAGGTTCTAAAGTTAAGGTCATTGTTACTCACTATCTACCTGACAATCGCTTTGCTGTAGCTTCTCGTACAAAAGCCATGAAGAGAGAACGTTATGAAGCCTTTATTGTTCCTGACCGGCAGATGCTGATTGTTGGTGGTGAAACAGTTCTAGCTCCAGCAGTGACAGAGGGCAATGTTATTCGTGCCAATGTTGTAAGTGTTATTAATTCTCATATCATTTGTGAATTTATGGGTGTTGAGTTTATGGTTTCTACCCAAGACTTGAATATGGGTTATCTATCTAACGCCCAAGACCGTTTCCAACCCGGCAATAAAGTTGATTTGCGCGTAACTGAAGTTAAAGTTAGTGAATACGCAACGGAAGAAGAACCTGATGTTGAACTTAAAGCAGTTGGATTGCAAGGGCTTGACTACTTTGAAACTCTTTCAAAACTTTATAAAGCCGGCCTTGAAAAAGCTAGTGGATATGTTACAAATATCCATGATGGAAACATCTTTGTCCGTGTAGACATGAGTGACAAATCTCCTGATGCCGACTTCAAGCGTCACCGTTTGCGTGTCAATGACTATGTGGATGTCATCTGTAAATACCCTGAGTTCCACAACCGTGCTATTCAAGTTGGGGATTTGGCAACTATTAAGATTACAGGTTTCAATGATGAAACTCGAAAAGGTTTCTTTGGTACTATCAACCGTACATGGGGCGGCGTTCAAAACAGCTAATCAAGAAAGAGAGGTCTTCTCAATTGTTTGAAGAATTGAAAAAAGTTATCCTTGGCCTATGGGCCATCATCAAGGATTTATTTCATTACATTAAGACACTGGACTTCCAAGGTCTTCGGAAAGAATGGAACAAAATCCGCAAAAACAAAACAAATGATAGGACACAGTTAATCATTCTAACTATCATCAGCCTAATCTTTGTTTTGATTATGTTAGCTATCTTATGGCGGACATAAAAATAAAAAGATTTAATTCAAAATAAAAAAAGAAAAAGCCTTAGTAAAACTAAGGTCTTTTTTATTTTCATATATATTATTTAGAACTTCATCTTATTCAGCTTAAATTCATTACTGATTTGCAGAATTAATTCTGTCGAAGCTCCGGCCAATAACATGAATGAGGTTGCTCCTAGAGAGCCTAAAACAACATGAAATTGTGTAGAAATAATTGTAGGAACAAGCAATACAAGCAAGATGTAGAGTGAAGCGACTACTGTCAACTTTTTACGAGTGTTCTTCAAGTATTGTACGGTAGCATATCCCGGATTAACATTCAGAACACAGGCTTCAGACTTCTGTAAATTCTCAGCAATTTCTTTAGGGTCAAACATGACCAAGGAATACAATTTATCCATTAAAATGATTAGGATTATCAGAATTAATGAGTATGAATAAACGTTACTTGGGGCAAACCAACCGGCAATACCCTCTAGAATTTTATTCCCTTTAAAAGCAAAGAAACCAGAAGCAAAAACAGCGGACAAGGCGGAGAGAATAGATTGTGCCAAGATAATAGGCATCATCCCACTCATGTTTACCTTGATAGGAAATACTGAGACTGAAGAAGCCTGAGTAAATCGGTTGTTTCCTCTTGCCAAGGTCTTTGAATAAATCAAAGGAATGTTAAAGTAAGAACTTTCTACAATAATAACAACCACAAAGATAATCAATACAAGAGCAAGTGAATAGAACCAAATCTTGCTTTTGAAAATATCTTGTACAGAATTAGGAATTCGAGTAAGCACATTTGTAAGAATCAGAAGAGAAATACCATTTCCATAAGCTTTTTCTGTAATGGTTTCCCCAATCCAAATAGCAATAGCTGTACCCATCATATGCCACAAAGCAGTCAAAGGAAAGGCGACATAAGGGCTGAACCCTTTCATCAAATTCAATTCACTTTGTTGGGCCATAGTAATCATCAATGATGAAAACAAGGAAATAGACACACCAAGGATAATTGTATACCTTTTGATAATTTTATTTCCATTTGGACTTCTGGAAATATCATAAAGTCCAGTAAACCAGTTCATCAAGAGCTGCATCACAATGGAGGCAGATACATAAGACGAAATACCTGTGGCCATCAAGGTCAAGTTCTGGAAGCTATCACCAGAAAAGAGAGATACCGTTCCAAATAAGTTGTTGTCAGCAATATATTTCAATGTCCTATGGCTAATAAAAGGCGTTGGTACATAGGACAAGGCCTGAAACAGAAATACCAGTCCGGCGGTTAAGGCGAGTTTTTTTAGCATGTCTCGCCGGCTGCCTATTGTCACCATATCTTTTTTGTGGGCGGTTTCTTTGTTCTTATTAAAAGATAATATTTTCTTCACATTATTTACCATTTAATCAACTCCAATCCTTTTCTAAAAGCTTCTTGCAGCACTGTGCTGGATTGATGTTGGGAAACTGTGGCAATAATACCAAAAATCAAAGTACCAACAAACAACGTAATGAATTGATTAGGTTTAATCCAATCAATTTCCTTAAAGAAGATAAAGTATTCTTGAATAGGAACGCCTTTACTTTTTGTTTTTTTACGCCGTTTGTTTTCTCCTGTTTTTTCACTTTTTTTATTATCTTTAAATTTTAAAACACTTAAAAACTTTTTCACTTTTCATTCTCCGTATTTACTTTATTTGAGTTAGAGTTCAAAACATCAAGAATTGTTTCAAAGTCTTTCTCAGGAATTTTTTCAAGAATATTCTCTTGTTGTTTAAATCTAAATCCAGCATAGCTGCTCAAAGCGTCAAACAACTTTTCTCCTGTTTTGTCTTCAACAAGAACATCAAGATTTCCTCGGATAAGGATAAAATCTTGCCAAAAATTATTTTGTCCAGAAGATTCATTTAGGCTGTTAAACGACAAGTAATAAAGGTTATTACTTCTATTGAGGACAATTAATGGACTGTTGATATTTTCCTGAAATCCTAGTTTTTCATTTAGTTTTTCATCAGGATAAAAATTATTCAAATCAATCCCTTTAACTTCATTTTTATCCTTACTGTCATTTTCAGATTTAAAAATAAAAACAACACGGCTGACATCTTCATAAAACTCAACTAACTTTGATTCTCTAAGTTCTCCATCCACGAAGATGCTTAGAGGCAGGCAGATAGACTGCCCAATGGCCATATATAAAGATTCAAGTTCCATGATAGTTTTTTTCACAAAAATAATTCCAAAAATTTTGGACTCTTTGTCTATAATATCAAACCCTACTAAACATGGAGCTTCAACCCTTGTTGGCTGTCCATGAAAATACAGCTCAAACTCTATTTTTTTAGGCATATAGTTATATTCATCCTTTCTTGATTAATCTATATCTTTCACTTATCAATTATATCATAAATTATGGTTTTCTAGAAGCTTTTTCTTTTGATATGATGATTTGTAAAGATGATTTTTTTTGATATAATGAACTATAAAGAAAAACTCTAAAGGAGCATATATATATAATGAAAAAATTATTGAAGCTTTTACCTGTTTTTGTTTTCCTATTTTTCCTTGCAGGATGTGGAACTCAAAAATATGAATTAGCTATAACTGAATCTGGTGCAATTAGCATGGAAGCAAGCATCACAAGGTCTAATGTTTCCAACACTCTTTTCTCGGATTATGGAATTTCAGAAGACCAAATCAGTGAAAAAGTAGAAGAGGAATTCAAGTATTACGAGAAAAAAGGCTTTAAGACAGAATATAAATCAGATGTCATTAAAATCTCAAAAGATTACAAAAACGCTGATGAATTTAACAAAGAAATCAAACAGATGGTTAAGGACAAAAGGATTGGACTAAACATCCAACTGCAAAAAGGCAGCAATTTCCTAGTTCAAAATAAATATACTTTAACCGGACGATTAAATTATTTCATCCCTAAACCCTTTATGGATAAAGTAGAAAAAGCCAAAAAAGAAGAGGGCGGCCTTAAAAATCTTGAAGATTATTCTAAAACAATTGGAAAAGAAAATGTTTCTTTGAATGTTTATTATCCAAAAGGCGCAACAGTGAAATATATGGAAACAGCATCTGAATCTGACAATTATGTTTCTTTCTTTTCAACCAGCAATGGCCTTGTAGAAGACCAAGAAGATAATGTAGGTATGACAATTGAATTTATGAATGTCATGATGATTGTCATTATTGTTGTTGTGATTCTTGTTATTGGCGGCGTGATTGCCTTTATTCTGATTAGGAAGCGTCAAGCCGAAGAAGAATATGACGAAGATGATGAGGATTATGATGAAGGCTATGACTATGATGATGAATATGAGGGGGATAATGAAGAATGAACTCAGCATATCAAGAATTAAGACGTGAAAATTATCAGTTTGAATCTCAGCACATCATCATGTTAATTAAGTTTTTTGTTGGAATTACTTTTTTGTTTCTGGGGATTTTGTGTTATATCTTTTCTCAAAGAGCATCCGGATTTAATACAAATAATGAAACTGGAACAATTAAAACAGAGAATTTAGCAGAATATCATTTTGCTGAAGAAAACACATTAGGGCAAACAGCTATTAATGACAACTTTGTTGCATTGAGCAAAGGTGAGCTGGCGCTTACTTATTCTAATCATGATACAACATCAGAAACTTCTCGTATTGCCCTTTTTGATGAAGGCTTAAATAAAATTGACTTTAAAGATTTTAAGGGAACGATTAGTAATCTGGTTGGTGTTGACACTGGTTGGTTATTCTTGTTGAAGCAAGGCAAATCAACAAGTCTGTATCATTACGCTGTAAATGGGAAATTGGACAATCTGACATCAAATGTTTTTGGTGGTGATAAATCTGTAAATTCATTTATCGTTAAAGGAGATGCAGTTTATTTCACAACTGATAAAGGGCTGTATAAATATAGTGCTGGCTCTATTGTAAATCTCAGCAAAGAATCAAATTTATCCATCATTGGATTGTTAAATGATGAAATACTCGTATCAGGTTCTGGCGGACGAATTTATTCGATAATTAATGCGAGATTAGAGCTTAAATACGAAAACAACGAGATTATTAAGCCGTTTATTTCAGATAATGTTTTATATCACTATACAAAGCAATCTGGAAGTTATAATCTGATTAATACAGAAACTAAAGAAACAGCTTATACGGAATCAGATGTATACCGTGCATCTGTCATAGCTGGACACACATTTGTAAATCAGCAAGTGTTTAGTTTAAATAATACTTTATATGAAGTAACTAATATTGATGAAATTAATCCTTTGTGGACGGAAGGGCAGGCTCAATCTTAAAATAAAAATCAAACAATAAAAAAGAACAGGTTAAATTAATTGATAACCTGCTCTTTTTTTATTTCTTATTCTTCATCTTCACGGATGCCAAAGATTTCCCCAGTTTTCTTATCGAAGTCCACATTGTTTTCTGTTAGATACTTCATAATAGTTGTATCTTTAACTCCAATTTTCACAGAGGCCTCGTCAACTGTGGTAATTCGTTTGTTACGAATGGCGTGCAGCAACTGGAAGATGCGCTCATCTTTTCCCATAGCCTTAGCAAAGCCCATGTTTCGAGAATCATTTTTAGAGATTGCCCGGCGACTTTCTTCTTCTAAACGTTTATATTCTCTAATTTCATCTTGTGTCATTCCTTTGAATTGCCCTTGAATAACACTAGGGTCAAAGGTTTTTTCAACTTCGCCTGTAAAAGGCTTTTTACTTACAAACTTGCTAAAATTATATCCCATAATTATATCTAAAACTCCTTTAAATTAACGTAATTTCTTTTTGTCCAAACTCTGCTTCTAGTACGGGCGCACTTTCAGGATTGGCAATCTTTTCTTTCACTAATTCTACGATTTTTTCGTACAATTCTTTATTTTTAAGCATAAGTCCTACACGGTCTGTTTGACCTGATTGTACAGTTCCCAAAACATCACCTGCCCCTCTAAGCTTCATGTCTTCTTCAGCAATAACAAATCCATCAGTAGTTGATGTAAGGATTTTCGCTTTTTCATCATCTTCTTTGGTATTAAGTACAAAGTACCCCTCATAGTCTCCCCGGCCCACGCGCCCTCTCAATTGGTGAGCTTGTGCTAGGCCGAACAACTCAGAGTTCATCAAAGCCATAACTGTTGCATTAGGTACATTCACACCAACTTCAACAATTGTGGTAGAAATCAAAACTTGAATTTTGTTTTCTTTAAAATCCTTTAAAATCTCTTCAATTTTCTTTTTAGACATTTTAGCATCAATCTGACCGATAGTTACACCAGTTCCCTTAAAGGCCTTTTCATAGGTGGCCAATACATCTTTAACCGAGCGAGCTTTCTTAGTCTCGTCTTCGTCCTTATCTTCAATCTTAGGACAAACGATATAGGCTTGCCTACCTTTTTTAGCCTCTCTCAAAATCAATTTTTGAATTTGAGCATCAGATGAAACGATTTTAGAATAAACAGGTTTTCGATTGGCTGGCTTATCCTTAATTTCAATCAGCTTCATATTATCTCCGAACATAGTTTGCAGAGTTGTTCGAGGAATAGGTGTGGCTGACAATGAAACAACATGAGGACTGTTTCCTTTTTCAGTCAATAAGGCCCTTTGCTCAGTTCCAAACCGGTGTTGCTCATCAACAATAACCAAACCTAAATTATTGAATTGAACAGATTCACTGATTAAGGCATTAGTTCCCAGTATATATTTATACCGGCCGGAAGCAATGCCATCTAAGGCCTCATTTCTTTCCTTGACTTTCATGTTGGAGCGAAGTAGACAGACCTCATCGCCAAAGAATTTTTTAAGGTCATGATAGTGCTGTTCAGCTAGTACAGTAGTCGGGGCCATTAGGCAGGCTTGATACCCAGATTCAACAGCAGCGTTCATCACACAAACGGCCACAATAGTCTTACCAGCTCCAACGTCGGCCTGAACTAAAGTATTCATTGTCTTATCTGTCAGACTGTCAGATACAATTTCATGAATAGCTTGTTGTTGGCCATTGGTGAGCTGATACGGCAGAGACTGTATCAACTGATTCATCTTATTGGTATTACTAAAATGAATGATATTGTTGTTATTGCTTACAACTTTATGCTTCTCAATATGATAGGCCGTTTCAAAAAGATTATCAAAGTGAATTCTTTTTGTTCCAAACTCTATGTCTCTAAAATCGCTAGGGAAGTGAACTCGGCGGACGGATTCTGGCCTATTCAATAAATTAAAGCGAGCTAGGTCTTCTGGCATCAAATACTCTTCTGACCTTAATCGTTCTCTAATAGAAACATTTCTCAGCTCATTCAAGTATTCATGTGTCATCTTCCTTATTTTTCTATAAATAGGTTTAATAACTGAATTGCCTTGAATGTCAATAGAAAAATCTTCTACACTGATACTTCTGCCCCATTCAGGGTCTATGTTGACTTTGCCATAGAAGAAAATCCTAGAAGAACTTTCAATATATTTTTTAAACAAAAATTTTAAATTCTTTCGACCAAAGAATAGGGCCGAGAATTTTCCTCCGTGGTCATCTAACAAATAAACAGAAATACCATTGCCAGATTTATGTTCTATGACAGAAACAGGAGTGCCTATAATACATTGTTTTTCTTTATCTTTCAGCTCATGAGCTAGAACTGGATGCCGGCGGTCTTCATACCGCTTAGGCAGATAAGAAAGAACATCATAGATGTTTTCAATCCCTGCCGCCAAGAGCTTATTGAGTTGACTTTGAGCAATTTCTTCCGGCATTTCTTTATTCATGGCCGTGTTATAACTGGTATTCTTGTAAGTAATGTTATTAACATGAGATACAAAATCAACATCAGATTGCTCTTTTGATGTTTCTGGTATTTCTTGAATAACAATACCATCACTCTTATTCATTTCTTGCTGAGTGGCAATATATTCCACCATTAATTGTGGTGTCTTTTGTCCTTGCCATTCATTGATACCAAGATAACCAATAACAGTCATATTTTCTGAACCGGGGATATTTTCAGCAACATTATTGAAATACATGCACTGCAAATTCTTTTCTCCATCTGTAATAGAGAATCGAACATGTTCGCCTGATTTTGTGTTCTGGGCATATCGGATAGAAACATTTCTAAAAGCAAATAGGGGTTTAGGGTTGGCTTCACCAAAAGGCTGCAACAATTCAAATTGATTAATGTAATTCAAGTTGATGTCACGAACACGCGCCTCTAAATCATATCTAATTTTCTCAATCAGAATATTTTCGGGAATGTGTTTGGCCAAGGCGAACAATTCTTGTTTTAAAGGATTGTAATTATCTAACGTTAAAGAAAATCCAGCGGCAGCTCCATGTCCGCCCATCTTTTCAAATCTATTTCTTGTGTGATTCAACATCTTAAAGACATTAACACACTCAATAGACCGGGCCGAGCCATGAAGATGGCCTTCTTCATTTTCCGAACAAACCAATACAGGCTTATAATACCTATCCATCAACTTAGATGCCACAATACCAACAACACCTTTGTGCCAATTAAGACCTTTAGCAACAATGATGTTTTCTTTATATTCGCCACTTTGCTCTAATTGCCTAACAGCTTCATCAAATATATGAGACTGAATTTCTTTTCGAGTCTCATTTGTAGTATTCAAATCATTTGCTCTTTGTTTAATAGCTTCCTCATCATTTGTTAGATAGCCATAAGTAAGCAATTCAACAGTTTTGAAAGAATGTTTTAATCGACCTTCAGCGTTCATACGAGGGCCGATACCAAAACCAATATTTTCTGATATAGCTTTTTGATAATCTAAGCCAGCAACATCAAACAAGGCTTTAACACCTTTATTGGGGTTGTTTCTTAGTTTATTCAGCCCGTGATAAACAATAGCTCTATTTTCTTCAATCAAGGGCATTACGTCAGCAATTGTACCAATAGCTGCTAAATCAATAAATTCATAAGCACCGTCATCACCTAACAATATGCGAGACAATTGATAAGCAAGGCCTGCTCCGCACATTTCTCTAAAATAGAATGTCTCACCCTCTTGCTTAGGGTCAATAACGACACATTCAGGGAAAAGGGCTTTGTCAGCCGGAGGTTCATGGTGGTCAACAACAAAAACATCAAGGCCATTGTCTGAGGCGTACTTCAAATCGTCTTTTGAAGTAATACCACAGTCAACAGTAATTAACATTTTTGCCCCACGGTCAATAATAGTTTGAACAGCATTTCTATTAACACCATATCCCTCAGTCATTCTATCTGGGATATACACTTTAACTCGTATACCTAGTTGTTTTAGGGTCAAAAAGAGAATGGAAGATGAAGTACAGCCATCCACATCATAATCTCCATAAATATATACTAGAGGTTTGGATGGGTCTTGGGCTACTCTTTTAATTGCATCTGCCAATTTTGTAATATTTAAGATGTTTTTAGGGTTGCTTAATTTAGGGTTAAAAAAATGGTCTAAAAGATTATCTCCCAAATCATTCTTTTCCAAGAAGTCAACAACGTCAGGGTGGAGATTGTATTTATCAATCATTCCCTGAGAAATGGTAGTCTTTTTTGTCTTTGGAACAATTTCTACTTTAGGCATACTCATCCATTCTCTTTCTTTTTCGTTTTAATCAAATAAATTCATGTCTCTATTATACCATAAAAACATATAGCTTACCAAAAAATATTTTAACCTAAAACAAAAAGAGAAACCCAACAAAATGTTGGATTTCTCAAATAATTTTCTCGAAAAGAACAATTTCGTGAAAAAATTTAAAACAACAATTATATATTATTAGTAATCAAAGAAGATTACATTATTAATTATATTATATTTTCTAAAAAAGTCAAATTCAAATTAATTATTATTCAACTTTAATAAAGGAAATTTCTAACAAACTCCAAAAACAAGCTATATCCAGCAACGCTAGAATATTCAAGGTTTTCTTGGATGGCTGTTTTTCTTCTTTCAATTTCTTTTTTAGAAAGAATGTTTCCAATATGATTTGTGTTTAATTCTTCCATTTGAAACTCGGAAATCAATTCAGCCGTTTTGTACCTGCTGCTTAATTTAACAAACTTGTCCTCATTTCGGTTCGCCCAAAGAACAAGTTCAGTTTCACTTACATGATTTTTAACATTCTTTTTAGGTTCAAATCCATCACGTTTTTTCAACCGTTTCATCCGGACATCATCAGGAACATCTAAATACATCATGTAAGCCTGCAAAACATCAGCGCAATAATTTAGTTCATTTATGAAACGAGCATCACTAACTACAAAAATCAACCGCTCTTTTTCTTTTTTGTATTTTGCATCCAACTCTTCAATCCGTTGTCCTAGTTTTTCAATCCAATATGAATCTTTTTGTTTACGACGCACATGAGTACCCCAATATTGAAGGATTTCACGATAACCTTTAGGTTTGGATTGTTTAATTAAGAAATCTTCTTTCTTTAAACCTTTAGGCATGGCAAAAACAAGGGAGACTGTTGTAGCAGCCTGTTCTTTGCTAATACCATATTCATCCATCAAAATTTTGACCCAATAATCTGTTGAGTTATCAGGGTTAGACTGAATACGCATTTTATCATAGAGAGAATAAATTTCTTCTTTCAGAGCGCCTGCAAAAGAAACAATAATTCCAGTTGGATTAGATTTCTCATTCAGTTTCATTTCATTTACAAAACCTTTCCCTTTAAAATGATAAAGCTTGTCATAACCTTTATTCATTTCATCTTTAACAGCGTCTGCCAAATATTGAGCGGATGTGTCTTTGCCAGAGCCTTGTTTACCAAAGAAAGCAAAAACAACAGGCGGTTTCCCTTTAAAGTTTAATTTTGTTTTAGATAATTTCATATCTTTCATTTTCTCCTATATGTATAAAACTTACTGCAATTTCCAAGTTGCTAAACCGAAGTAATTCTTAATCTTTTGTGGAGCAGAATCATTTTTATAAATCTTAGTAAGTTTTGCCTGAACTACAAAGCGTCCTTGCTCGGCCGTTTGATAACATGTGAGTAATGTTGTGATAGGACTTCCTGCATTGAGAGCTTCTTCATCTTCCACTAATTGAACATTTTCAGCACCAACATGTTCTGCTCTATAGATTTCATACTCGTATACATCCCCTGCATCCGTCAGATAAACTTTCATTCCAGCCTGAGCCTTAAGCAGCGGTGTAAAAAGATAGATGCCATTGCCACCATTTACATAATGACTGGCCAAAGCATAGTTCCCTTGGCCCATTTGCTGACCAAGCTTCATAGTGCCAGCGCCGGCAAGCAAATTGTATTCTGTCACACCCTCATAAATTGGGATATTAATCCCTAAATCAGGAACAGCAATGCCACCAGTTCTAGGCAATGATTGAATAACATCTTCAGATAATGAATTAACAGAATTAAGATTTACTGCATTAATGTTTGAGTAATCATAATCAACCCCCAAATCTTTCAATGCTTTGGAATCATCTTTCACATCATCAATCTTTTGCTTTAACTTATCTACGTCATCTTTCTTCAAATTCTTTTTATAAGAATCCTGAGAGTATTCAGCTTTTTTGCCTGCAAAATAATCTGTTACAAATGGTTTAAGTGAAAAGAATAGTCCAACACAGATTAAACAAATAGACAAAGCTTTAATTAAAATATTTTTCATTAGTTTTTCCTCTTATTAAATTATTTAATTCATTTCATTATATCAAAAAAGACTGACCAAGGCCAATCTTTTTCTTTTTTACATTTAATATAAATTAATCAATCAATCAAAACTACCATAGAAGTTTTGAACAAACTGAACTCCATATTTTGTTTCCACAACAGAAACAGTAGTGTAGTTGTAATTAGGGTTTTCAATAGCTTTTCTATGGCCTTTAGAATTTAACCATCTCTCAACAGCTCCTTTAGCTGCTTCTTGTGGATTACTGTAATCTCGGCCAGAACTTTGTTGAATATTCTCGCCAAGATAAGAAACACTAGGCCCGAAGAATTCATCTAATTGCTGCCTTGTTGGTGTTTCATGTTCAAAATGATAAAGCATTTGTTCAGCTCGTTCATTTGTTTTTGCTTGATAAGAAGAGTCAGATACGCCAGAAAGAGGTTTTAATCCAATTGACACTCTATGTTTATTTACTTCTTTAAAGATTTCGTTGGCTATATCCTGACGATAACGATAAGGAAGTTTTTTGTCAGAATAACGAGTTTCATAACTATCAGTTTCTTCATCATAACCATCCGTAAATCCTTGTGGATATTTAGAAGCATCTGCTAAACGCCATCCCTCTTTAACTCCAAGAATAGCTTCTTTAACAATTTCTTTGTCATTCTCAGATGAAACTTTCCATCCAACAATTCTATAAGCGCCCAGATAATCAATTCTCTTGCCTCTGAAGCCTAAAGAAGATAAATCTGTAGGTTCTTGATTATTCTTAGTCAACAAATTATATGTTTTGTTTGGATTTTCTGGTTCACGAACAATATATTTTGTTGTTTTTTGTTCAATGTTAGTTTGAATAGTTTGGTTTGTTAAAGGTTTAGCTGGAGCAGTGACAGAATTTAAAACTCTGGTTTCAACATAAACGGGATGAACATTTATATTGTTTTTAACACTTCCTAATTCATCTAATTTATCCCAACCTCTAAATTCTTTGTTTTTAAGATTAGAAAGATTGTCTGGCAAGGTAGCTGATTTTCCATGCTCAACTTCTTGTGAAGAAATAACATTATTATCAGCATCAAAGAATTTAACAGTATAGGTGTTGATTTTATAGATGGGGTAAAGAGTAATGTCCTTATCTACTTTTAAATCAGAAACATCAACAGTTTCACCCTGCTCGTTTTGATACCCAACAATAGAATACCCACTCTTCTTGAATTGCTCATTATTAGGCTGATATGTTTGAAGATAAGTTTTAGTTGTGTTTTCTAGAACAGTTTGTGTTTCAGGGTCTTTGACAGTGACGTTAAATTCTTTTAATTTATAAATCCCTTTAGGTTCATCACTGGTCAAATCCCAACTTTCAAAATTGTAACCTTGAATTTCTTCTGGTGTTTCACTTGATGATAATTCTTTAATAAAATGGCCATTTGTATCAACTGCCTGAATAACAGGTTTACTTGTTGTTTCTTCTTTCTCAGGAAGTTTTTGATAGTAACCACGGATTTGAATGTCGTTTGAGATGTTATTTCCATCATTAGACCAGCCATTAAAGGTGTACCCCTCTTTTTCTGGTACAACAGGTTCTACAGCCTTTTCTCCATGCAAGACAGATTGAGTATAGAACAATTCATTATCCAAATAATAAGATACTTGATGTTTTTTCTTTTCATATCTTGGGAAAACATTTGTATCAGAGATAATATGACTCAAATCATCAGAACTCCAACCCACAAAGTCATAACCGTCTTTTTGTGGAGCTTTAGGAATCTGAACTCCTTTGCCATCTTTCACAATACGTTGCTGCAAAATGGTTGTTTGGTCAGCGTCATAAAAAGTGACTAGATGTGTGGTTTCTTTAGTGTAAATAGCTTTGACATCTGTATCTTCCTTAAAGTCTTTTAATGAATGACTCCAACCTGAGAAAATTTTTCCATCAATACTAGGAACACTAGGCAGAGTGTTACTATCTATAGCTGTTCCGTATTTAATTCTCCGGACAAACAAGAGTTGGTTGTCTTCTCCAAAGAATTGAATAAAAACTGTCTTGTCAGCAAATTTGGGCCTAAATATAATTTGTCCATTGCCTGATTCTGATTCCCAACCAATCATAGTTTTACCCTCTGGCGGTGTAACATAATCAAAAGCTTTAAGTAGGTCTGGTTTTGCATCTTCATTCAAAGTTTCTTCATGAACAACATTATCACTGGCATCTTTAAAAATTGCCCGATAGGTTTTTTCTTGTTCTTTAGGAGCGTCTTCATAAATGGCTTTGATGGTCATATTTTGTTTGATGTTATCAAAGTTGGCACTCCAGCGAACAAAGACTTTTCCGTCTTTTTCCTTTGCAATATCAGGCTCAATGGCAGCCTTACCCTCTTCAATGGCCTGATTATTAATGATTTGACCATCGCCATCTAAGAATGTAACCCGGTAGGTATTGATTGCAACAGGAGCTTCAGCTTTTTTAGTTCCTCTCCGGACAATAGCTGGTCTTGGTGTTTGAATAAAATCAACCTTAGATTCTACAATTTCTTCTTTTCCACCAGAAGACTGCCTGATAGTTTCCTTATAAACAGTATAACCATTTTCACCTTTTTTCTCTACAATAGGTTCAGCATCAATAGACATAGTGTCATCATTGATATATTGTGTTTCAAAGTCCTTAAAATCTTTCTTGACAGTTCTTTCAATAAAATTATAAGAAACTTTAGGCTTTGTACCTTTAAGGATAACAGGTGCTACAGGTTGTTTTTGTTTAATCAACACACCGTTTTGGTCATAGTAATCAATGCCGTTTTTGCCCTTAGAAACTTCTTTAGTATTGCCTTCTTCTAAGGTGTCATCTTCTAGAACAACCGGCTCACCAAATGGCACTTCTTTTTCAACAAGTTCAGACTTCTTAACTTTTTCATCAGATAGTTTGACTGTCGTTTGTTTAGGAACTAAGACTACCCGGTTTTCCATGTCTTTATCTTTAAGAGTGGGGGCAAAAACATTTTTATCTTCACGAACTTTAACATCAACAAGATTATCTTGTTTTACCTTTTCTTGTTTGTTTTCCGCTGCAATTTCAGAAATAACTTCTGGGCCTCTATCAGCAGCTCTTGGTTCATCAGACAATTTTGTTTGGTCTGTAATTGTCTTTAATTCTCCTTGTTTTTTCTGTTCTTGCTTGTTGTTTTCATTTGTAGAAGAACTAGCTTTTTTGGAATTTTCAGCAATAGACTTTTCTTGCTTTGGTGACAGGATAGGTTTGGCGCTATTTGCTGCATCTTCTGCCAGAACATTAGTAGGTTCATCTGGTGTTTTAGGTGATTCTGGAAGTTTCTTATCTTGCTTAGGGCTTGCTGCAAATTCTGTATTCTGGGAATTTTTTCCATTGATTTTTTCTTTACTTGCATCTTCCTCTTCTATCTTAGGTTTTTCCTGTGTTGCTAAGATGGTGGCAGCGCCAAGGCCGGTGACAGTTCCAGCTCCAACTAAATATTTTTTACTTAAATTAAAACGTTTCATCTTAATTGTCTCCTTTTTCTATATATAATTAATCAACTATTTTCTATAGCTCAAAAAATATTATATCAGTCAAAAGAAAAAAGAAAAGCCTTTTCAATAAAAAGACTTTAATTTTTTATATTATGTAAAATTTGAACGCTAGTAGAAGGATTTGAACCGTCTTCCTTACAATCCCAACTATATTACATTCTAACCTAATTTCATTGTAAATATTGTGTTTTACCTGACATAAACTATACTAGCATTTCTACATTACCATTAAACTTATTTTGTTCATAATCAATCGCCTAAAATTATCTCATGTAATATACATGATGTCAACACCAAATATTAAAATTTTATAGGTTTTTAATTTTAGTTCATTAGTGATATAATGGAATATATCAATTAGATATAGAAAGGAAATAAGGTTTTGAAAAAAATCCGCTTACTATTGATTACCAAGTTACAACAGTTGCTACAAGAGAAAGAGGAAGTCTCAGAACTAACAATAAACCAAAATCAAGAAGATGTTTTTCATGATTTTGAACTAGATTCGGCTGAGTTGGCCAAAAAAGTTGATTCAGCAAATGTTGTTTTGCTTCTTTTTTCAAAAAGTAATCTCAAATTACTAGAAAAAGATTTACTATCCAAAGGATTAATTTCTTCCTTGTATCGTTTTACAAAAAGAAGTTTCATGGAAAATTCTCTTTGGTCTATCCACAATGGATTTTCTCAATAAAAAATTAGAATAGAGGTAAATTAATTGTATAAAAGTAATAAAGATAAATTAATTTATATTAATCTCATCAGTACAGTTCTTAGTGAAAGAGCAATGCCACCAGTTGAAAGGTTTGGACGAGATGTTCTAAAAACATTAAAAGGAAAACTTTATACAGGCCGGGCAGACATTGTAAGCCAGTTCCGCTTGGGATACATGTTGTTAGAAGATATTACCCCATCTACAGCAATCTGGGAATCCAAGAAATTCCAGAAAAACACTCAAATACTAGAAGACAAAACAGGCATAGACCTGCCATCTTACAAGACTATCAAGGCCTTGCAAGTTATGTTGTTTGAGGGGCTTCACAACAATGAACTCAATGTCATCCAGTATAACAAAAGATTGAATGGAATGATTCGTGATTGTGTTCAAATTTGTTCTAAACAAGGTGATGTTCAAGTAATGCTGCCATATTCAGAAGAACATGATTTCTATGGCCAGCCTTACTCGGAAATTTTTCGTCTTTTTAAAGGCTATGTTAATGTTTTTAATGAAGAGGGAGCTTCAATAGAGTTGCTTACTGTTAATATTGATGGTCTTTTGAAAGATGAAGACTAATAAAATAAAAAAACATCTCTAAACTAAATTAGAGGTGTTTTTGTTTTGATAATATTTTGTTGATAAAGAAATTCTAAAACAACATCAGTATCATAACTTTCTTGTTGTTTATTTCCGTCAAAGGCTGAATAATAATCATCAACAGAAAGGATGCCATAATCTAAAATGACAAACTTATGATTCTTGTCTAAGCCTACATTATTAGCAGAAATATCCATAGTTACGTCATCTTCAAAATCTTCCAAGAATTTCATTTGAGGATGATTATTGAATCGTTCTTCAAGATATTGGCTGTCATTTTGGTATAACTTTGTCAGAAAATCATTAGATAAAAGCGATTCAGGAATAGTTTTTCGAACAGATTTCAAAAACTCATCAAAGAAATTGCCATACCAATCCCAAGCATGAAGCAGGGATGCGAGGCAGGACAGTCTTTCGGAAATAATAATTTTATTATCTTCTGAATGACTAATAATTTTCGCAATAGGAACATTGGTTTTTCTCGCCCCTTTATAGACTTTGATTTCATTTTCGTTTTGAGTAAGGTGTTTATCAAATAAATTAATCTTGATAACACAATCAGGTGCATCCGGCGACACCAAAACAACTCTAGAAAGTCCATCTCCAATCACTTGAAAACCATACTGATGTTCTAAAACATCAACTAATTCTTTCGCATTTAAAACAACCATAAACTTATTTACTCCTTTTTCTTTTTTATAAAAATTTTAAATTTTAAAATAAATACATATCTTATTATAATTGATGATTGATTTGTCTTTAGATAAAAAGAAAAAAACATATAGCATTATTCAAAATGAAATAATATTATATGTTTTAATTTTGTTTGTCACTTTAATTTATTGTTGCTTTTGATAAAGCTCCGACAAATCAGAGATATATTTAATAGCACTTTGGTAGACCTTGTAATCGTATTCTCCATTAGGAGAATCAAATGAATCAAATACTCCGTCTTCCTTCATTTTTTCAATTTTGCTCTGAAAAGCACTCAAAGATGGAAAAGTTTTTCCAGTTCCGTCTACAAAAATTTGAGGTTCAACCCAATATTGAAGAACTTCGTTTTGGTTTCCAGAAACTTCAAATTGACATTGAATGACTGTTGGGCCTTCCAAGTTAGCGGTTAATACATTTTTCATCAACATATGCCTAAAGTCGGTATTTTTCCAACTGACATCTTGGAATATTGCTCCTTGAAAATCTGTATTATCCAAATCAAGGCGATAAAACGAAGTGTCATCAAAAATGGTCTTTTCAAATATTGCTTTATTGAATTTTGCTGAACAAAAAGCAGCACGCTTAAAATTAGCTCCTTTGAAGTTTGTTCCAAAGAAAATAGCATTGAAAAAGTCAGTGGAAAAGAAGGAAGCATTGGAAAAGTTTGTGTTAGAAAAATTTGCATAATCAAAGAAAGCATGTTTGAAATTTGCTTTGGAAAAATCTGCCAGATGAAAATCCAAATTAGAAAAATCAAGGTTAGAAAAATCAGCATAACTGAAATTGGCACAACTAAAATCAGAAACATCAAACGAAGTTTTTCTAATTGCTTCTGTTGTTGGATGTAGTTGACGACCTTTTCTCTTATACTTACCTTTAGAATCAAGCCATTCTTGATGTAACCGCAATGCGCGTTTTATTGTGCTAGGTTTAATTGTTTTAATTTTAGACAT